TGATTAAATACTTTTCTTTGCTCAGATAGACCATGATCTTGAATTTCAATAAAGTAATTTTCTTTTCCTACAATATCTTGCATCTTTTTAGCCGACGCTAGTGCGTAGTTAAAATCATCTCTCAATAAAGCTTGAGACACTTCTCCATTAAGGCACCCAGACAAAACAATAATGCCATCAGAATGTTCCGATATGAGATCATGATCGACTCTTGGCTTAACATAATACCCTTCAAGAAAAGATCTAGAGGACATTTTAATTATGTTACTATACCCGGCATTATTCTTAGCCAAAATAGTTATATGATAAGGCCCTCTTTGCTCCCACTCATTCTTAGCTGGGCCTGATCTTTCTTCTGGATCTTTATCGAATCTTGTTTTTCTAGCTTGATAAAATTCAGAACCTAGAATTGGCTTAACCCCAGTTGCTACTCCAGCATCATAAAAATCTAACCATGAATGGATGTTGCCATGATCGGTAGTTGCTAGTCCCTTCATCCCAAGGGACTGCGCTCTATCTAAATACTGCTCTATCCGACCATGACCATCCAACATGGAGTAAACCGTATGGTTATGTAAGTTTGTCCAATTTTTCACTAGATTCCTCTACTTTTATCCGAACCATCTAAGGCTCTATTTCTTATGTGACGATAAGTAATAATGACTACTCCACCACAAAACTTACAGGGCACTGACTTTCCCTCTTGAGCGAATGGACTATTGTACATATACTTCTCAGGTTGATCTGATTTACATTCAGAACAAACACCGATAACTTCGTCTTCTTCATTGTTCTCTTCCATGTTCACCTCCCTTGCTGAGAGCTACGTAGGCAAATCTGATTGGGGATGGCGCAGATTGCTCTTGAGTTTCCATAAATTTGTCTCCTACTTTTACCCATTTATTTCTTTTATCCAAAGAGCATTCGCCGCATCCTACTCCGGCTGCGTTTGCTCTTTCGCAAGTATAGGGTCTTCCACCAATTCCTAAGTTTCTTCTTTTGACCCAATCATTAATGTGGCTGTTAGTTTTCTCCACATTGTAGTCGTCACAGTTACTTAGTATACCGTGCAAAAATTCAATAGATTCCTGGTTGTATGTCAGGATTGAGCATAGGAATAATCTAGCCTCATGTTCTAGATACTTACTGTCAATCGCCTGTTGCCATAGTCTCTTAATGGCGGAGCAGCTTTCCAGCAATCTTTTTGGAGTAAAGTCTTTTTCTTTTTCTTCTACCGTCTTAAAGGCAGATGACCCGTGTCTATTGAAGTATCCAATAAAATCTTTAGATCTTTCTTTATCTATTTCTAAGTTATATGTAAACTCTCTAAACCATTCATTTGCTCTGGCATTAAATGCTTGTTCTTGTATCGTATTTTCCGACTGCTCTTTACAGTACTCCAATACTTCAGCTATTCCCTTACTTAATACCTCAACTGGAATTATATTTTTATAGAGGCCAGTGTCTTGGTGTTGACTTCCTTGTAGTCTCCACATTCTTCTTGCGTCATATACGCTAAAATCCAAAGAGGTAAGGCTAAGTTTTTCTTTTAAAGAAGTGGCAATGAATCTGAATATGTTTGGAAGATTGTTAGAAGGGCTAATACCCAGAGTAACAGCCTCACATTCAATGTGAAATCCTTTCTTGCCCGTAAAATAAACTATTATTGCGGATTTTGGAATGTACTGCAGGAGGTACTCATATAGCTTTACGCACTCTACGTAGGATATTTCCTGGTCCTTGTTGTCAATATCAAAATACAAAGAACCTAGTCTAACTGCTTCCTCTAGGTCCTGAGAATTATAAGACCAGACAGATGTATATAGTCCTATGTTTTTATTCTCTGCTCTAAAAGACTCAATACTATTGACGTCTATTAGAATTGGCTTATCGCCATTCTTAGAACGTATTACTCTAGAAAGAGAGGGCACATACTTAGCTATCTCTACATACTTCCAAGAAGACAAATATTTAGAGTCATCATCTGGTATTCTCATAATATTTTAGCTTTACCCTCTTCGCAATTAATGTCAATCGTGGCTATTTTTTCTTCTATAATACTGCCAGAATGTGACCTATAGTAAATGGACTCTTTTATTATATCATCTAGGTGCGACAGAATAAACATCCTATTAACTATTCTTATTTGTTTATTTCGAAGACTTTCTCCACTGCTCATTCATTAACTCGCTATCTTCAATAACATTGTGAATTTTACTTGCAACGTTGTCTGCTATGTGAACAATATAGTCCATATATGTTATGGGGCAAGTCTCTGGAACCGGAGACCAAGGGCCAAGGTGACATCTTACCAGGCGCAAAATAGTTTGAGCCACATCCTCTGATATAAAAAGACTGGTTGACTGGGAGTCATTTCCGTATTCTTTATCATGCGCTTGACACTTTGATATAAAATTACCCACCGTATAAGGATGCATCGGATCATAATTAAATGAAGTTGAATCCTCGGAAGCAATTCCTTTTGTTATGTCGTGCAGTATGCATGCTGCAATTATTATATCTCTTTCGTCCCCTGACAACGAATAGGAATCACACAATATAGCGGCAACTCTGACTACACGCTTAGTGTGAAGAACATTGCCTCCGACATTATGTTCATCTGGCGGATGATACTTCCCAGAAAAACTAGATGGTATATTCCAAAAAATCTCTGCTTTAAGTAAGATTGATCGAACAAAGGATGCTATCGAGTCATCGTTGATTAAATTAATTTCATTTAAAAGTTCAGATAAAACTTCATTCTCATTAGAAATGATATCGCTTTTATCATCTTTTAATATTTCATCTAATATATTTTTTGCCATTATTTCCATCCATTCCATTTTGAGCAAGGCGCATCGAATGGACACTTCTTGCAGTATTGTGTTAAGCCTCTTCGTGGAACAAAGACCTCTTTAGATTCTATTGAGTCACACCAATATTCTATCGAATCTATGTCCTGTTGATTTATTTCATATTCATTAAACGATAAATTATTAGACAATAAATCTATATATCCAAACTTGGTATTTTTTATTTTAGCTGGATGTAGATTTTTAAATGCAAGATACATGGCTGCAAAGTCCATTTGATATATGTGTCGATAATTATTTTTGTAATTAAACATTAATTTAACTACATAGTTTTCATTATCTTTTCTATATATAACATCAAATTTGTCTTCTATTCTAACGTTATTGTTTATTGTAATTATATAGTCATCATAGATAGACAAAGGTATGAGATCAGTTTGACTATATGTTTCATGGAATCTCAATAGCAATCCCGCTGCCTGCGTTGTAAGGCTCGCTGCATTGCCGTAGGCACTCTCGTGCTTTTCTGTAGCGATATCATAGTGACTAGTATCTTTTGGAAACCAAATTTTTTCCCATCTATTTAATAAGGAGGCGTATGACGGGGTAATCCCACCTTGTTTCTTGAACCAAAAAAAATGTATAATGCTTTTAATTGTTGCTTCAAATCTAGAAGTATATATATCTCTAGAGTAAATAGTTTCTGGAAGCTTTTCTACATATCTATAATCGTATAGTCTTTCGCATGTCTGAAAATCTTTAATTGAATTTACATTAAGGTTGATCATCAATCAAATCCTTCTCCACTTAATAGGTTTTGTAAGTCTGTTTCATCAGAATATGAATTCTTAGAAACATGTTCATATTCTTCATATATTTTCTTTTCATCATTATATCTAACTAGAGGTGGATCATACATGAATGCAGATCCAGTAATTCTATTCTTAGGTATTTGTAGTTGCATTACGTGCTCATCCTCAGTTTCGTCATTTGATGCCAGACGTTTTTCTGTAATGAAAATAGTTACTGCACACTTTTGCTGAATAGCGAGAGATCCACCAGTATCTGACTGTTGAACAACTTCTCTTTTTTCTTTCATTCTATTTGAGTTCTCTTGTGCCGTAATGATTAGCGCACAGTTCATGTCTCTAGCTAGCTTCTCTAGGCGAACCATCATCTCTTCGAATTCACCCCAACGTGGCTTGCCTTTGCCTGCGCCTCTCGTAAACATTGACTGAATTGTATCGATAATTAAAACATCAGGAATTTTATCTCCATGACCTATTAAGTCTCTTAACCAAAGTTCAAGATCTTCAAAATAAGGTGTGTCCGGATCATGGCGAACCATTAAGCGATCTCCCCATTCTTCAAGCTTAGCCTTGAACTGATTCAAGTATCCCTGCTTTTCAGTTTCTGTCCATTTGTCTGATTCTGAATAAACATTCTTGCCAATAATTTGGGTCATTAATATTCTTTCCCAGTGACCAGTGGCTTCCTCAAAGTTAACAAAGAGAACCCTATGTCCAGTATCTAGCCAATGATTCGCTAGGCACTTTGCGAACGTACTTTTTCCCTTGCCTGAGGCAGCTATGATGGCGTGTACGGCGCCCTTGAAGAACCCACCATCATCTGTATACCCCATAGCCCTATTTAGGGATTTAAACTGAGTAGACATGAAGTTAGGGATATCCAGAAGACCATCTACTCTGCCAAGAATGTCATTAGCAGTTGTGAGCTTATCCAGCGGATTGTATTTTATTGAATTTTCTAATTCTTTAATTTGAGATGTTACTTCATTTATTCTTTGTACATCTTCTATTGACTTCAAGCCTTTTTTATTTAGAAGCAGCTGCAGCTCGTGTAGGTAATTAATTTGCTTGCGCTTATTAGCCTTATGCTTGAGCAGCTCTAAGACGGACTCTCTACTAGGTGTGTCGACACTTAGAATGTAGTCCAGCATGATTGATATGCCAGCACCGCCGCCTAGGGCAGAATAAATATCTGTTTCACTTTCTAGCCAAGATTTAAAAGCTATTGGATCAACTATCTCCAGATTAGTGGCCCTATGGAAAGATAATAAAGCTTCATAAAATTCATGAGTTCCCTTTTCGCCATGTATCAATCCGACTATATCGGTTGGTAAATTGTCATTAAAAAAGGCTATTGCCCCATGCTCTTTTAGGCATAGGGCAAAAGCCTGATACTCTAATGGTGAATTTTCTGACTCAGAGATTTCTTCTATTGTCATCAATTTTAGAACCTTTTATTTTTCTGTATAGACTTTTTCTATACTCAGAGTTTTTCTTTTTTGCTTCGTTGTAGAATGGATTGTCTGTAAGTGATTTTTTTTGCTTCTTATCAGAGATATAATCACTAGACCTAATTGCCTCTAGCATTCTATTATACACGCTATCTTCAGTTAGGGAGTCGTTATAGCGGAAAACTATTAGAGCAATACCGTTATCTTTACAGTATTGGACTTTCTTTTCATCTCTTTTTTGGGCTTCTTCAAACTCATATTTAGATTCAAAAAATCTACTAGTGTAAAAAAAATGCTGACGCCCATGATATTCTGCCGCCAGCTTATATGAGGGACAGTAAACATCAAATCTTAGTCTATCATCAATGTGATATTCATTTACTATTTCTTCACCTGGAAGAATTTTTTGCATGATCTGAGTTAGGGCTGTTTGACCTCTAGACATTTTTTTTCTAGACTCTTTCAACCAAGACAAACCTAATTGATTTATCTTTTTGTTAACTTCGTTAACTGAAACATCTAGCTGTCTAGCTATTGCACTAATTGATGAATTTGTCTCTAGTAAAAGATCAATCAAAAACTGTACATCGTCTTCTTCTAGCTTATTCTTTTTATCTTTCATGCTACTGGCTGAGGATATGTAACCTTACTCAAACTAAGTGTTTTACCAAAATCTATGGTTGACATATTTAAGTTGTCCCATATTTTTGACATTAAGGCTAGACCTAATACTCCACAGTCCATAATGCAATAGTCAACTCCACCTTCAAACTCTGCAAGTTGTGCATATATGTTATCAATTTTTTCATAATAATTAGTATAAGCTACGTTGATAATGTGGGTATTGTTTCCAAAGTGTTTTTGAATTATCTTTTTATCATGAAAAGTAATAACAACACTAGGTGTATTCTTAATGTAATAATTGACTGTTGAATTATATATCTCTTTATTATTCATGTAATAATATTCAAAGATATTAGAATAGTAATACTCTCCATTTTTGTGAAGGCCTATCTTGTAATGCTTGCCGTCTTCAATGTCAGATACTAGCGAATGCGAAATTGCTTTCATTACATTTGGATCTGTATTCTTCAATGATGAAACTACGTTTTTTGCAAAATGACTTGGAAAAGAATTGTCCGAGTTTTTGCTTAAGGCAATTATTGCTGATTTTGGAACATTGATGTATGAAAATTTTTTCTTCTTTTCCATAGCAGATGTTAAGTTGATGATGGACTGTGTTTGATTTAAAAATGTCATATTTTCCTATTAAATTCCAAACGTTCCCCAGTCAATTAAGACTGGGTTAGTGTCCAATATTGAGTTGATATGGCTAAGGTTATGAAACTCTCCACCATCTATTTCTGTATATCTTTCATGCTTTATCTGCTTATCTTGATCTAAGATGTAACCTAGATGTTGCATTACTAGCTTAGAGTCTTTCCAAAAATTACCTTGTCTCATCCAGTCAGCTACATAGGTAGGTTCCGAACCGCAAGCCAGTTTTCTATTTGCAAATCCGCCACCCTCTACAAATCTAAAAATTCTAGAACTATTATTTGGCGCCCAAAGCTTGTCTACTCGATACTGGTTTTCATTCCACATATGATAAAATCTTACATTAACTACATCCTGCGGAGATTGACCTAGTACTGTTCTGATGTCAATATTTTCCAAGTGAAAAAGTTTTTCATCACAATCAATTGCAATAATCCAATCACCTTTTTTGGCGAACTTTTCCATATTGCCCCAGGCATATGCTCGAAGCTTACCTTCGTGAACTTTAAATAGTGGCTCTGGCGACTGAAAAACTTCTGCGTACTTTGCAGCTATTTCAGGAGTATTATCAGTAGAGCAGTCGTCTGTGAAAATAATTTTGTCAACTTGACTGCTAAGTTTTTGAAGAACATCTTCTAAGAATCTAGAAGATTCATTGCGGCCTATCATTTGTGCATAAATCATTATTGTCCTAAGGGTAAAAAAGATTGAGGGGAGAGACCCCCCCCTCAATCTAAATTGAATATGATACGAAGGTTATTTCAGTTAACTAGTTGTTCGCGAGCTTCAATAGCAGAAATTCGCTCGATCTCTACATCGCTGCAGATGAGTTCTCCGGAAATACCAGAAGTACGACGACCGTTGCTCATTGCAATTTTTTGAGCTTCAGCCTTATTGTTTGCCTTGACTACTGATGTTGTTGTTACTGTGAAATACTTGAACTTATTGTCTGACATTTTAGTCCTTTCTAGACTAATTTGATGGATAATTGACTGCGATATATTCTATCGCATCTTGCATTGATGGTGCAAGCTTTGTTGCCATGTATTTTAGATAGACTCTATTTTTATTGGAGTCACAGCAAAAAACAACTGCTGGCTGATTATTAAACTTAGCCCAAGCTAACTCAAAATCAGTACCTATATACGCGCGATCTTGTAACATATATTCTACCAGAATGATATCTGCTCTGCGTTGCATGAAAAGATTTTTTTCAACAATTTCTTCCGGTGTTTCGTAATCTTTATCAGCGATATTCATTGGATCCAATACGTCATAGCCTGCAAGGTGCAAAGCTTTTGTTGCAGACTTGCGCCAAAAACGACCATAGTCTTCAACTCCTTCTATTGCTCCGGAAAGAAATACTTTAAGAGGCATATGCTACTCCTGGCCAATAGTATTCTAAATCAATTGGTTCATCGAAATATTGTGAATAGTATGAAAAATCTTTACGAAGAAGATTTGACCTATGTGATCTATGAAACTCTTCATTTCCAAACCATGCTGGCATGACTACTGAGTTTGGTTCTATTTCCTCAAGGGACATATTATTCTTATATCCTCTACGGGACCATTCGCGGATAGTCATATTCTGATACAACTTTAAAGCGGATTCATAACCGGTCCACATTAATGTAACCGGATGATTTCGCCAGCCTTTTGTAGGCGTTCTTTCTAGCAGTATGTTAAGAACCTGATATGTTTCAACGCGTTGCTTTCCAAGACGACGGTAATCTAATGTTTCTACAGACTTTTTAAAATCTGCATATGGTAGAAATGTCTGCACTTTAGTCCTTTTTAAATTCAGTGAATGTTTTGTCGCCTACGCCAAAGTACTCTCTAGCTAGACCAGATGCTATTATAGCATCATTTAGGCACTCTCCGGCTGCATTCCATACTCGAGCTAAAACTCTTCCGTACTTTTCATTCTTGTCAAGAATAGTTTCTATCTTGACCTTATGGCTAGCCGCTGTTAGCCACTGGTCAGTAAACTCTTTTGCTGCTAGACCCATTTTCTTTTCTTCTAGATTCGTAGTGCGACTCTCTGGAGTATTTACTCCATAAAGACGAACTCTACCCTTTCTTAGAGTATCAAATCCTAAGTCAATAACAATATCGAACGTATCGCCATCAACAACTTTTTTTACCTCTGCGTTATATATCCATGGATTTAATTTATCTGACATTTTAATCTCTTTCTATTCCGATATAATCGCATGCTTTGCGAAATATTGCTTGACTTGTTTTAAAGTGGGAATCTGCTTCGCCCCCAACAGTAGAAGACTTGTGCCAGCTATGGCCAATAGAAACACTCCCATCATATACTACGTTATAACCTAAGTGTCTTGCAAAATATGAACACCAAGTCTCTTCATAATAGTGAGGAGTAGGGAGAAATGCTCCTTCTGCATCAGGGTGCATTTTTTTATAGCCTGAGTGATTAGTTAGTGCGTTCCAAACTTCCCTACGAATGAAGTATGCTGAACCTGACACGGTAACGCATTCAACTCTATCCTTATATAAAAGATCTGCCGGGTCGTGCTCGCGCCATCCCCGATGTCGTGGCTGTGTATTTGTTCCAACAATTCCTGCGTGAGTTATATATCCGTTTTCGTCTCTTTGCTTTGGGCCTAAGATGTGGATATCTGGATTGTTGTTAAATATATTTTGAATATTAACTAGACTCTCGCTTGATAGCCATACGTCTGCGTTTAACAGACAGATTATATCTGCTTCCCCGTCTTTAGCTAATTGATTACACGCAGCTGAATATCCTATATTTTCGTTATTGTATACCTTATTAATTTTATATCTTTGAGAATTATACTTAAGCCACTCTGCGCTGTCGTCTTTTGAATCATTATCTGCTATATACAGATTCCATACTTTTTCATTTGCGTGCAAATCGTTATGCAAGCAGTCTAGGAACCTATTGAGTAAGGGCCTAGTGTTATAATTTACTACACATAAATCTATCAATTTAGTTCTCCACTAAAAGTAATTGCCTCAAAGGCCATTTCTGGACTCATTCCAAAATCAATTAAATTAAAAAATTCTTGTTCAATACTTTCTAATTTATCTTCATTAAAAAATTCTTTAAATCTATTTAAATATTGATGTAGTGTTGGGTTTTTTCTATGTTCTTCTGACATTTTTTTTGATCTATTCTGTCCTAAAGTGTATCCAATTGCAAGTAAGTTGACTATGAAGAATAGCCTATTACCATTCTTCATAGTCATCATCCATCGAATCAAAATAATTTTCTATAGCCTGCATTCTCACAGTGTCGGCTACTCTTCTAAAAGAATCTGCGTGCTCGTCTTGATTTTCATTAGCAAGATAATCGTATGTTTCGGCTATATGCATGGCTGTTTCATAGTCTATGACTATGGCGGTTTCCCCGATTGATAGTTTAACGCTTAACTTCTTTTTATTATTCTGTTTCTTTGACATTGCTTTCTTCCTTATTATTTACTCTATGTATTGCAAGATTATCAGTATCTGGCTCAAATGTTACAAAAAAAATATTCTTCTCATCTAAAGAATACCCTTCTGGCGGAGGACTATCTAGTGCTATTTTCTTAGAAGAGCAACCATAGACTTGACTGTGATTTTTGTATACTACCAAATAGTTTAACTTAGCTGCTGGCATGATTCGCCTCCAAAACCTTTACGGAACACTCAGACAAAAACTTCTTCACTTTAGGCCATTCCTTATAGGATTGATCTAATAAACAATAAACTGTATCTACTGTTGAGTTAGCAATTAGTTTAGCACATGAGAAGCAGGGTGGTCCATTGATATACATTTTTTTTGCTCGTGAAGAATAGTCAGAATGGAGCAACGCATTTGCCTCTGCGTGAATTGCTATGCAATTATCATAAATGGAACCGTTCTCAGATCCTTGCGTTAATCTTGGGCATCCACCCTCATCACAATGTTTCACCCCACTGGGGCCACCATTGTAACCAACTCCAACTATATGACCATATTCGTCTACTAAAATGGCAGCGTATTTTCTTTTTGCGCAAGTTGAAAATATCTTAGATATGGAACTACACAGTTCCATGTATTGTTCATCTTTTCTATTCATAAGATTATTACTTTACTACCAACGCAGCGGCTACGCCTGAGACTAGACAAAGAAGGATTGCAACTGTCTTTTCTTTTCCTTTTGGAAGAGACTGATTAAGTATCTGGAGTGATATGCACCAGTTAATTATTAATGTAAATATTAAAAGTTTTAATATATCAATCATATTATTGCTTGGTTAGTAGCTCAATGCACACTGGAAATTTATCCACTATTAGAGAATAAACTGCTCTAGCGTACTCCTGTATTTCTTTTTGCGAGTCTTCAGCTAATCTTTGATTCAAAAATAACGCCACAGATTGAAGACTTGCTGACCAGCGATAAACAACATGCATGCCGTAGGCTGGTAGAAACAATCTAGCTTGCTCTGGTGCTACTCCATTTTCCATAGCCATAGAATAAAGGGCTTCACCTTGATCAACATAATCCTGCAACTGTTGAGTCAGGAGTGAGCCAGTCCATGGATCTATTGGGCCACCAGACCCTTGCTTCTTGTCATCTGGAGCTAAACGCCATTGCTCACTAGTGGGAATGTAAAACTCCGGATCCATAGTGATATATCTTCTGCTGGATTCATTCCATGAGTCCATTGTATGGTCAGAGCCCACTACGTATTTCCAGTGCTGACGTGCAACCATAAGGGGGGCCTTCATTTCAAACGTCATAAACGCATGACGAAATGGGGACATATGATTTTCTCTTACTAAGAAATCCAACAGTCTTCCATCGTTGACTGTCATCTCCTTAGATTCTTTAGCAAATGATGCTCTGGCAGCATTGACTACGGATAGGTCAGAACCCATAACGTCAACCAGTCTAACATATCCATTATTTAATACCGTAATTAATTTATCTTCATTCTGTTCCATCTTCAAAATCCTCATCTTCATCATCAACGATTACAAAAGAGATAAAGTTATCCGTCATGCAATCATTAAAATCTTCCGATATTTTATATAATGAACCAAGTATATCAGATATTTCGCTATCTGGCTCACCAAGCATATTCTCCCCATCTAGGGAGGCTATGATTACTTCTGTAATATTAGAAATATTATCAGATAGTGCCTGTTGAATCAATAGCAGTTCTTTTACGCCAAGTTTTACCTCTGACGTAAAAGAATCTGATATCTCTTTTAACTCATTAGAATTAACTATTTCAGAAAATTTCTTTTCAAAGTCTTCATTCTCAAATTCATTTTTTTCAGACATAATATCACTTGATTGGGCAAGCTCCGCCTTCACACTCAAGACTATCCAGTAAATCCATGTTGCTAGAGTCGGTAAAATTAATTCCATCTTTAATCTTCGACTTTAACTTATTGTATACTTCTTCAGTAATTTCCTCATACGGGGCAAGAGTAAATCCATGCTCACTGTGTAGCAGGAACGATACTGATTTTACTTTGTTTTTATAATTCTTCTTCATCCACTCTTGAATCTCTGGAAGTTCTTCCTTCTTGTAGTAAACGGTAACGCTTACGTTATTATCTGCCCATGTTGACTGAGCTTTGACTACCCATTCAAGTTGATTGATTGCAGTTATCTGACCTGCAAGAGTAGCGTGTTCAGGAGTCTTGCATGGGAAGTCAACAACGCAGATCGTGTGATTTTCTTTACCGTCTAACCCTACGTCATACTGAACCTTGTGTCCTTTATCTCTGCAGTAATTTACGAGTGGATCGTTGCTACCCATGCGTACTCGACGGATATAATATTTTGCGTAAGCTGGATGAATGCCTGGCGTAACTCCCGCCAACAGACTTAGGGTTCCACTGGGCTTTACGGTTGTTAGTTTAATTGACTTATTTATTCCCAGAGTAGCAGACCACTGCTCATCGATCTGCTTAAGATTTTTGTACGCTTCATCAATCCAAGATAATTGCTCTTCCGTAGATTGCAGCCATCCCGTAATACCCTGGCCCAATCTTCGGTTTCTTTCAATGACATCTTGACTCTTCTTGTACGGATAGGCCAATGTTGTTATTGCCTTCTGAGTTTTATAGAGGAGCATGCTGACATCAAAAAGCTCTTCTTTTGAAGTGATATTAGGAAGAAAAATCTCAGCTAGATTACAAGGCTCTCCATCTTCTAGACCAATTTCTCCACATGGATTGGTGCCAATTACTCGGCTGTCGTTAGCCTTTTCGCCTAGTCTACCATTTTTACGAATAAGGTTTCTGTTAATCAAACCATAAGGTTCACCGGATCCATCATAGCCCTTCCAGAATTCATCAATGATCTCTTCGTATGCATCAGCGTAGATTGAATTATTTGAATTGCCACGCCAAGCAGGGATGTCACCCTTGCCCCAATTCTTCGCTTTTAAGAAAAGGAAATCATCAGGGTCTCCAATAGCTATTTGGGCAGATCGTCGAGCAGAGCCCGCTACAACTATCTTTCCGATGATATTAGCTATGTCCAAGGCATCGATTGAGCGAATCTTTTTTCCAATACGAGAATTCAAAATATCGCAAATATTCTTAATGCCTTCGATAAGAACTTCAGGGCCAGACGCTGTTCCACCAAACGTCTTCAGGGGTGCACCATACCCTCTTACTAGAATGGTACTATAAGTAAAGGATTCTCCAGTTTCAAAATAGCTTCTTAAAACCTTACCAAGTAACGCTGACCAACCCTTTCTTGAGTCGCCAACAATAAAGTCTGCGTCATTAGTTTTTTCATGTCGAATAGATTGAACGTTTTGCACCTTGGGGAAATCATGAACACTTGCTCGCTCTACGGTAAAGCCAACGCCACCGCCAACCATTAGGTGATCCATCAGGAATTGAAAGTCTTCTACTTTAGATATTGTTGTCATCCAACAGTTGACTAGGGAGACGCCACTCATCTTTTCTACTAAAGGTGTCCCCAATTGCCACAAGCAACGTCCGGCAAAAATGCCCTTAAGATTAAAAATATAATCAAACAGTCTTTCTGCTTCTTCTACCGTATAGCCTGCACCTATCTTCTGAGCGCCATCTATACAACGTGCTATTGTTTCATGCCAATATTCTTTTCTACCTAAGGACTCTATTTCTCTAGAATAGGTTCTTCGATATACTATCTCGCCTAGACCATTAAATCCCCAAGGAGCTACCTTGTCTGCGTATGAGTTTATAAAGTCTTTAGAAAGAATACTGTTTTCCATTTTTATCTCCTGTGTTAATTGCTATTGTTTTTATGTATTTATTATTAGTTTTAGCTAGTTCAGCTAATTTTATTTTCTTAATTTGTTCTACTGAATAAACGTTATGTATTTGCTTCTCAAAGAAGTAGCCACTTCTCCAATTGAAAACCTTATCTACATTAGATTTATGGTTCATGAATATATTACATATAACAGCCCCACCGTATGCTTTGACTAGGTTGGTTAGTTTATCTTTCAATATCGACGCATCGACCTTAGACATGTCTTCAAACTCTTCGGCTTTTTGATATAGCCAATTGTAAGCTTGTCTTGTAATCGGAGATATATCTATCGGATCTATTATACCTAATACTATGATCTGATTTCTCATTGCATTAATTTTTACATCTTCTTTTAGGATATCTATGTAAAGAGTAAACCAATCATTTTTACTGAATTGAGCCCAGCCTGTACACCAAAATAATAGATTTGTAGCAGGATCGGGGATAGTCGTTTTTTCCATCAGAGGAAGTATAGTAGCACAACTGATAGCCTTCTTTACATGTTCTTTTGCAGCTTCTTGATTCTGCATTTTGTTAACGGAGTTTTTCCATAGAGTAGCAATTGAGTCCTGCCACGATATGTCAGCGACGTAGAGCTTAAGGTACTTTTCAGCAACGCTTATAGGGAGCGAGTTATTATCAATGGCCTGTTGTACTTCTTGTATAGACATCATCAATCCTTAATAGTTCCAGATAAAATTATGTAAACATATATACTTGCCGAAGAAAACAGACAACCCCGCCTCATGTGGACGGGGTTGTTGTAACATTGGCTTTCTCATTCCTGCATTATAGCATGAGAGTGCCAGATTATGTTCTATTGACTTAATTTTTTATTGTTGCTGCACTCTCGGGATTACCCATTTTTGTTGCAACCAAACCTTTAACAACACTTATTGCTGCTGCAACTGCAGCTGTAGCTGCTGACTTAATTTCATCAACACCACCTACTGTGTAAACAGCAATGAAAGCTTGCGCCGCTGTCCATATAGCTCTTTCTAAAATGTCTTTTTGTAATTTATTCATAATGCCTTCCTTAGGAAAAATTCTTTCTAATTAGCTTCTCTATAAGAAGATGAAAAGTTAAACCTAGCCACACTCCTGTGAATATACTTCCTGTTATTCTATTTTCTGTATGCCTCCAAAAAGCTCGAGTTAGTGTCTCGATTTTTTTGGACTTTATAGCATATATGTCATACGCTATAATCCCGAGGGCTAAACCGCCCCAAGCTATGGTCCCACTTTTTTTGTCATCTCTTTCCAAGATGAGCGGGGTGCCAAACATCTTAGAGAGCTTTAGCGGAAGGAACTCCATTAAATTCTTGGACCTTTTCACGACCATAATCTCCAGTAGTATTTGCCTGACCATAACCGCTAGTGAATATTACAGTGCTAGTGACGCCATTGAATTGAGTCGGTTGGAAGAATCCAAACGAAGAAGCTGCGCCAGCAGCATCTGTGCGCTGAGCATGGCCGGTGTTGGCAAAAATATCAGCAGAAGGTACACCGTCAAATATGTTGTTATCATATAGGGCGTAATCGTTGACCCTATTGTATGCATGTCCAAACGTTGAGGGGAATGCGGATGCGCCAGCTAAGCCCTTGTATTCATTAGGCTTAAATCTAGCTCCATCATACGTAGCAGTACCATCAGGGAACGTTCCAGAAAGAGGATGAACGTATAATGTAGATCCGTTAAATATCTGGGACATAAATCTATTGCCCGGGAATTGACCGGTGCCAGGAGCAAAATGATTGTCTGGCGCACCATCTAGAACGTGACTGGTGCTATACAATGGATAGAAAGAATATGTACCAGTACCCTTGACTTTGCCGGTCATTGAGACATATGGGTTGACCATTCCAGCTGTTGTTCTGCCCTTTAATACTGGTCTGGGCCCTTGGTAAAACGTTGCCATTTATTTTCTCCTTATAAAAAGATACGTGTCTTTATAGTACACCTAAAATGTTTTTTTTAAACCTTAGTTGTATTGAATAATTAAATCAGACAAAACTGGTGCTGTTGTGTCATTTGCCACATTTAAAGTAACTTCAATCCATACATGGTTATTTGCTCCTGGATTGTCCAAACTATAGGTCCCCCCATCATCATATATGATCCTATAGTCAAAAACGTTACTAATTTGACTTAATGGAACATTATATATTTTTGGAGTAACGCTAGTTATTTCATTTATAACATCACCAGATATTGGGGTATATTTTATTATAGTTCTTCCAGTGGGTAGGAATTTATCATACCTTATGTCTAGGTCTGAAAGGCCATAGGTGTATATGTAATTTCCAAGCTCTGTAAAGTAATTTTTTTGATTAAATTTTACTCTTATAGCGGTAACTTCTGTTTCCGGGAATTGATAGCATAGGGGTCCGGAGTTCTTTACTGAATCTGCGCCTGAGGTATTCCATCCTCCAGGAGCAACTTTCCCGATTGCCGAAAGATCACCATCATAATAGCCATTCGAATTAAGGGGTATCCATATATCACTATTTGATAATGTTGGATTTGGCCTAGTTGTGTATTCTATTGAGAATATTTCGACACCAAATGATGGAAATGGATTTAGCTTTATTGTGTTCGTTTTAGACGATCCTGCAATTTCCGGAGATACTTTTACGTACATCATCATTTGAGCACCGGTGATAGGATTGCTATTGGAAACTATTGTTCTTTTCCACACCTTATCTTGAGAGTCTAGAATGCAGTTATATATGGGCGTTGAGTCTATGGTGGCTCCATTTGTATCTACTCCAGTAAATGTAAGATCTAGCATCGCCTTGAAATAGTCAGGAACGATTTGCCCAACACCCGGCTGCCCAAATTTAAGCTTAGAAAAAGATCCGCTAGAGACTTTAGGCAGAGATATGACATTGTATGTTGGATCAAAACTTAATAGTTCAGTTCCTGATACAGCGAAACTGCTACCGATAAAACTAGAATAATCTAGCTGTGAAAAAGAATGAATAGATAGAGTATTGCTTTCGGATTCTAGTGCCTTGATTCTGTCAGAAATATCATTAATGGCGTTTGCCAAAAAGGTGTGATCCTTAAGGACGCGCTCAAAAGCTGCCGACAACTTTGTGTCAACCATATTTGATTTATTATACAGATACACTAAGTCTTGATAGTTTTCTTCTATTCTAGAATTATAATCAGAACTATCAACAGGGCCATTATATTTGTAATCTCTTTTTTTAGTTTTTAAAATGTCTGACATTTCAGTTACCGTTTTCTAATAGTGAAACTTTATAAAATAATCTAGCCAGCTTTCCGCTGAGCTTATTCATGGTGTCAACCTCAAGTAAATTTTCGGTAGCACCTGGGGCATCTATATAAATACCTATTCCTTCTAGGGCGTAACTTGTTCCGTCTTCTAACTTTGCAGCTTGGTCATAATCTCTTACGCTACCAATAAAATAATTTAACTTATTTAAAATGCCTAGATCCACCGTTGTAAGTTCATCTAGTATTCTTGAAAAGTCAATTTTTAATAAATTACTTTCTAGATTTTCAGACAAACTATTTCTTGAAGATTTAAATTTAGTTCTATTAAGCTGGAATAATGGTTCTCTAATTCTATTCTTATTTTCATTTTTGCTAAAAGTTATAGCCATTTTAACCTTCTTCGTTATGTTTGAATTTAACTCTTACACTATCTATTGATGGAGATACCAATGGATTATCTGACCTATATAGATCTGCCCTATATCGAACTGCGCTAACTGGCTTAGCTACGTCTGAATAATACTTGATTTGAGAGACGCCATATAAATACTGAGATGAAATTATTTCTCTAGAACCAAAAACATTATCTATTGTAAATACAAATGAAGATTCAGAAACACGCTGCCTAAATTCATATGGATCTAGATAGGTATAATAGTCTAAAAATAAAGTTCCATAATCAGATATTGACTTTCCAGACATTATATTAAAAGTAATTAATCCTTCAAAGTTTTTATCGTAGGCAATCTTTATGAAGTTTATTCCTCTTTTAAAATCCCACTGAACATCTTTACTTAATGTACCCGAGGGAAGATCTGCTATCAGGGTATCGTTAAGGTATATTGCTAGATTGAAATCTTCTCTACTTTTTGTTACGACGTGTACTGCAGAGTTTTCTGAATCGCAGTTAATCTTGCCGTCTAATAGGCCAGAGCATATGCTATTGAATCCTGGACTAATGGAACTAAGCTGATTTGTTATTGGGGAACTAATGGTTACATCTGACGTATTAGCGGTGTTTATTTTTTCGCTCCATACGTTTAAGGCTTTGTATATTTCCACTGCATTTACAGATGAGGATCTGATTATTGAATAATTCTTAAATGAATTTATCCCAGATAAAATAAAAGGCTGCTTAATGACCTCTACGCCAGCCACCGCTATTCTGTAAACGTTTTTACTGAAGTATACAGAAGTATTAGGGTTTAGTTCATTTGTATTAGCGGATGTTGTGTTTAGATCAATTAATTCCAGTCCACCAACAAGCAGTCCCCCATCCTGTATATTCTTTACTGCTCTGGTGGAAGATTGAAGATTAACAAATGTTGCATTTGAATTACTGCTTGCGTTAATTGGATCTATCGGAATCCAATTAAAATTTTCTACCCCCACTGCAGAAGGATTGTCTACCGCAACAAAATAACTTACGTCATATCCAGATCCAACTTGATGCTCTACATCTAAAGCTATAGATTCTATTGTCAGCAGTCCGTTGTCAGTTTGTGGAATTGATAGTGGCCTAGAGATTAAGGTTGCTCTCTTATCGTGATACTTTGCTCCTATGAAAAAATCTCTTAAACCAAAATCATATATATAAGGCTTATCGGAATCATTTGAAGTTTCATCAGGGTATGTTTTAAATAATGTTAGTTTAACTTTAGAATACTTTAGGGGGTTGAAAGTAAAGGAAAATCTATCATAATCATTTCTTGAGTCTTTAATTTTTATTTGCTCTGGAATTGAGACATCATTAGGGGTCATAGTAACAATTACCGTAGTTGGACTTCCGGTCAACAAAGTTCCCTCAATCTTAGATACTGTAAAATTATTATTAATTGGAATGTCTATATCCATTGAAACTATAGACATATTTGCAGACTGGTACTTATAGCTCCAGTACGTATCCGTTAAACCATCTAAAACATTGTCAAAATCATTTACAGAAGAATTGCTATAAACTTCATTGCCATTTTCAAATATTGAAACCTTTACGGATTGAAGATTAACTACGGATGAAGATATCATATCAAATATGCCAGAGCTAATTTTGGGAATAGTTACATTTCCTATAGATGTATCTACGAAAGCATCTGTGAGCGACATATCTATATTAGTTGTATTAGAAAAATTATCTATAAAAGAATAAAAAAATCCATCTGAATTTAAATTAGAGAATATTAGTTGATCGACTTTACCTTCTAATTCTCTTCTTTTTGCTTTTAGATTTGACAATCTTTTATTTAAGGATGTTATTGTCGACATTAACTCATAGTTATTTTCGTTAATGCACTCATATAATATTTCTAGATTAAATAAAGAATTAATCATGAGCTCATTAAGATCAGAATGGTTAATAAAATCTGATAAACTTATAGCATTATAGTCAACGGAAACAGGGAGACCTAATTTATTAGTTGAAAAATATGTATTAAATATTTTTCTAATTTCTTCTTCTGAGGGTCTATTTCCTGAAGAATAAAATAATTTATATATATTATTTAAAAATTTTCTCTTTTGTATTGTTGCTATGTTCATGATCTTTTAACCTTAGCTATTAGTTGATAAGAGTATATACTTGGAGTAAAGTTTAGTCTATTCTTTTTAGTAATTTTTATTTTAACTAGAATACTTTTTACCTCTCTTGGCACTGCGGGATAAGTGAGATACGAGGCTCCAGAAAGCCTATACTCACTTAGCACTGACTGGTTAAACAGCAGAACTTCTGGTATGCCGGAAAAGTCCAATTGTATAGGAGATATCTGAATCCAGTTATTGCCTCCGTCTACAGAGATGTATCCTAGTAGGGATATATTTTTTAACATAGCTTCGTCAATATTGGAGTCAATGCTTAGCATTACTGATTCCACTGGAAAGTCAAAGTTAAACGGCAGAGAAACAATTTCTAATTGAGAATTAAATGTTTCCTTGTAAACTTCTATATCCTTTAGACCTATACACCAACGCTTAGCCGGATATCTTTCCTTGGCTGACTGCACCAAAACTTTATGCGTTTTTATTCTTTCTTGCGCGGTAAAAGATTCTTCAACTAAAGACATTAAATTTACCGTACTTCCGTCATCTAGTAGCGTTGGACCAATATCTGTAATAGTTAAAGTTAAGTTATTTGTTGGTGCCGTACCACCAAGGCTTGTTCCAAGAATAGTAATAGTATCCCCTATGGCGTAACCAGTGCCATACTTAGTCATTGTGACTGTTGTGTTTCCGCTGTAATTTGCGCTTGATCCAGTTTTAGTGATGGTAAATACTGCGTCAGCACCAGCCCCACTGGTGACGCTTTGAATAACTCCAGGATAAGCTGTCGCTCTAGTTGCAACTGTTAGGGTCAAGTCATTTGTTGGTGACGTACCACCAAGGTTTGTTCCAAGGATGGTGATCGTATCTCCTACGGCGTAGTTGGAGCCACCATTGGTTATTGTGACGGTTATATTATCGCTGTAAACGGCGCCTGACCCAGTTTTGGCGATAGTAAATACCGCGCCAGTACCAGTCCCACTGGTGGCGCTTTGACTTCTTGCCGTATAAGTTGCAGCAGCGGTGACGCTAGTTCCAGAAGCAGTAAATGTTGTAGCGCCCTGAACCAAGGGGGACTTGGTAATGCTCGTTCCAGAAGCGGTAAACGTTGTGCCACCTGGAACCAGAGCGGTATTTAATACATAGAGGTCCATTAGCTCATCAAAGTCGTTTTGCGCTGCCTCCATAGTGTTGTAGTTTTTATTTTTTATTTCATCTTCAGAATATTCTATTGATGGTAGGAAGGATGCACTCTTGGTAACCTTGCCTGTTCCTAGCTCAAATTGAGAATCCCATCTTTCAAAGTAAACTTTTCTCCGCACATCTAACGGACTAGTTAAGGTCAGTTCTATAACGTAAAACTTTCTTGCTACTGGTTTCTTTTTTATTGAAACATCAATACTTTTAAAGGCGGCTCCTAATCTGGAATACTCTGTTGGATTAGACTGTGTCGGCAGTAGGTTGTACTTGTTATATTCAACTTTTTCGTATATATCTTTACTCAGTGCATCCGGATTAAATCTTTCTAAATTTACAAAAGGATTATTTCTATTTGATGCTGTTGGCTTCCAGTACAGGTGCTGAATATCTATATTAGAATACTCTGGCTGTCTAAAAGAGACTTGAATTTTAAAAACTTGTCTTTCCGAAAATCTTATTGTGGCTTTATCATAGAAGTATGATTTAGCCATTTGTAGATTTAGTGGCACTAGTGAAGACCCTATGTATATGGGAGATTTAAGAATTTGCTCCGAAACCCCATCCTTACCATATACTATTATGCTATTAACCTCAACATATTTCATAGATCCAAAATACGGAGTAATGTCTATACTATTTGCAACAGCACTATTTGAAGATGCTAATTCTAAGTCAAGGACTAAGGGTTCGTCCACTGGATGGTTTGACCAATCTAGTAAATCACCTTCTCCGGTTTTGGAGCTGCTAAATTCTGATGTAAGATATTTAAATTCATTTTGTCTTGCCGGAATAGATGGCTTAGGTGATGGGTTACTTTTGTCTACATTTAATGCTTCATATTCAAAGTAGCTTAAAGGGTTAGAATCTTTTATACTGGTAAGATTATTCAATGTGGCACTATTCTCAAATACATATTTATAATCGCTACTCCGTTCAGCGTCTAGCGATCTAACTACCTGATGGCTATTGCCTATAAATCCTCCAGAGCTTAATACTTTTACTAAGTTTGCATTCCATTTTTGGGTAGCTGAGATTGAAAGGCTCATTACTCCATTTTTAATTAATGGATTAAATCCAGCTTGTATTTTTGAGTAATCTATTGAATCATCGTTATCAAAGGAATCACCAACATAAAATATATCATCAGCTGGACTTCTAGAATACATTTGTAGGACTTTGGCTTTTGATGCTATTCGTTCGGAAAATCTTTTTTCATTTTCTATTTCTTTTGTGAATAGATTAAACACACTAATAGATTTTGCATTTAATGAGTCTATCTGACCAGCAGCTACGTTAATGTCCGATGTAGAGCCTTCAAAAAATAAATTAACCTTTGAAGACATGGGTGGTTCGCCTTTAATGAAGGGATCATACTGAGTTAGTGGTGCGCCCATCTGTTGCTGCACCTCTGTTAAAATTGTTGAATATTCACTAGCTATTTCTTCTTTGGAAAAAATTCCTTTAGAATTTACTACATTAATTAACCTAGCTACTTTGATTAAAAGTTGCTGGTAAGATAATAGGTTTGAGGATAATTGTGTCATAAGAGTCTCTTTATCTGAACGTAGAATTTAACTTATCATAATAGGAATCATAATTTATTGTTTTCATCTTTAATACCAGACTGTCAATAGATATCGGATCTGTCGATTCAGGTATATTCTTTCTTAAAATTATTCTAAATCTTAAATCGTTAGGAACATACTGATAATCTACTTTAAATGGCGTATTTATATTTTTATTAAAAACGATTCCTTGACCGCTGTGAATAAATATAGTGTTATTAGTTTGAAAGAATTCATTTTTTTGAGAGCTAGAAGTATAGTTAGTTATGTTTAACGCGAAAGATCCATCTGACAATTGAACTCTTACCGGAGAATAGCCGGAAAAATTACCCGTAAAACTAGTACCGCTAGACTTACTGAAGAAGGCATTGACAGCCGCGCCCCTATTAATGTAGGGTGCATACGACAATCTAACATACGAATTAGAGTCAGTTTGCTTGAATTGTTCCCCTGGCCCATTTACTGTTCCAAATGACTTAACAGATTCAAGGAATATGTTTTGTCTAATAAAATCAATTTCATTGTGTAAAGCTAAAGAATAGTCCAAGGAATAGCTAGCTACATATGTATCTGCTGGATTGAAAGTTTGACTAGACAAAGTAATTGTTTTATTTGAGCTAGAATAAGAATAGCTAATCGATCCTCGCGGCATAAGTGTTCCGTTTTTATATATATTAATAGAGTTAGCTATAGCACTAAAGCGAAGGGTTGCCTTTTTTGAAGTTGGATCAAAGAACAGCATTTCAGACTCTATAAACGAAGTACCATATGATGCTACTGGAGTCCAGTCAGATTCCCTATTGGGAATTGGCTTATTAGATATTGAAAGTTCATAGGACGCTGGAGATCTAAGATCTAATTGAGAAGACATAACAGATAGGGAATTTGTTGCCTGATTTATTTTTGCTTTTACTGCCGTTATTTGTCCGTCTACTGGGATTTTTTTACTAACAAAAACTGCTTTATTACTCTCCGCATTTAAAGTTTCAATTAACTCTATAGATTTTAAGGAAAAAGTATATTCATAAGAGTTTTCAGATTCCATAACTTGTGAATTATTTACTGCATTTGTGTTGGGAAATGAAATTATTGGATTAAAAAATTGATTTTTATAATCAGACATTTGATTCGAAGAACTGTATTGGCCGAATCCAGCTTGATTAAGACTGCTTACAGAACTGCTACTTATTCCTTTTTCCGTATACTGTGTATTGTTAAAAATGTTTAATTTACCAGAAAAACTATCTAGCATAGTGTTCATAAGATTTATAAATACTGGAGTATTAGAAAAAATATTTCTGTCTTCCATCGCCAAGGAATTAAAATCTTTAATCTGATCATTTAAAGTAGAGATATAAGAATTAAACTCAGATGGAAATCTATATGTATAGTAATCATTATCTGAATATTTGTTTTTGGATAAGCCAGAAACTGTATTTTTTCTAGAAAAAAACCAATAAACTATATCTTGAAATTTGCTAAATCTTTTTGTTCTATCATTAATTATTTGCTTAACAAAAGAATCTAAAACTTTTGAGTTTAGTTCTGAGACTAAAGGAGTTTTATTTGATCTTATGTAATTTGATTGATTAAATAAAAATATAATCTTTTTTACATTCTTTTTATCAAATCTTAATTCAAAGACTCCATTAATTAATGTTGGTCGATCTAACAAGGTAGTATAAACTTCTGCTGAATTTAAATTATTAGATTGTTCTGGAGAGTTATGGAATAACACCACCTGCAGCAATTGAAAGTTATTGGATTGATTTGGGTTAAATCTAATTGTATCAATATTTATATTTCTTTGCAGATCGACTTCCGCGGATGTAACCGCTCCCTTGATTAATGTGTAATCATATCGAATATATTTTAAAGATTCTCTAATTTGAGAATCTAATATAACTGGACTCTTGACTGTAATGCTCCATGAATCTGAAAAGTTATCATTAAACAAATTAAAAAAATCATTATTAGTAGTTATATAATTATCATAATTAGTTTGAATATTTATATCTTTAATATTTCTAATTATATTTTTGATATCTTGAGAGCTACCTATCTTAAATACACCTAAGGAACTGTCGATAAAAGCGTTGCCATTTTCAGCAAAGGCAACGTTGTCTCTATCCGGAATACCGAAAGTTACGTTGTCTGATCTGTAATCATTAATAAAGCTATCGAATTTTTCTATGTAGTTAGCATTGAAGAGGTCATCTTTACCTGAGATGAATTCATAATTATCAATAAATAATTCTAATTTATCTAAATCAGTCTGAACTTTATCTATTTCAGAAGAAAAAATATCCACCATAGACGTCAATACTAACCCATTTGCATTTGCTGCAGAGAATAATTGTTGCTCTCTTAAAAATAAATTTCTGAATGAATCAATTAATATTTCTTTTGAGATCAAAGAAAATGCTGGAATGCGAGCAGCTGAGAAATTCCTGTCAATTACGTTGTTATTCATTTTATTTATTAACGTTGGCAAGTCTTCTTTAGAGACCTTCATGTTTCTAATCAAAGAAGAAATACTAGCTCTAGTTGAGGAGGAGTATTGATTTATCGTTTCTGGTAAATAATTTAACATTTTAACTCCAGTTATCTCCGCTCATGTTCTGAAGGTCAAAAACAACTCCAGCTGTAAGATTATTTTGAATTATACTATATATTTCTTTTTCATCAATAAAGTTATCTTTTACTTCTTCTGGCATTCTAATTATAACATACCCACCTCTTGTATAGGCGTTTCCTTGGGCTGGATATGTGTCCCAGTAAGAAAGTATCTCATCAATATTCTCAATTGCTTCCGAATTCTGTACTGTCGATTTTACTCCTCCACCCCTCAATCTTAAGTCTGTCAATTTTGGCTTATCCCTGTTGGGATCATTAGTAACATACATAACTGCTATTACTAAAGCAAAGGGATCATAGTTAGTTGACAGCACATTAAAGATTGTTGAATCGTAAGTAAAGTTTACACTTTGATTATAATCATGATCTAGAACTTCTATATATTCGACTGGTTGCGAGGAGTCATCGCCATATCTTTTTTTGTATATATTTTTTGGAGTTAGATATATATAAAGTGGCTTATCAAATTTAATAGTGCCTGCATTTAGCAGCGGGTTTAATGGTACTGGATTTCCATCTACATGCCTTATTAGAAGATCTTTATTTTCAGTTGTGTAGGAGACTTTAATAAAAGAACTATTTGAAGGAACAACAGCCCGCTTAAAAGTGATAACTCCTGTTTGCGAATTAATATCTTTTATTAACCTATAGGGCACTTGTGTCCACTGGCTATCGTCTGTTTCTTTAGTGAATACTTTAACTTCACTTTTTATTATTCCAGCTATTGATGATGAATAATTAGTTGGATGATTCCAGTTTAGTATTGGAGTTCTTCTTACTCTTATATTTTTGCTATCTAATACTGTAGGATATTCATCTATGATGTCATAATGCCCATGGCCATATATTCTAGACCAAGAAACATCCTGCTGATCCAAAGTACTATATTGAGCTAGCAGTCTTTGGTTCTTGTAGTCTTTCTTCCAGTCAAACCATTGATTTGCTGGGGAGATATATATTTCTTTTGAAAAAGTACCAGAAGTAACTGGAAGCTCCCATGCATCAAACTTTGACAGGTTTGGACTTATTGGATTAACCTTAATGGCACTTGAGGATTTGTATCTAACTGAATATATTGGAACGATATACTTTAATGGAACCCTACTTGGTATAAAGGTATTGGAATTATTGATACCAAAAAATTCACCATCTCCCGGTCTGCCGTCTGCATCCAACGCACAAATTCCTATGAATATGTTCTCCACGTTTCTACTAAAAGAGCTTTCTGACCTTGAGTAAAAATCAACATAGTTTAAGTAATTACCTAAAAATTCTTTTTGCTCTATGTCATAGAATCCGTATCTAATACCATCATCTGGGAATTCATTACTTATCGAGAAGGTTCCGTACTGAAGATCTCTTTCTTCTAATTCTATTCTATTCTGAGATGGAATATCATTAATTGCAGATCTTATTTGTCCAAGGGTAGGTATTCCAATTGGTCTACCTTCTTGATTGCAAAAGAGCAGTATTCCATCCCCATAATTAATAGTATTTTTATCTTTAGACGATAGCACTATGCCAGAAACGGTTCTCATATAATTAACAGATAGGTCAATTGAGCTCGTGGTTACTATGGAATCCCCATAATAAGTAGCTGAAGTTTCAATAGTTAATACATTATTTGAATTGCTAATTGATACTGGAGTTTCACCAGTGACCAGTTGTCCACCCGAGGTAACATTGCTTAATGTTAAACCAGAAAGGACTATGGCACGGTTTGTGTCTCTATCAGAAAAAGTTTTAATTCTTACTTCATTGTTTTCATAGTCTACTGTATTCAATGTCTTTGCATCGCTGGATGTAAAGGTAATAGATGTATTTACACCTTCTGTTTCGGAAGGATATTCTATTTTAGAAATATAATGAGAACCATTGCTTAACGAGGTTATGGACTTAATATTATCTAAATTATTTAAAGGAACCGTTATTGATCTACTGGGGGATACGTTTTGCACTTCTCCAGATATTGAAACGCTAACAGTAACTGGCATAGGGGAGTAATCAATCCTGCTTCGCGGGACCGTCAAAGGCCCAGGCTGAACTATTCCTTCTACATCTATTCTTGCAATAGAAAACCCTTCAGCTTCTCCAAAGCCAGATATCTTATTACCGATAAGGCTAATGCACATATACTTTGCGTCAGACGTGTTCCTGCCATTCATTGGAATTGTTACTTTCCCGGAAGCTGCAGATAGATCTAATAGTTCAGCCCCCCCAAATTTTAAAAGATCAGTCTGGTAAGTAGGCGACCAAAAAATGGAAGTTACTTTAAATTGTCTCCATTTTGGATTTGAATCCGCTGTAATAATAATATTATTTATTTTTAATATATCATCTGGTATTTCAAAGAAAATATAATCTAATGCTATAGAGGGACCTACTGTCCCAGAGAAACTTATTTTTTTATAGCTTCTGTCAGAGTTAATAGATGAGGTAGTGCCCATATTTTCTACGGCAATAATATACTTTCTTATATCCTCTGAAGCAAAGTTCTTCCAGCCTTGAAATAATTCTGGAGTTGACAACTTCATGTTCAACCAGACTTTAGCTAAATACCATTTAGTTTCACTATCAACTTTCCCATCGCGAAATATTTGATTATTTTTTATTTGGAAAGTTTTTACGGCTGAAGTAGTAGCTGGTCCATAAGCGCCATCTATAGCCTTGGCATAGGATCCACTAGCAGCTAATGTATATTGTATATATTTTACGTATTCATGTGATGACATATTTCTTAGCTCTCATGTACTAGTGTTTTTTATGGATTGTAACTTATAAAGCTTGCTGGAAATGTACCCAAACCATGATTCCTGCTAAGGTGGTGCACTTGTGCTAGAGTTGTCTTCCCAATAAAATAAACCCTACCGAGACTTCCATTGAAGAATGATATGTCATACATGCCAAACTCCCCTTGATTATAATATCTAAATATTTTAAAGTCAGTAAAAGGTTGTATGCCGCTACTCGTTGGTATCGATCCATGCTTATATCGCGTAAGCGTTATTGCAATAGGATTGGGAATATCTCTTAAGCTAATACTTGGTGCCACCGTTATAACATCTGGTCTATATGTGGTTGAATCGGTAATTGGAGCAACAGGTGGAACTGGAGTGGTATCGGGTGGAAGACTGGCAATATATGCAGCTATGGCTGCCCAGTCTATTGTCTCATCACCATCATCATCACCAGGATCACTATTATCTACTGTCTGCTGCCATATCGCTGTAATTCCATGTATGTCTATATCTCCAGTATAGGGAAATACATTTGTACTCTCTGAAACATTAGTACTGCGTCGCAAGCCAAGGTCGTCAATGGCAGATTGAGAATTTTCAACTCCTACAGTATCGTTTCTCTGTGCGGGGGTTACAGTTTCAAACCACGTTACTAATTTTTTACTTTCACCATTTATAGTTAAGGTAGCCGTACCGGAAAGATTACAACTAAATCCATATGGCAAATCTATTCCTTCAAAAGAGATATACTTTGAAGACAACTTAAATGGATACGAATTAAATCCTGAAGAAAATCCTATTAAAGAATTAAGATTTCTAGTAGAAGATGTTCCAGTAGGCCTCTCGATGAGCAGATGGGGGCCAAGCCCACCTATCTTCTGTAATGAGGGAGAGTACTTTTTGGTATAAGCAAGCAGTGGAGAATTTCCTCCGTTAGATGTTATTATCTTGTGCAGAGAATATGATGATGGTATATTTTCTGTTGAGTCTGGATTATCAACAACTTCAGCGTCTTTAAACTTAACATCAGGATTGGTGACTTCTATATAAAAAGTGACATCAGCTATATCTATCTCAGATAAAAGATTACTCTGAATACTTACTAACTTTTCTGCCATTTGTGTCTTCAAATAGGAAAAAATGCTAGAAGTATTTGAAGATGTGTCTGTAGTTAGATTTCTAGCATAGACGCTTTCTGATGCCGACAGTGTAACAATTTCAAATAAAACTTTTTCAGAATCCTCTAATGCTGGTGAATACATTACCCAAGATGAATCCCAGTCTGTAACAAAATTGATTAAAGATGAAGCTGTTGTTATTTGTCTGGACGATTGTGATTTGCAATACATCCCGTAAGAAATTGCATTATACAACAACTTAAGAGGTCCTTCTAATATCGCAGAGAAAATATTATTATCATTCTCAATATTCCCGAAATGAGATGAACCACTATTATAATTTGTTACTCTTTCAGAGTATGCTGTGTCGTATATTGAATTACAGTATGCTAATAGGTTAAAGGTAGTAGCTATAATATTACCTTTAGATAAATTATCTATACTACTAGAGGCGGGGATAATTGCCCCTATGGGATACTGTGCAGAAGTAGTAGCTCCGGCCTTAATAAAAGCGTTGTCGTTTGCTAAGGATGAAAAGTATTTATAAGTTTTTGGCTGACTAACGTTTCCATTCATTAATCTTGATCCAAATATTCCGTAATAGTCTTTTTCAAAAATATTATCCGAGAGAGACCATCCACCATTTTTATTAGAATCTATAAGATAGTTAGCGTCTATCATGTCAACAGTGTTCGCAGTCGCTCCATCAGACATTACTAACTGAGTTCCTGCATTTAACTTTGATGCGTCGGGGCATAGTGACAGATCTAATATTAATGTACCAAATTTATTAGCGGTAAAATAATTAATTTTAGCTGCCTGATCAGGAGTAATTGCTGCGTCAGGAGACCACAATAAAATGTCATATTGACCTATTTCAGATATCGAAATTGTGTCTATGTTTACTTTCCAGTAATTAGCTTGATTTTTGATTGTACCAGTTGTTGCTAAAGGATTTTCAAATCTTAAACGAGTAAGATTAAAGGGAGAATTTTGAAGTCTATATAGGGAGTACGCATTTATGTTTACACTATTTGAATCAGTATAGAGCACTGCCGCATTTACAGTTTTTAGAACTGTGTTTGAGTTTGCATCCAACTCAACACCATAATTAACCTGATCAAAATTAAGATTTCTTTTAATTCTTCCTATTAATCTCCAGTTAAAAACTTCATAAGTTCTATAATCTTTAATAGCTTTACTGGGAACTACTACCTGATAGCCGTTCTCAATGGGTTGATTAATCAAATTTATATTAGTATATTTTTGTTCTATCTTTTTTATAGAGAAATTTTTTGAGCCATAATAGTTTGGATCAATTACAAATGACTCTTCTGGAAGTTCTTTAAAATACTTTACTGGATTTATTGTTTCTGCGTATCGAAATTGGAATCCGGATATATTGCCAGACTCATCTGCCTCAACCTTATTATACATCAACTTTAAATTAACTGGCTCTTGTGAGTCCAAGAACACTAAAACCCTATAGGGAATTTCAGAAAGAGAAGTATTGGATTCTGTTCTAAATGGTTCTAATAAAATTTTATATCTTTTTTTATTTGTAATTGTATTGACGTAGTCTTTTCCAGACTCATCTAATACTTTTACTCCTAAATCAACGATTACATCATCATTAATATAATCGTCTAGCGATGTTAGCGCGAATACTGCTGGTGCCACTATAAAATATCTACTGACATAAAAATAATGACTAAAAGAATCAGGGCTTATGGCATCAAGATCTAAAATTTCCGAAACAGTTCGCCTGTCTATTAGTGAGTTACTTATGGTTATATCTTGAGTTGCTATTGAGGATGACCCATTAAGCCTTCTCAAGATACCTAGCTCATCTGCATACATGATTTCTGACGAAGATGTTTCTTTAATTTTATTTTCTACAATAGTGCTAGAAACGTCTATAGCAGATACATTTTTTCCTGGACTAATTGACTCTGAAGTAAACCATGAAACATTTACGGCATCGGCTGGAACTCTAGTTCCTATTTTTGTTGCTTTTTCCTTACCAGATTCGGTTAAGTTGTTAAATATTTCCATTATTCTTCCTCGTGATCCGGATGCAGTAGGGAGTAATCAGATATATAGTACGGAGTGGATCCCATCAAACCCATTTGATATTGATCGTATCTGTTTAGTGGAACCCATTTTGGAGGTGACCAATTTGGTGTCGAGTTATATGAGTATATAATTTCTGCATCAGCGTGACTATAGGCAAACTGGGGGGTTGCCAGTATTTGCGAGCCCTCTTGCCTATTAATCGTATATATGTTCGGTAGCGGAATATCATTCTCATAGCTATACTGGATGGAATCATATGATTCATGCCAATAGATAACGTCTCCAGATATAGTAACGTCATTAGAGGAAAGAACCTCTCCACTGGAAGTTAAAATAGATGTAACAGCCTCTGGATTAGAAACATTAACACGAGCAAACCAGTAACCTGGCGTACTTGAATCATTGGCTGTAATCGCATTTGATATAGTAAATTCTCCATTAGAATCAGTATTCACTACGTAATCAGGCGTAGCAGCAAAGAGATTCTTTAATGTTCTTCCAGTGTTCCATGAAAGTTGGATCTGATTATTGAATGGCTTATTCTTCCAATATACTTTTCCGGATATTGATAACTTGCTGATTCCATCGGCATTTACGCTGAGGTCAGATGCTGCTGCCTTAACTGATAGATTAAATGGATCGTTTCTATTTACATTAAACGGGACGCTAAGGGCATAACCCTCTGAGGAGCTGTTGGGTCCACCATTTGGCGTGCTCAATCCTACTCCAACGATATTGATAATACTTTCGCTATATATTGCTGGTATGTCACCGTTGTATCTAATTACAGATGTAGCCAAACCATTATCGCTAGTCGTGACATATGAAGGAGTGGCCGAAATTACATCTCCCGATATAGCAAATGTCTGGCCTGGCTTTAGGTTCTTTTCATTATCGTAAGACACCAAAGATAGGTACATTAGATCTGAAGTAGAATCAGAAATATATGCTGGCGATAAATAAGCTTCCACATGAGAGAATGGATAATCCTGATCACTCACATATATGTAGCCTTCATCTATTGGATTTGCTGATGAACTTAAAGATAGATCTATAGGATATGTATTGTCATTTATCGAATTTTCATAAGTAATATGATATACAGAATCAACATTTGGCGTTGCGCTAAAATATATGATTGAATTATATTCATCATTAGCGAGGCTATAAACATCGCTATCAAGATACCATGCGTTATTAGCCTTATATGATACTAGGTATTCCCTATCGTACACTAACGGTGTGGCACCTGTGTCCATTTTGACCCGATTAGATTCTACAACAATCGGCTCTACCATTTGTTTGCCGGTATAATTATCAATGATTGATACATTTAAAATATCTTCATACGCTAGATAAATTATTTGATCAGCACTGGCGTTCACTATTTCACTATTCTGAAAAGTTAACTTTCCAGGAGTAGCGGCGTCTTCGAAAACAATATTTCTATAGCTCTGACCATTAACATCTACAAGTACGGGTGCGCCATTCCTAGGTGTATTCGAAAGATTAATATTAAAAAATCTTCCAGTAGAAGATTCTGTTACTGGATTTGCATATATGTAATAATCATTTTCATCTAGGTACATCCAGCCTGTATGAAGTGCTGATCGCTGCTCTTCAATTAAGAATCTATCTTTTTTAGCATGTATGTCTACTGACATTTCAATTTCTTGGCTAAAAGAAGAATTCAGATCGCTTAGGAGTCTGTTTCGAGATTCTGCATAAGCTTCTATTTCATCTTGTCCAGTATCAAATGTTGCATCTTTTATTATATAGACATCATTTTCGATAAGACCAAAAGAACTTTTGTCCAAATATATCTTACTTAAAAAAGAATCAGTATTGAAGTAAGAGTTAGATTCATTTTCGCTTGATTCATAAACATTATCTAATGAATCTATGTATCCACTAAAAAGATTAGGAGTTGTTTGAGCCGTAAATGATTCATAGGTATCAAAATATATTGGATAATAATTTGATGTAGCTGACTCGATTAGTAGATAGTGCGGTGTTGCTGCATAATTAATTGTAGCAGAATCAAAATAATCAGCTGCCCCCAATGACACATCTAAAGAATCAAAAGGTTGCCATAATATATTTGGAGAAGATGAAACTAAATATTGCGAGTTGTCATCTGGATTTATAGTTCTTCCGCCAATAATTCCTGATTCTATATCTTCTGCTCCAAAATATCCTAGGCCATTTGGGGCTTCAACGTTTACATAAAGGTACTGAGGAGTAGCACTCGGGGGCAAAATGACTCTATCTAGCAAATCATTTACATAAATAGACTTTGTTGAGGTACCTAAGATGGAAGGATCATTTTGCGGATTCAGACTAAAGGTATTTTTTAATATATTGGTATTTAAAGATACTACTTTTGTTGCGTAGTTTGTAGATCCAATTTTTATGTTTGCATCTTGTGGGCGCCTATTTGGAGTGGCCATTGATGTGTAGGAATTGGCAGCTGGGTTAGTATAGTAATTTGGAGTACTCGTAGTAAAGGAGGCCCAATAGCTTGCAGTCGCAAGGGAAGTATCATATGCTTGAGAGACATAATTCCATCCGCCATTTGAGAAGACTATCTTTACTGAAGAAGCGTCATTAAAGGTAATGTTATTAGTTATGGGAGATGCATGGGTGTTTAGGTAGATCTGATTATATATTTTATCTTTGAATACCACATCAGGAACTGTGTTACCTTCCTGATCAAATATTCTAATATAGTTAAATTCAGGACTAGCAGAACTTGTAGCTGGAAATCTATTTCCAACATAAAAATCATCTCTATTGCTATAGTTTAAATTTGAATAGAATGTAGAAGGAGTAGCATAGTTGTCATGTGGCGGCATTATTATTTCATATGTTAATCCAACTCCAACATCCTGAACTACTCCAGATTTTCTTCTGCCGGCTTCGTAATCCTGAACAGTTCTTAAGTAGTTAACATACCATGAATAGTCTACAAGGATTGGCGTGTAGGCGTACTCTATCCCGGTTTTATGCACTCCGGCTATAGACATTGACCCATCGAATGATATGGTGGATTTCTCTAGCGATTCTAGAATAAATCTTCCGTCAGAAAAATCTCCGATACCTGGCTGATAATATTCTGACAGTGGAGATGTACCTATGTCATATATAGCAGGTATTCTAGCGACACCTTCGCCATCTAATCCGGAGTAGTCCCAAGTTCCCTCGCCCCATCTAACGTATCCTATATTGGATGGATACCTACTATTTAGATCATTTACTAAATCTTTGAAGATTTTTTCTGGCCTACCAGAAGGTGAAAAGTACGGTGTTGTTTTTTCTAAGTCTGAAATTTCATATATACCTGGAAAAGATTGAGTGCTAGCAGAGTTTACATCTAGGCCGTAAGCATTCCAAATGTCTAACTCTCTTCTCAGTGTTCTCTTTAGGCCGTCGGCATAGATTGCTGGAACATTTTGTGAAACATCTAATATTCTTTTTTTGTATCTAGAATTAGTTTCTTTATATAGTCTTTGTAAGCCTGTTTTTGCGCCAAACTCATCAAAATCGTTAAAGATGTTAACTGCGTACTGCTCGTAGGGAGATCCGTTAATTAATAATGAGACATATTCTCTCATCATGAGAATTTGCTTATCTATTGCATTGTAGTAATAAACGTGATCTGTTATTTTACTTCTATGAAAATCTGCCAAAGAGTTTACTGGTACAACATTAACGTCATCTCCAACGACAGTCTGAAGATTGGTTGGAGTATCGTACGATACGAAAGCCCAAGCGAGCATGTCTTCGTCGGCGCTATTGATAAATGCGTTGATGTCTCTCAAGTCCATTTGTGAAACTATGTCATCTATATTTTCCTGGACTAATGCTGTCAGGAATTTACCGCCTGTAGATTCAGGAATGGCTAGAGAGGGCGTAGCAGGCTCTAGGGAGTCATCAAATAGCTTTGTCCATGTTGGGAATCTTCTTAAGATATTCCTTGCTACAGTCGAAACTACTGGAGATGTAGGCTCATGTATGCCTATTTCCAAATAAAATAATAGTCCTAAATTTGAAACATCTAAGTTTTCGGAAAATATTTCAAGTTCTATTTTTATCCATGGTTTAGAATTTCTAATAAATATAACATTAGAATCAAATGACAGAGAGGACTTTAACCATGGCCCATTTTCTACATCAGATTCATGAATCTGGATATTGAAAGACGGAGTCTCAAGTCCTTGCGTATTAGTGAAAGTGTGCTTATAAGCTAGTATGTCTATTCTTGAGCTAGTGTCCAAAAAGCGTAGCAGGTCGGGCGTAGCGGGCTCATAGACTATTTCTCCAACGTTAGTTACATACACCACATTAGAGCTAAGGGGTGTAGATGATTCCTGAGAATAGGAAGGCGAAGTAACTTCGGTACCAACGTAAGTATTGTCTCCGATTAAATTAAGACCATAGCGAGACCTGGTGTAGGAGTAGTTCTTATATTGACTATTGCTATACAGGTTTACGGCGTTACTTGTCCATAGGGGATTTCCTGTTAAAGCGTTAGATGTCTTGACGAAATCTCCGCTTTTAAAAAGTAACAAGTATTGCTTCATTTAATCCTCAGTTTAATTAAAGTTATTGTATAAATAAAATATATTTATTTATATAGCTTATTTTTAATAAGTTGCAGATCCCATTATAACAGAATTTATAGTGACAGTTCCAGCGGAAACATATTTTTTAATGCCTTCTAAGGAAAAATCTTGTATAGACAATTCCTTGCCATCCGCTGTGAGACTTGAAACAATTGCACTTCTGATGTAGTCAGACGATCTATTGATTTGGGCTTCAATTTCCTTTATGGATACCGAGTCTCCAATAGTCAATGAATTTAAATACCTCTTAATGAATAAAGATGCCTGATTTTTAATGCCAGAAGATAAGGTTTCAGATACGCCCATGGGAATTCTGATCGTAGCACCAACTGATACTGTTACCTTTTCGGCTATTCGAATATTTAGCTTAATGCCGACGGGCTTAACTGCATTAACTGCTATCAAAACGTTTTGTGGAAGATTACTTAAACCACTTGTAGTCTCTGGCACAACTACAACATCGCAAGATCCAATTCCATACGATCCTTCTCTAATTCTTACATCCCTTACTCCTCTTACGGCGAGGGCAGCAAACCTTACCGACTCAGCGCTTCCTATGGCTTTTGACTTAATCGAGGCAATTATTCTTCTTCTAAAGTTGGAGTCAGATTCTGAATTTATATTGGAATATACTTCCTTAGGATTATTGCAAAATAGTATTACTCCAGCTGGAGAAAAGAAGTTATGCTTTGTTAAGGAGTTAACTGGAGCGACATAGGCGTTGTCGGAAAAGTTTGGTTCCACCCTACCATAAGCCCTAGTGGACCCAACCGGAATAACTACATCTCCAGCTAATTTAAAGCCATATTGTGTAGAGATAAAGTTAGACACATCATTGTATACTAATACGCCTTTTGGTATTGTAATTGATGTACTATGGGCTTTATCTATGAAGAATTCTATATTGAATGATTGCCTGTCTTCAGAGGCATACTCTGTTATGCTCTTTCTTGAAATCCCATAAAGGTCGCCAATAAGATCTAAGTTTCTACCGGATGCGCTAGACAAATTACTTTGATTTATATTAAATTTTAATGCCTCATAAAGATCTGACACTTCAGAGCTAAACGCCTCAGCAAATGCCCTGGCAATAGACCCTGGATAGACTGCAGATATTCCTGCATCTTTCTGTAAAGAATTTAATATATTTATTAATATATCTGACTTGCTCTTAATACCGTAAACAGACATTTATTAATCTCCTAGATTTTGACTTACTGATAAAATTATGGGCTCATCTATATCTGACACTATATGAATATCAAACTTAATAGTATCCTTACTGGTTGGGACTGCGGTTATCTTAATATTGCGCCCCTTGAAAAGCCCCTCCCTTTGAAGGCCAGCTCGAATAAGATTTTTTCCAAATTCCGCTGTTTCCTTTGTTTGTGGCAATCCGTAAAGTCTAGACAGATCTATACCAAGCTGAGGATATATATAAAAGTCTCCAGGCTCTGTCATCAATCTTAAGTAGATTTGTTGTATATCTTCCTGCATAGACGATGGAGCTAAGGATAAGTCTTTATTTCCATTGATGAGAAAGTCTCCATTTAAAGTAAAATATAGGTCACTCATTAATTTCCTCTAATGCTAACTGATGTGCTTGTTCGAAAGATGCTCCATCCTTCATGAGATTTATCATGTACAGGATATGCTCTTTAGAATAGTCAGATTGATATATCTCCAATAGTCCTATTTGTTCGTTTGTCAGTCCATCTATGCTATATTCTGACTGATAATTCTGCTTAAGAGGGTCTATTGATGGGGCAAATCCATATTCACCTGTTATAGTAATAGGTTTTTGCTTTTCTTCCTGATCATATTTTTTAGCTGAATCTAAATAATAACTAACGCCATTTTGTGCAGAATGTATCAAATTATGATTTATTTTAACTAAAGTTGGCTCAATATAGGATGAGGCTGCGTAGTTAAAATTGTAGCTATTCCACCTAAGGCCGTCTTCTTTTGTGTTAATTCGAACAGAATCTCCAAAAAAAGAAATAGATTTTGACCTTGCGCTGATTATTATTCCTATCCCTGGCGCAGCAAAAATCTCTATATCGCCTTGATCATTTAGTCTTATAAAGCTAGATAGGTCCGGATGACTTAAACCTACCTCTCTGTCGGAAAACTCTTTTCTTTTTTTTATCTCAGACGATACTGGTATGGGGGAATCTTGGTAGTTTATTTTATTTATTGATTGCCTGCTCATTAGTGAACCATAAACCTTGGTACTCCTGTATTGACCCTATACTGATATGCTCTATTGTATCCAGAATTTGTATCATCATAGTAATTAATTATATAAGGTCTAGATTCATTATTGTCTCTAAAGCCTATCAGGCATCTTGAGCCCGGGACTGGCGCTACTACTTGAACGCCCCTTAGACTGGGACAAACTACATCTTTAACTATATTTCCTAGATTTTCAGAATACTGATCTTCCAATACTACAACCGCAGTGTTGCTAATATTACTATAGGACATGATAACTCCAGGCCTCGTCTTGGCCTTTTGCATTTCGGACAAATTAATTTGGTCCTGTATTTTTTTATCAAACTTTGGATAATTAACTGGCATAAAAAATCTCCTTATTCATAAACTATAATACTTAATTATTATTTACTAAAATTGCGCCATCTAGCCATTGGGTGATATACGCAGCAGAATTCTTGTTTTGCGTACCAGAATCTTTGGCGTATACATCTTTAACCCATTGCTTCAGTGCTGCTCGAGTTCCTCCACCACTTTCATAAACCCTTACGGCGTCGTCAAATTTAACTGATCCTATCCATCCATAAGGCTTCTTGTAGTTATCGCCCCACGCTTGGAATTGATATCCGGTCTCTGGCGTCATTCCTAATTTTGTAAAACCATAGGATGGGGGACCTCCCATTCTCAAGGTATAAAACATGTATGCTTGATTTAATGGTATCCAAACTCTATGGTCAACTAGTTCTCTTAATTTTTCAACAGTGGAATTGTATGTGCCTTGTGCTCGATAGTATTTATATTTTTCACTTAATTTTCTATTATAGGTATCTGCAGTAGGGGGTTGTTCTCCTGGAAAAACTGTGGTCCAGTTTTTGCTTGCCATTTGCCAACCCTGAAGCTGCTCTTTTCTTGAGCCTTCTGTTAATTCATAAAGTTTCCCACCATGTGCATTTGTTGACATATTGATCTGAAATATACCTAAAGACATGAAGTCACCGGTACTAGTATTAGGATTACATGAAGTTGGACAGCCTCCACCACTTTCTCTGACGGTAATTGCCGTAAAAATTGCTGCGACTTCCTTTGAGCATACGGTCGTATGCAGTAGCTCGTAAACTGCGTCTTGTCCTATATTCTCTCCCCAACGACCATAATAATTTGTTGTAAGAATAGAACTAGGAGTAGTTGTTCTTGTATCGGGGAATGTGCCAATTCCCGGAATATAGATTGTTCCAGGGGGTGAAGCTGTTTCATTGGAATAATCATCATAAATTATTCCTGCTGCATTCATTTGTCCATCAGGGCCCGTATACTTTCCTGCGCGCATTCCACTAAAACTTAGGTGTATATGATTTGTGTGAGCGTTATCTCTGTTGTCGGCAAAGAAGTTTACATATTCTAACTCTGGTCGACTTATTTTAAATGCGCATGTGCTAGCGTCATCGTTACCACTTTGATCAATTCCATAACTGATGGCATAGTCCTGATGAACGCACATCAAATCAGGAAGTAAATATCTAGGAACTTCCACTAATGCGTCCAGTAACATATACAATGCGTCATCGTATATTGTTCTGGAAACTCCACCACTTAGATTTATTGGATCTTTATTTATTTTACCAACAGATGATATGTCTACAGCTCTTCCACTAGAGTGATCACTCATCCATAATTCGTTCTTTTCATTCAGATCCATTCCCCACTGTCTTCCGGAATCAAAACTACCACTAATAACTATTCCCTGTCCGTGCAAATGCAGTAAAAGTTCTATGAGTGCCGGAGCTACATAAGCGTTAGCGTCGGTTGGATTTTGCAGAATAATATCTTTAGAGATAACTCTTTGTGAAAGATTTACTTTTGCATCTGGAAAAGATGTATCTTCACCATTGTATACCGTAACTCCTTCGCGAGCAAACTCGTTAGGAATGTCAAATTTAAAACTTGTACTAAGAAAAGTGCTAGGATACTTGGAACGCAATAATGCTATTCTTCCTTGATACCACCCTTTTTCTTCTTCAGTCATCTGGGCAAAAAACGCTACATTTCTAAATCCTCCACTTTGCGTTTCAGCGGAGGCTGTTTTATCATTGGAAGACGACGTTGAGTCACTTCCTCCGTCTTTGCCGCTAAAATTTCCAACACTTATTTGCTGCAGATTTGCTACAGATCTACCTACGAAAGACCCACTGAAATTTTTTCCAGCCAATGAATTTGCTATAACCCTATTAATTGCATCTCCGCCTGTTAGCTTAACAGTTCCGGTTTCCGCGTTTGATGCAGCGGTTATTTCATCTTCTCCTTGACTTTCTGGATTATTAACTGTCAAGTAATCTGGATTTTCTACAGTCCCTGCTGTGGCTATTGATCCACTTCCCGTAATTAAAGTATTTAAAGATGAAGATACACCTCTGGACATTGCTGCAATTGCATACTTTGGGCTCCTAAAAAATGCATCACCGTTAACTACATCGGACAAAGTTCTGGCACTTAAGGTTTGGCCGACCATCGGTCGACTTATTGATGCGCTAGTATTTTTGACTGGAGTTTTTCCACCAGGGAAGAAGTCTGCGTGAAGTGAGGTGGCAAACGACGCAGAATCAGATAGAGCTGCATTATTAAAACTAAAAGACATTTATTACTCCTAAGTTCCGGGATTCAATGTAACTTGTTTTGGAATTAGTGCAGATTCTTCTGCGCTAATAACGGACTGTGATTCGACTAAGAGCTGCTTTGTGTATACTGTAGCTAGATTATTGGCTACCAGTTCCCAGTTCAAGCTAACTGGATGGCCATCCTCATAGTACTCGTCCCAAAATATAGTAGGCCATTCATCTACTTTATTGTAAGTAGCTTCTAAGACCTTGAAGCAGACTAGGTCATTATAGAATCTATTAAATTCTTGTTCCGGAATTCCATAATCATCTAATGCGCTAATTGACAGACTTAATGGTGGAGCATACTGAATATCTAAAGATTTAATTTTATCAAAAATATTACTTCTTTTTATAAAAATTGGAGACTCTTTATAGATTGAACCCAATCCTGGAAAATCTTTACCAAAGAACTCTTTAGTAACGGGGTTGTCTATGTCTGTTGTAACTATTGTTTTTCCTCGATTTAACATAAAGCACTGGTTGACAAAGTCTTTTATTTGATTGATCATTGATTCTGGCTGGTAGTACCAAACAGTTCCCAGGATTCGATCGAAAACGTCTTTTGTATAATTTTCTAATCTATTCTCAGTAGCGCCTGGTTCAAATTGAGCTTCAAATATAACGTTTGTATCTGCTTTGTTTGTAACTTTTATTCTTAAGACGAATACTCTATTTTTTAGCTTTGCTTCCGTATACAACATAGCTCTACCTCCAGGAGTGGAAATAGGTGTTATAGTTGTTCCATCGGCACCTGGCTCATCTGGAATAGACCCAACTTTCATAGGGCTGGTTTCCCCAGTATTTATTCCATCAAATCTAACAGTAAATGTAGCACCAGATATGACATCCTCAACATCAAACGTGTCACCGTCGTTAAACTTAGTAACTGTTGCTATCACCTTAAATAAAGATGTTTGCAGATTTGCTTTTTCTGGACCTAATCCAGAAAGGCTAAGTACGCGAGCGTGCGTTAGGGCGTTTTCGTAATCGGTATATCTTACTAGATCTTTTATTTCTGTTTCTTGCCAGCCAAGACTCTTTAGTAAGTCATCACTTCTTATGAAGGTATTTCCATCGGCAGTTTTGACTTTTGTTCTTGCGCCTAATATTCCTGGCAATAAAGCTTTTGTATGATACCTACCCACTACCATTCCTTGATTATACGATAGGCCGGCGTCCATTGGTTGACCATTCTTATTAAGATACTGAACATAGCAGCCATGCTGATCGAGTACATTGTCCCTTAACCATGTCCAACCCCTCCAGGCTAACTGGCCAACGATTGGAACTGCTCTTGCTACGCTTGCACCCACAACTTGCATAATAGTATCTGCCCCTGAAGCCTTACCCTGCCCCTTGCTTTCTATTTCTTGTAGTGCTTTATCTGGGAGACTTAGAGCAGTTTGATTTGCCATAATGTCTTTCATCAATGCGGAAGATCCGTGAGTATACTGGACTCCACCAATCATTTGAGTGCTCAGTGAATCTGCTAGCGCATCTATGGAAATGTTTCCACCCATATTTATTCCAGTGTTTGATGCCATGATATTATCCATGTAGAATCTAGTGTCATTCCTCATGTTTTGCATGCTGAGCCATGAGTGCAGCCATGATGACATGAACCATCTGGATGGATCATTTACAGTAACTAAAGCGTTGGGTGTGACAGTAGTAATGTATCCCATCTCTGAAGTGAAGTGATGCACTACTTGTTCTACTTCAAATATTCCATACATTCTATTATAGACATCAGATAGATATACTAAGTCGTGAGGCCTAATGTCTGGATTGCCGATCAGCGTGAGTTCCCCACCATAAATATCTTTAATTGATTCCTTCAAATGAGATAGTGCTACTCTTCTTGCGGAGAGTTCGTCTGGTGTGCCCTGTAATGTTTTTGCATATCCCCTAAATGATTCTAGCGGGTGCATAAATGGGTGCAGCACTCCGAGGAAACCTGAGCCAACCATATTATCATAATATAACCCAGTCTCTACTGTAGTTTCTGTTTGGCGCTCGGATGGCGCACCCTTATCTAATGCCACGGTGACTGGATTTTTTCCATCTGACACTGCGGTGATAACAGTAGAAACATTATTTAAATTCTCTTGAATTTGATTAGATATAATATGAGAGAAGGAACTTAGGTAATGTATTCTCTGAAATGGCTGACGAATTTCAATTACCGGTTCTCCATATTCTCTAGTGAAAGGATTGTCAACAGCTCTCAATAAGGTACCCGGCCTGCCAAGGGAATAATAAATTGAATCATTCAATACTTTATTGAGGATATGAGCTTGTTTACTAAAGTTTCCAACTTCAGAAAGTGCATATCCCATTTGCATCATACTTAGCTTGAACATACCCAAGAGTGAGCTCAGACCATCCCCAATAGCCCCAAGTATCGGACCTATATTCTCGCTATAAAAATCTCCTATATCTTCATCTAATCCACCGATAAATGTTGAAGAATTACTTCCTTCTCCTTTTGTGCTAACTAATAATTTTAAGAATTTATCATTATTTTTAGCGTACTGGCTATAGGGACTGATGAATGCTTCGAAAACTTTATCTACCGGCTTGAAAGACCATTGCCCATCTTCTCCGCCTCCACCTGGGGTAATAAATCCACGCTTTCTATCCGGTCTGAGGACTAACCAAGCCCTACCGTAACCTGTACTCCAAAGCTTTTGTCTAAATAATCCAACCATTAATAGGAAGAGCTGCTTAGGCGTATTGATCACTTCAGCTAGCTTTATAGCTGCTGCTGGATCATCTTTATTTTCAATTGAAATTGAAAGCGCGTTATTAATTACCTGTGATTCAAAAAAGTTTGATCGAATTCCATCTAGAGATCTAGTGATGACACTATTAAAGTACTGTATTATTCCAGCGTCTCCGCGTATTCCCTTACTTTCGTAATCTATATAGTTTTTTCTAATAAATTCTACAGCTTCTATTCTAGATGAGGCACCATTGAGGCCGACACCAGATCCCAAGTCAGTCGTAGTGTCTGGCGCGTTAAAAAAGTCAGAACCTAAAAGAATAGCCAATTCATCTACTCCTGTGGCGTCTGATCTTCCAACTGTAGAAAGCCCAGGAATGCTGACAATAGATTCTGAGAATTTTTTGAATGGAGTAGTATTAGTTCCTCCTAATATTTTTCTAAACTCTTCAGGAAAAGGATCGGTTGAATCAGCGTCCATGCCATAATGTCTAGTGAATATAGCTTTAACGCTATCGTATGTGTGATAGCCAAATCTAAATTGGTCCCAGATATCGGAAGCTTGACTAAGGGTTCTTCCATTTCCGGCAATCACTGAAACATTGGGGTCATAATTTTCATCATAGAAAGATCTAGCTTCTACTGATGTGCTATCCAATACGGAATAAACTGGAGCAAAGCCTACTCGTCCACTGCCAGTTTCTTCATCTCCTGTTGTATAAAGCTCAGCGTCTAGGCGGTCCCATAGTTTACCTTTATCTAGGGCATCATAATCTAAATCTACAATTGCTTGAAAGTAGCTTGGATCATCTCCGCTTTGAAGAATGTTTCCACCGTATGCATAGTTATATGCAGTGACTTCGGAATTTGTTGCAGAGTATTCCTCTAGTGAGCTATTTTTATCGCCATCAAGCTTAAAGTAATCTCCTACGCTAGGCTGACCAAAATCTCCAGGACCAATTATTTTTGGTGAGGCGGTAAACTTATTAGCATCTCCGTTGTCGTCTATAGCGAAATTACCAAAACCAATAATATAAGAATTTTTATCTGCGTCATTAAAAAATCTTTTTACTGGTGCTGCGCCGGACGAGACAACTCCCAATGGAGTATCGTCAGGGACAAACCCAAAAAAACAATCAACGTCTCGAGGGAAAGTGCTTAGTCCTGTTTCGCCTTCTATTTTTTTTAGGATAGAATTTTCAAGGCCTACTCCATCATGCAGCGAGAGATTTGCCCACGCTGGCAAGGACTCCGCTAACTGGCTGCCATCTATAGTTATTTTGTCGTCTACTGTAGAAACAAAAGTGCCTAAATACCACGCAGCATCGGGGGACACAACTGCCTCAACGTCATCGTCACCTTCTCCCCATAGGAAATAAGCTGGAGCACAAACGACTGCCCTTCCTGTTAAGGGGCTGAATACAAGTACTTTTCTTTTCTTATAATCTGCGGCGCTACCGTATAGATCTTCGAATCCATATACTTCTTTAAATCTTTCCAAAGAGGCGTCTACTGCATCGGGCTTGTATGGCCATCTCATTGCTATGTAAAATTGCTCTTCTTCTGCGGTGGCAGGAGATCCCCACTCCTGGTAGGATATGGGCTGACTTAACTCATACTCAAAACTAAAATCATCTTTATTTTCTTCAGTCGAAGCTTTTGCACTATTAACTAGCACAAATTCCTTGGGTCTACCTTGTGACTCGACCGATGGCAACGGCATTCTGCTGTATGTCGTTTGACCTAGACCAATTAAATCAGAGACGCTTGAATCAACTGCTGCCATAAAACTAGCAAAACCCAATGGTCTATCTAGCTCTAAGATGCCGGAACTAGGCTTTATGGTAATTCCTGTTTCATTTAAAAATTCTGCTTCCAATTGAAGAAAGTATATAAGATTAGCAGAAAGTGCAGCTCCGCCTATTGAAAAAGATTTTGAGTTAGCTTCGCTAATTCGTTCCTGTAGATTTTGTTTGCTAGACATATTTGACAATTGTGCTTCATTACTTTCACCATCTTCAAATGAGTCTACTACTTTAGCGGCAGCGCTGACGGGGTTGAACCAGCCGAGAAAATTACCTCCAACACTATCAACAACTCTAGATAGTGTTGATGCCTGATTGCCACTAATGTCATCTACGTAATTGCCGAATAATCCACCATCTCTAACTTCGTAAGACTTTTTGTCAAGAACTGTAGCTTCTGATATTGTATAGTACGGGTATTTAAATCTTGGGGGAATATTATCTAATTGCCTATGGTCCACACTTAGGCTTGCATAGGTCTTCTCTCCGTCAATTGGTAGGTGGAAGCCCATCTTAACCCTACCAATACTGGCAGGTAGTTGAGATAAAACAATATCATTTCCATCACTATCTTTACTAACTCTTTTCGTAGCTAACTGTGAATTAAAGTTTAGTAATTTTCCTGTTAGCCTTTCTGTGGGAGCGTATATTCCAGTGGAAGAAGCTTGATCTTTTGCAAGCGCAGCCATAACATCGCTAAGCTCTGAAGACCTTTTGAAAGCTTCATAATCAGCCATTGAGTTTGACTGCCTATTGATATTATTCATAATCGTTTGAATATCTTCATCAGGACTTCTATGCTTTGGATAGCCCGGAAGGTCTAATTCATTAGCTTTCTTCACACTTGGGAAGCCCGTAGTGACTGGCACTACGCCAGAGGTATATAACCAATGCGGCTTTCCATAAAAAATGGTAGACCTATCTTCAAAAGGCCTAACTGCTACTATATAATTTGGTAACAGCCTTGCACATATCTGGAAAAGGTCCCATACAGTTCTCATATATGTTTGTGCGCGGAATGACACTTCATCGAATCCACTTAAGTCATCATCGGCATTGGGTGCAATGATTCCCATTGTCCTAAATACGTTAGTGCCACCCCTTCCTCTCAGTAGACCACCTAGGGCTGCGCCTCCCGTCAGTCCTGCGACAACATTGACTCCTGGTATGGCAGCAATTCCGGCTGCGAATCCGCCCAGTAGAGCATTTTTTACGGCTCCCGCTCTCCCTTCTGCTGAAACTAACTTGTTATCTTCAACGACGGAATCTATGGTATTACTGGAAGATACTGAACCATTTTGAGCCTCTGCAATTAATCTATTCCATGATCTATCTGTGCCAGCTTCTAAATATCTTTGACCAGCTAAAGTTTTAGTATCGCTTTCCACTAGGGATGTCGCTGTTGACCAACCGTCATCTAAATCTCCGCCTAAGAATTGTGCAAATCCCGTTCCATTTCCAGGATAAATATTTCTTTTATATAATTCAAGATCTACCTCTGCGCAAAAGTTGGACATTAGTTGTCCCATACTTGTCATTATGGTGCCGTCTCCAAAAAATGTACTGACGGGATTTCTTTGGAATATATTTGTTGATAATTTAAATGTTGCTGCATTAGCTGCTCCGCCCAAATCGCCTTGTCCCGCATTGGAGTAGGCATTGGAAACAACATTTCTCAGTCCATCGGCTCTTTGTTTTTCAACTTCGTTAATTGGTTCATATAGCATTGTGCCGAAGTGTCTAATTCCAAAACGATTTTCGGAAAATATAGTTCCATTTGTCGCTCTAGCTAAAGCCTCTCTTGTTCTGGATGCGCCCATACTCAAAAGTCTAACCATTAAATCTCTTGGTTCAGAAAGATACATTCCAGTATCTACTCCACCATCAATTTTTCCAGAGTCACCTTTTTTATTTGTTGAGTTAACAACAGCGCCAAGTTCAATTGCGTCAGATTGGGCAGTAACAGTAACTATCTCTCCCTCTTCAACGTTGGTTATGACTCCGTTAAACAAAGTTTGCAAGGAATTTGGATTTGATCCATAGCCTCCCCTGAGGTGAACTCTAACTCCTGGCTTTAATCTTATATTATTAATATCAACTACGTAGTCATTTCTCATTCCTGAGACAATATTTTTAGCTATATTTAAAGTTCGGTCCAAGATAGCACTAATTCCGTCTATAGAGTTCAAGGGATCGCTATTAAAATCGTCATTTCGCGCATTAAATATATCTGTAGATGGGCGTGTTGTTAGCTTTGAGTACATATTCGAAACTCTTAGTATTAGCGTATCTCCTAGTAAATCTTCAGATGATACAACTGAAAAATCTATAACAGATTGAAGACCATAGAAATTATCAAACAGTTTGACTCCTGCGAACATTCCCCCTTCGTCTATTAGCCATAGCATGTAGGTCGGAAATGCTCTAAGCATGCGCCCTGATATATCCCTGTACTGAACATCATTTAACATCTTTTCCATATGATTATTAAATGAGCCGTCGTAAGCTTTTTGATATTCGGACAATGGCTGAGCTCCACTAATTCCAGTCAAAGATTTATCACAACCAACGTCTGGAGTTTGCATGTCTTTCGTGTAATTGCTTTCAATTTTTTTTGCGCCATCAGATTCAATTGTAACATTAGTTCCATCTGCAGTAAGATAAAATCTTCCATTATCTTTATTTATATATCCGAAATGGGACCCCAAAGCGGTATACATAATTGCAGGTAGCTCGCTAGGATCATCTACCTCTGGATTGCCCAGTGGCATCAAATATATCATTTTATGAAATTCAACTTCGTCTGGATCAAAACTGACAAATTCCTCTTCGGCCAGTTTGCTGGTCGCTAATATAGTTTTGATCATATTTTCTGTTTCCCCGTTTGTCACTCCCACATTTCCTATGAGAAATGGTGATCCATTAATTTCTTCGAAAAGTGGGTCCCCTTCAGAGGATTGCGAAGCTAAAAATATAAAATCAGTTAATAAAGTATTTTTTGAAACGTCAGCGTTTGCTTCGTTGATTACTTCTTGAAAGATAGAAACAAAATTATGTGGACTAATTCCAGATTGATTTACGTAGTCTATTATTTCGTTAATTAAATCTTCATTGGTCTGTACCCTTGCATCTACTGCAGCTGCGTTAGCTACGTTAGTTGTTGAATATCTTCTAAGAAAATTTCTAATTGTATATTTTACAGATTCTTTTTTTTGTGCTATTTCATTATCTGATCCCTGGAAGAAACCATCAGAGCTATCAAAAGTGAAATTTTTAGTTAAATCTATCTGAGTAGTGGTATTATTTATGATATCGCGATCAAACATTTCAAAACTTCTAAAATAGAAATCTGGATCTAGATTGCCAACAATATCTCCTTCCTTATTTTTGACGCCCAATGGAAGGTCTGGATAGGCATTGAATGATCCCCATAGCTGCTTGATTCTTAGGAAGGGGTTTCTCTTTGTGCCAAAATGCTCAATTAATTCTGTCTGTTGCTTTGAGGATATTTTTTCTCTTTGTTGTTGGAATATGTCAAAGTCTACCAAGCTCAACTGCACTGCATAAACGTGAGGAAAGTTAGGTATGGTGTCAACCTTATAGTTAAGGGGAAGAACATATTTAATTCCGCATAAAGCTGTTATGATATTTTTTATTCCCAAAAATCCTATAACACCAGTAGAATGCTCAAGCCTAGCTAACGCATTAGTGTGATCAAATACTGATCTAATTTTTAATAATTCTTTTTCGCCAAAAACAGTCATCGATACATTAATATAGCTGTCTTTTCCTCCAATGTACTGATAACTTGGTTCGTCTTGCATTTGGATCTGTAGCTTTGCTAGATTATTCCCCATTGATATACTAACGCCATTTACTATGGCGGTCTTTGGGTCAAGATCTACTCGATTCATTGGAACTTCCCACTCATTGAAGTGGTAGTCTCCATCTTTTAATCTTGTTGCTTCCATCATATTTTTGATGAAGCCGTCAGTAAAAAATCTTTCATACATATTGACTTGAAAGGCTTCAGTAACTTGCTGTGCAATTTTTGCTCTATCTGGCTCTACTCCAGCGCTTTTAGTCTGTCTGACAAATTCCTCATCAATAAGTTTTTCTAAAATAGTTCCAGACGAACTAGCTTTAAGGTGAAGGTCTTTTTTGATATTGTTCAAACTGCCCTGAACTAATACTCCATTTATAAAGTATGACTCTGCCGTACTTTCATACTGTGTAAAATAACCATTTACCCCGCGAAGCTCTATCTTTTCTTGATAATCTAAGAACCACCTTTTTTGTTCATTATCTAATCTTGTATCGTTATTGGATATAAAGGATTGCGCTAGGTAAAGGTAAACTTTTTTATATTCATCAGTAGTCGAGATGCCAGCTGTCAGAATATCAATTGCTTGTCTAACCATATTCTTAACAGATTTTGGAAAGTTTGATTCGGTAGCCATTGAATCAATATCTTTAATATCTTTTATTAAAGGAGTCTCTAAAGTTCTTTCTATCCCAAATGAATTAAGAAGTTTATCCCATAGCCCAGAAGCTGTATCGTTTAATATTTTTTCTTGTTCACTTCTAAAGGAAGTGTTGTCTGGTAAGAATATTTTTGTCTGTGTCTCAGCCGGAGTAAATAAAGTTATATTACTTCCGTCTCTCCATTGAGTAATTATGTTAGTCTCTAAAACGTCATTTTCAAAAGAATTTTTTCTTTCGATTTCAAAATCTTCCCGCTGTTCCATCAAAGTAGATACGTCTACGCCTATATGTGTTCCATAGTCAATCACATCCACATTGGCCGTGTCGGAAACCTTACTGTCAGACGTCTTCAATAAGAAGCTTTCGTTAACATATCTGTGCATTTCTCCAGCGGCTTTGCCCATATACTGACGATACTTACCCCAGTGTATTGCCTGATTAAAATCTTTTAGCATCGGTAAGAATGGCTTGTGATTAAAGTGCACCATTTCCAAATCAATAACTAGAGCGAATGGATAATTTGGAACTGTTGATACTGACATATTAGAAAGTCCAACGGCAGTGATTCCATGTATTGAGTTAAGGTATTGATTCTTTACTGGTAGTATTGGCGAATATTTAAATGCTGCGACTAGACCTCTAAGGGAAGAAAGAAATTTATCTATTTTCTCTTCGTCATGTCCACCTTTTTTGAAGTCAATCTTAAAGCTTTCGTCTAGATTTATTGACGCTGCGTCATCTATGGATAAGCCCCATATCTCTTCATAGTTAGGAAAGAAGAGCCGCATAGAAATAATGGTTTCTTTGTAACCTGCGTTAAACTTAGGAGTATTTTTTTGTCTAATGGCTCCACCAGTTAATGATCCTGTTTTGTAATTAGAATTAACACTAATTGAAATCGGAGGAACGTAGAAGTTTGCTGCACCCAATCGAAGATGGAACATGTCTGGTTTTCTAGGTGGAATGTTTTCTCTAAAGGGAAAATCTTCAATTGCCTTTTTAATTTGTTGTGCGGTATTTTTTATCTGAAAAGCCAAGGTAAATATTGGCCTATTATCTTTGGTGACTCCAAAAGCTCTTTCCAATGATATAATTGCATCAGCCTCATTGTTTAGCGTGTCTTCTGCTCCACCGCCTTGACCATTATTGGAATAGTCCCCGACTACTGCTAGAGCATCAAAGACAAAGGTAACTAGGCTCGGAAAATAATAATTAATTATTGAAAATGATATTGGATCTCTTTGAAGGTTGTAAACTACTTCACTCAATATTGTTAACCACGGCGTATCTATTGCCGGATCAATATATTCATCCATTGATGTTTTAGCTGTTGCAACACTCTGCAGTCTTTTTTTTGCAAAGTTGCTAATTTCGTACGCGAATGACGCTAGGTACAGAAGTCCACTAGACTCTAGCTTAGCATAAACTGATTTAGAAGATGCCTCATCCAAGCTTGAGGCAAGAGAGTTTAAGGAAAATACCCTACTAGTCGTCCCTTGAGCGTTGGCATCTGACACATAATCTTGACCTCTAGTCTCAGTAAAGTATCTACCTATTACTCCATTGATATCATTAGTCTCATTTACTGGATCGCTCCCGTATACATTATGTAAAAATATTTTAAATTCCGCTAAATATTCTAAGGTCAATTCGCCTTCAGTGTTGCCATCACTTAGTTCTTCATCTTTTTCTGATGTATTTATTTTTTCCGTTTGCTCAAGAGCAGCTAATTCCTCATCAGTTATTCCGTCTTCACCTATATAACTTTTCCAGATATTAAGCCTGTCAAGAATAATTGACTTAGCTGTTTGCATTGTGATTTTTTTTGGAGAATTGTTAGGTAAGTAGGCGTAAAAAAACCAACTTAATGCTTCAGATAGTGTTGGAACATTTATGGTAGCATACCCGAAATTAACTGCCCATGTCTGAAATGTTTCAAGTACAAATTCTAAATTTGAATCTTTATCTAAAACTTCGCAGTTTGCCAAACGAAGTATTGACAAATAGGCGTACTGGTCGCCTGTGCTTTTGAAGTCATCATCAATTGCATAAATAAGGGCTTTTCCAGCTTGATTGTTATCGTAACCAATTATATCCGGATAATATCCTGGCAAAATTAAGAACGCGTACATATCGTTTTCATCGAAGCCCGTAATATCTTCAATTATTGAATTAATACGATCTTCATCTTCAGATAGATACTTTAAAAGATCTTTTGCTATTGGATTAATTGCCATTGCGCTTTCCTATTTAAACATCATATTGTTACGAATAATAGTTCTAAGTCTATCACTTGAAGAATCTTTCATAGTAATAGAACTATAGTTATCTATTATACTAGACTTTGTTTCTCTTTTGAATGAATCTAGAGTAAAACTTTGTTTTTTTGTTTGCAGGTCTTTATTGTATCTGGCTTGCTGATGTCTTTTTCCGCTATATCCACTGCCATTCATCTGGATATGCGTACTTGGAGCATTGTCTAGCCCCTCTTTGGAGTACTTGATTTTGTCAGATTTTCCTGATGACTCCATTTTTTGGCGCGATTCACCAACAACATTTTGCGATGGAGTTTTGCTTGAGACTATCTTTGCTGCGTACTTACTTGCCGTTAAGGATCTATGAGACGTATCTTTGGGTTGTTTAGCAGCAGCACTTAATGCTTTATTTTGGTCCTTGACATTTAAAATCATATACATTTAACCTTAATAAGATCGGGCTATCGATTGATATGGGTCTCTTGCCACATCCGGGATTCTATTATACATAGTACTGTTAATACTCCCATTAGTGAGTCCCGATGCTGCTGCACTAAATTTTTGTATTTGGTCCCTATCGCCAAATAGGGAGACCTTATAATTCATGCCCGCAGTAAAGCCTTGACCTCGTGCCTGTGGAATTTCTGACATTCTCTTTGGATAGTCGGACTCATAAGCTGATCCTCCTGGCAAAAGGGGTGGGCCGGACATGGCTTCCTGAGTGTGATCTTTTTTGTTTTGATATAAAAAGCTAGCTGCTATAGCTATTCCAGCACCTATGGCTGCATTGCGGACTCCGGGTTTGGCGAACTGCTCTGCTAGATATTGTTTGTTCATTCTTTTGTACATCGATTGTGAGGCAGTTGATTTCTTTACCTGCGACAGGTCCCTAAGGGTGTCTGCAACAACTCCTGGAGTTGTTTCTGTTATATCATCTGCGGAAGAAAGAATTCTACTTGAAGCTAAATCTCCATTTAAGAAGGCTGCAGCTTCCTTGTCTGCCTGTGCATTCAATTCAAAGGCAGTTTTATTTCTTAGCGCTCTAGCTATTTGCTGTTCTTCCATAGTGCCTGCCCCTTCCTCGGCCTGGCCTTTTATGATTGATGAAATAACAGAAGAAGTTTTGCCTGTTCCAAAAAAGTCATCTGCAAAATCTAAGTCCAGCGCATCATCCATGATGCCTGCCTTTTGAGTATCGGACATATTGCCAAAAATGTCATCGACGTATTGTCTTAGTTGAAGGTTCTTAGTTGACTTTTCGTATATAGCCTTTTGATCTGACATTTGCATATACCTATGAAAGAGATTAAGGCTCTCATTGTCTATGTTTGTTGATGAGTCTGGAAGTTTTGTAAAAAACTCTGGAGCTATTTTTCTTCTTAATCCGCCATATTGAAGGGCGCTAGTTAGTTCATACCCAGATATGCCCATTGATTTTTGCACGTCTTGAAGATTTCTTAGTAAATTATCTCCCAGTTCTATTTTTTTTATCTCTAATGCTATTTTTGATGATTCTGCAAAAGAGCCACTTTGTATTTCGTCAGCTAAACTTTGTACTGCTTTTATTCTTTCTTGATTTTCGTCTAATATTTTTTCTGCTGCAATTCGTGATCTTTCGCTTGTCCTGGAGACTAGCTCTTGTTCTTGACTGATTTGCGCATTTCTTCCCAGTTTTGCCATGGCTTCTAGGTAATAGTTTGAAGTATTAGCTACGTCTACTATCTCAGAGAGTGATCCTTTTGCTATAATTCCTCTGGCCCTTAAAACTTTTTCTACTTCGTCATATTGTTGAGATTCTACGGCTTTATTAATGTCAGTTACATCTGCAGCGTTGTCTGCCTCCAACATCCCTGCTGATAAACTTCTTGCAAAATTTATAAGATCATTCTTATTCATTTTTTTACTAGTTAAGAAAGCTTCATCGAGTACAAGGGCCTTACGTGGATCCATTGGATCCATTCCATCAAGTTTGTGTTTTTGCCTTAAGTAACCAAACATTTTTCCATACTGTTGCATTGTTTTGTCGCCAAAATCATTTAGGTTAGTTTCTTTTCCGTATAATTCTTTTAGTACTTTTACTCCCAAGTTTGGATCTCCATTTGCAAGCTTAGTAGTTTGCCCCAACAGCATTCGTCCAGATGTAAAAGTTTGCGTCATGTCAATGACGGTTTCAGCTGGAGTAAAAGCTAACATTAGCTTCTTATTTATCAAGTCCTCTTGTATGCCAGGAATTGTCCCCAGCATGTCTTCCATCTGCCTTAGGCCATGTCCAACCACAGTAGCTCTATTAATGTACTGTCCAAGGATGTTTGTATTTTCTATTGCTGAGTCAATACTCTTATTTATGAAAGATTTTCCTAGTGCAATACTTTTTTGTTCAGGGCTAATATTTAACGCATTGACTGTCTTATAAAACTTATCTGATAAACTTTGTATTTCCCTATCGGCGTCTTCAAGATCAACTCCGCCTAAATTTAAACGATTTTTTCTTTGATCTTTTAATTCTTTCGTCATCTGTTGAAGTTGACTTTTTTGCGATCTACTTATCAGGCTCATGCTATCTAGACTTGATAAGACTTCTTGTTCGAGTGGCATTTCTGCCACTTCTGCCACTAGCCTCTGGAACCCAAGTGACATTAGTCCTGGATCTTGGTCACCTAAAGCGATTAATTTTGTTGCAGAGAAATGAGTAACTCCTTCTGTGCCATCGTCTAAAGTTCCAAAAACTCCTAATTTTTTAAAAAAGTTTTTATTAAAATCTCGCATTCCGCCAGTTCTAACACCATTGTCGAACTTAGCGCCGCTTAAGATGTCATTAACCTCAATGGTTAATTGTTCAATTGTACCCATCATTGAACTATTTATGACATCATCTGAAACTCCAGATCCGTCAAATGCCATTTTTAATCCAAGAAATTTAGAATCTCCTTTAGCCATCTCATCCAAAGTCTTCATAAAGAATCTATTGCCACCAAAAATTTCACGATAGCTTTCTATGTCCTCAAACCTAGTAAGGCCAATAACTTCGCCCATTGAAGTAGGCTGACGGACCATGGCGGCACCTAGTCTGCGCTTACCTTCAGACATATAGGTTCCAAGTATAGGCAATCCCTTATCGTCTAAGTCGAAACCTCCTAGTGCATGATAGAACTTTCTAATGTCATCTTCATGAAATAAAATATTATGATTAGAAACTCTGAACTGCGCAATCTGTGCGGAAATTTCATCGCCAGCTTCACCTATCGTTACCTTAATCGGCTTTCCTGATAATATCTTTGTTGGGTCAATGTCAATTGACTTTCCTGATAGCGTCTTTCTTCCAGTAGTTCCAGTCATTGCATTTGCTTCCGAGTTAAGAGCAAATCTATATACATCACCAACCACTGGAAGTCTCTGCCCATTTTTTGTTTTATACAACTCAGCTTCATAGTATTTTTTTAACAGATTTAAATATTCTGGAGAATCATTAATGCTTATACCACTTCTATGCAGATCTAAGATTCTTTGCGCAAAGTCTCTATTTAACATTTTTGAAAATTGCTGAGGTTCCGCAAACTGTTCAATATCTTGTTGTGCAAGTTTTTTAATCCCCTGCAAAACTTCACTGTTATCGGTTAAGCGCCCACTTTCCAATATCCCCTTAAATTCATCTAACACATTTCTTGAGTACTTGCTGGATATTGCTATATCTTCTGTGTTTCCAAATATTGCGTCATGGAAAGAAGCCAACATTGGGTCCGTGTACACTCTAGAAGTGGATTCAGCTAGTCCGCTTAGATTTAATACAGGAGTACCTGCTGCTATTCCTGTTTCTTTCTTTAATCCACTAATTGATGTTATGATTCCATACTTCTCAAATCTTTTTGAAAAATTTTTAAATTGAGCCGCTGACTTATAAGAGTAATCAACACCGCCAATTCGCACAGAACCTCTAACCGTACCCTGAGATAAACCTATGGCCTCTCCGTCTTTTATATTTAGCTCAGATAACTGCCTTCTTAATTCAACCTTACGAATCATTGATTGTTCATCCCTATTTTGGGTTAGACTCCCCAATTCTTGGTGCAAGGTTTTTCTTAATTCACTTGCAAATTTTGTATTGATTAACGATGAACCATCTCGACCTTTCTCCAACTCATCTAGCAGGCTCTTAATAACTCCGCTTGTTTCATCATCAATTAAACTTGAATTGTTAGGGTCGTTTAGGAACTTTTTTATTTCATTGGTGCCGAATATGCCCTTATCGGAGTCATTCTTTCCGTCTCTAATAATATCTTTTACGAGATTTTCTAGTGAATTAAGTATTTTTGTTTTATCTAAATTTGACGTCGGTGTTGTCCGAGATTTAATTATTTCATCTAATACATTATTAACATAACTGCTTGCTTCTTCAACCGCTGTTCCGCCACCCTTATACTGAAAAGATTCTTCCATAAATGCTCTTACGTCAAATTGCTTTGTGCCTAGGGCAAAGTTCTTAGCGGTGTCCTGATCAAAGCCTAAGGCTATTGTCTCAAACACATTGTCCATAGCAAGAGTGGCTTGTGATAATTCATCCATTATTCCTTTAGGCCCAAAAACTGTAGGCTTGCTCAGGAACGATTTCATGAGGTCTCCGGATATGGAAATATCTCTTGGAGAAAGAACACCTTTTAATCTTTTTGGAAGCTTTGCAAATAATTTAGATAAGCCTTCGTTTCCACCTTTTAATGCTTTATCTAATTCGTCTGGAGTGAACAAAGGTCTTCCGCCTTTGGACATTGCCTCTAGGGTTTCCTCCATTGACAATACTCGATCACCTTGGCGAAGACTAAGAGCCATTCCACCCTCATCGGTAGGAAATATTAATCCAGCCTTTTGATTTTTCATGTCCTGAAGGAATTTTCCAATACTTTCAGAGCCAGCTTCTGCTTTATGAATTTTGATTTGAGCACCGTATTGCTGATCTCCAGTCAACCCTAATGCTTCATTAATATCCATGAGCACCTGCCCGTAACCCCTGTACGTGGAAGGGCCAAGAGTTCCTGGCTCGATATTTACTAGCTCAGTCAATCCAAAGCTAGATACATGCTGCGCAACCTCTTCTATTGAATCGGATACGAACTGTGCTGATTGGCCTGCCTTTAGCCTTAGGGGGTCAATGTAGGTTGATTTAAATTTTAATTTTCCGTCAACATCAACAACTTCTATCAATCCTTTTTGGCCAAGATAGCTTTTACTTAAAGCCTGTTTGGCTAAAAGTAATCGTCTCTCCCTTGGCATGGGAGATAGGTATGACTGAATATAATCAGATACAGACATTATCTAACACCGGCATTAATATCAATTTGCTCCGATCCAAAAGGATTCATAACTGGGATAACAGACCCTGATACTCCCATGCCACTCATGAGTGATCTCAATCTTGATGCGGTGTCCGTTTGAGATCCAGATCCACCACCAAATCTAGGATAGCTAGGATTAGATAAACTAGCTTCCTGTAGCTGTTGAGGATAGTAACCCATCTGCGACATTTCTAGACCCATGCTTTGACCAATTTTTATTTTAACTTGATCCATACTAGTGTTTGGGTGCCAACCCTCCCAGCTTTCATCTGGTAGTTCGTGTCTAGCAAAGTAGTCAGTTAACTCTGGCCTCTTCTCTACATCCATACCCCAGGCTGCTTCATATATTCTTCTTTCAAGCCTTCCTGCTGTATCTAATATTCTTTTTCTTTCCTCTACGGGAGCATTAATCATGGCTTTAAAATGTTCTCTTTTTCTTTTGGGTATAGATAGAGAAAGCGATTCTACATCAGTTCCATATTTTCCTGAATTTATATCTTCTATTGGAGCGCCGTACATTGTTCTCTTAGCCGCCGATTCATACTGGAAAGCTGCTCCCTTATCTCCAGCCATGTTAGCCATCTTAGCTAATCTAGTATTTTTAGTATAATTTAAAATGTCTGCATATTCTTCTAACGCAAGTTCTTTCTTTCTCGTTCTTGGTATAAACTTTTCTCCAGTAATGGCCTCATTGGCCGAATGCAATGATGAGACGGTAAGCCCTGTTATTGCTCCTAATGTGGACATCACCAATTTACCCTTAGAGGTTTCTCCGAAAAATGAACCAGCTACTGCTAATGCAGCTGTTGCAGATATAGGATCTCTATTGCCAGCCTTATTTATCATTGGGGCTATGAAACTTTCAAAAGGTCTTTGCCATTCTGGGAAGGTTGCCCCGTATACGTTATTTCTTTCCCAATCCTCAGTTGCAGTTTGTTTGTTTACAAACTTCTTATTAATAAAAGTGTCTTTATGGGCCAGCATTTCGCCCATTCTGCCAAGAGCATGTACATTTGGATTAACGCCCATTTGCTCTGGAGTACTATTCTTGTATTTATATTCAGTAAATTCTTTTTTCTGTTGTAATGACGCTGATCGTTCTCTGAGTTCTTGAACTTTTAATTTATCTGCGGGGCCGTTCACCATCGAGTCTATGGTTTTATCTAGCGATCTGAATTGCTTTGAATACGGGGCAACATCGCCAAGTATCTTATATTGATCCATAACCCCATAGCGACCAGAGGCATCGGAGCTGAGTCTATTTAGTCTTTCATAGGCTACTCCTGGTAGTCTAAGTTCTCCTTCTGGGACTTTTGCAAACGGGTCACCCGTGGTAAAGTCAGTAAAGTATTCTGACCCAGGAAGAAATGGATACTGTCTTCCCATTGTATTCTTAATTGGGTTTATATAATCAACGCCAGATCTTTCTTTGGGTATAAATCTTCTTGTTATTTCGGAAAACTCGATAGAACCTATTTGGCCTCCGCCTAACATAGGCACGTCCCCCAGGCCTCCTAGGTTCAGATCCCAAAATTGTCTTCCAGTTCCATACGCTTTAGAGGCTGATTGTAATACTGATCTTTGAGGTGCAAAATCTCTTTGGCCTAATCCAAAACTTTCTCGCACACTGCTTGCTGCGAAACCATAAATTCCTAACATTTCTTGAGCCCTATATCCAAATTCTTGTGCTTGGATTTGTGGGTTACCAACACTCAATGGACTGCCAGCAGGTACGATTCGTTGGGGCATAATTCCAGATACTTTAGGTGGGCCATAAGCCATCTGCATGTATTGATTATTTATACCTGATATTGTATTTCTAGTTTCATTTCTTGCGGTGTTAAGGGATCCAGCCCTTCCTGCTAACATTGCGTTAGAAGACGCCTGTGCGCCGTTTGGAGGGCCTCCAAAGCCTCCCATGGTCATTCCACCAGCAACTCCGCCCATACCGCCAAAAACGCCACCTCTGCCGTTAATGTATGGGTCTGCATTATATGCTCCAGACTGACCAGCCGGTGCATAGTTAGCTAGGCCTGCTGCCACTTCCTGTTGGTGCATCATCGTTTGAGGTTTCAGTATTTTACCGACAGTAGCATTTAAGGCTGGAACAAGAGGTCCGAATGGTCCACTGAAATATTCGCCAGATACAGGATATGGCCTATCTTCAAAATGCTTTCGCTCATAGCGATATGGATCAAATGGCCTAAGCGGAGAAATATCAGTATGGAACAATGCTCTTTCTATTGGGCTCCCCATATTATCTGAGGTAAACATTGCTCCAGCTTCTAATTTTCTGTATATACTTGGGCGGTAGTACATAATTTTTCCACCCATAAATGGAGTATTGCCTAACGGCCAAAACCGGCCTTGCCTAATAGCAACTTCGCCCTCAAATAATTGTTCTTTCTTTTCTTGAAAATTCATTCCACCGGGAGTAATGCCAGAACCAAGAGCTTGCAGATTTCCTACTGCTTTAGCAGCTCCGCCGATAAAGAATGGCGAGTAAACCCTTTCTCCCCTATCGTCCTTTTCATTGACCATGCCACCGATAGTTCTATCGACGGTCATTACTCCTAAGCCAGCGCCATAAAGTGGTAGAACTCTTTTGCCCACCATTCCACTTGTAAATAGACCTATGGGAGAACCATATTGTGAGACATTAAGCTGTAAGCCAATAGTTCCAAAATATTTATTTAATCTTTCAATGCTATGCGACATTGCCGTAGATGCGCTGGAGTAGCTTTCTACGCTACTGTAGGTATTAATTCCTAGTGCGCTTTTAACAGCGCCATATGGATTTTTGGCAAAGACGGTTCCAAAGGTTGGAACTAGAAGAGTGTCAGTTGCTGGACCCATAGCTGACCCAAGAGCATCACTAGATGATTCCGATATTCGGTAGGGGGCTGTGCTAAGTCTTGGATAAAGTGCTTTTTTGATTAATCCAGACTTTCCTACTTCTCCTATTCTTTGTGAGGTTCCAGTGACAAAAGGATCCAGTAAACCTTCAGCGCCCTTAAGAGTCTCTGCAGTGTTTCTTAACGCTCCTCTCTGTACTGCCAATTCGCTCAGTCCAGCTTTATTTGCTCTCATGGAACTTATATTGAATAGCGTAGCGAGTCCGGCGGCTTGTGCTTCTGCTAGCTGGCCAGGTGGCAGTTCTTTAGCCATTGCGGTAAGAACATTGTTTAGCTCAATGAAAGTATTGGAGAAATTTTTTCCAGCTGCCCCAGCTGAGCTCGATGCTAGTAGCTCATTTCTTTGAATTAAATATTTATATAACTCGTCCTTGAGTGCATCTTCTCTTGTTAAGATTGTCGGGCTTGTAGATCTAATATGAGATCCTGAAAGTAGGTCATCTTTTTGTAGCAGATTTTGGATCCTGCTACCCGCCTGCTCCAGCGTCTGAGTTTCGTATCCCATTTGTCTTATTCTTGAAGCGTCGTGAAACCTTGCCTGAAGAACGTCGTTAGCAAATTGCTGAGTATCTTGAACATTATTAAGAGAAGAAACTCTTCTACCATTAAATAATCCTATGCCAGAATCCTCAAGGCGCGTCATTACTCTTCTTGGGAATGGATTTTTGAAGGATTGATTTCTGAAGTTTTCAAATGCACGCAACATTTGGCCTTCAGTAATCATTTCCTGTCCAGTGCCGGGAGATATACCTGTAACTGCGCCAGTATCATCTGCGAAGTTTAATTTGAACTGCTTACCCTTGGCTTCGACTGTTTCATTCTTAAGAAGACGCGCAAAAAAGGCTGGGTTTTCTGGATCAGTTTTTCTTTTTGCAAATCTTGACAACATGCGCCCAATTGAATTGGGTTGCTCATAATCAACGTCAAACTTCTGCCTGAGGGCCAGTTCTCTTTCTGGACTAACTCCAAGCCTCTTTAATAGATTTGATCTATTTTTACCATCAGCAAATTCTAATTCATTAAGCGATTTAGCCTTACCCTCTGAGGCTGCGTTTCTAGCAGACCTTGAGAGCATTTCGTTACTTCTTCTTGAGAGTGGCCTATAAAAACCTTGTAGTTCTTTTGCTTCGAATTCACCCGTAAGCGATCCCTGCTTAAAAGCCATTACATTGCTTTTACTTTTACCTCCACCATATGATAGATAAAAATCTGCGCCTTGTTCTCCCTTGGGAAGGAATGGTTGAGATATCTTGCCCTGTTGTATTTGAAAAAATGTACTTCCTGACATTTCATCAAATGAACCCTTTCCAAGCATTCGTGCTGGGTTGAAGTTGACTATGGGAATTTTTAAATCATTAGCTAAAAAGTTACCAATGTTTGATACAGATTGTTTTAGTCCAGAAAAATCTAATACATTTCCAGATCGAGTAGTGTACATACCTTTCATTACGGAAACGCTAGATGATGTAGTGGTCGGGTCTGCTAACGCCATCCTCTTAGAGATTTCACCAAGTGCGACTCGTTCGTCTGCCCCAAGCCCCGCAAACAGACCTTTGCTAACTCCTTCATCTAGGGTCATAGCTTTTAGTCCGAATACATTAAAGCCACCACTAAATATACCCGTACCTATTTGTTTTTCTCTAACTAAGAAACTTCTTAGGCTGTCTAAATTGTCGGTATCTAAACCTCTTTTTCCTAACCTTTCAGCCAGTACTGCATTAGATACTTCTCTGCCGTTTGCATCTTTTAGATTAATGCCTAATCTCTGTGCTGATCTTTTAATTAAAAAATCTTTTTTAGAAACTGATAAATTATTTAAATCTGCAAAGTCTTCAAAGTTTGCTTTTTTAGTTTTTAGAACTTTTGACGCTGCTCGAGGAATTCCATTCTCTAGTACAGAGTTCCATCCCTTTTCTGCCTTTGACATTATCGCGGCTTGAAATTCTTTTCCTTCAAATATTCTATTAGTATTTTCTATAGATGTTTTCAGGGCGTCCGTACTAAGAAAGCCTCCCTCAATCGGATCATCTACTGTTGTTGAAAATCTTTTTAATATTTCATCAAAAGCGTCGTCGCCCTCTTTTATGATTTTAGTTTTGCCAATAGTTATTTTTCTGCTAGTTTCCGTAGCTGAACTACTAACACTTATATCATCTATGAATTTTCCTAACGTTTCAGAAAATCCCTGTCGGCTAGAGTTAGGTGTTAAATCTAATATTTGCTTTTGAAGTAGCTTCTTATATTCTACCTGCTCTATTGATCTATGGAATTCTGAACCACTAAACGACTTACTTCCAACTCCTCCGCCTCCAGTATTAGCTATCTTATTAGCTAGCCTAGATGTACCGCTAGAAAAGTTTGCTTGCACAGACTTAACTATGCCGACTAGGTCATCGGATGTCATTCCATCTTTACGTAGTGCCCCGCCCTTACGTAGTGCTGCATCAAAGCTTAACGCTTTATTTACTACGTCATATCCAATTCCAGTTTCTTTGAATTTGTTTACACCCTGATTGACTGCTCCGCCGACTCCCCTTAGTCCGGGTATTAGATCTACATAACCAAAATTACCATCTGCCCCATCACCAAACGCTAACCTTCGACCAAATATAGCAGCCCTCTTTAAGGTATTATCATCTGCAGAGTTCGCTAAAGCCTGTCTAGCGTTGGTATTTCTTACGCTATGCAGGACTTCAGTTATGTTTGGACGGTTTTCGTAATACTTAGTCGTTGCTGCTCTAATGCCCGCTGAGGTTTGAGAGGAAACTTTTAAAGCCTGGTTTGTTATTTTACCTAAGTCATGACCTACTTCTCCAAGAATATCATCTAAGTCAGTGAATCGCTGAGCTGCTTTTGTCTTAAAGGAACTAACCCCAGACGACCTTGCAACGTCTCCCATTGATTGCCTGAAGTTATGAAGAGATGATCTTGCATTGCCTGCTGCTGCCCCAGCTAACTCAAATGGCAGGATCATAGTAGCTAAAGCTATTGATGATTCTTTAATAAAATCTGTAACAACATCTACTGGATTGTACCAATTAACCTTAGGCTTATCTTCTCTTCCTCCAAAAATTGGATCCACTAAGGCTTTTTGTCCAACATACAATGCTGGCAGTTCGTATGGCATTCGTCTTGCGGACGCAACCATTCTGGTCTGAATGGAGTCTCTACGCGCCCAGATTGCTGCTGGCTCATTTTCAATGCCTTTGCCCGCCTGATTGAGTTCTGCGGTAGTGAAATAATCACCCTTATCAGTCAACTTTGTTTGACCTGCGGTTAACCTGCCATTGCTTTCAAAAACTAGATTACTATATGGGTCTAGCTGATCTGGATCCGCTCCGTCTATGGCTCTATTGACGCCACCTAGTTGGTCCATCTCTTTTCTGAGGCCAGTAAGACTTTTTACTGTCCTTGAAGAGAAACCTTCTGGATTAATGGAAGCCTGATCCTGAAGGGTTTTAGCTAGCTTCAGTCCACCTTCTCTAGTGATCTTACTAAGGACAAACATGGCGCCTAAAGTGGCTGCGCTCGTTGCAAAGAACCTTAGTACTGGATGGCCATTTAAGGCCTTGCTTACAAAGCCAGAGTTAGGAGCGTCACCTCGCTCCTCATCATTCATTGTCGGTAGGTCTCTAGACGTTACATTATAACCTAAGTTTTGTATGGGTCCTGGATCTCTTACCACGTTTTTTCCTTAGTTCAGCCTGAACCCCACAGCTTTTGAGCAATGGGGTCTTGATAAGCTGCTTCTCCTTCTTTCTTAGAAAGATTATGACGAGCAGCTGAAACTTTTTGTTTTTGCACTTCTTCTTCAGGATCAATTAATTGAAGCGTTAAATTGGTTGCTTCCATGCCGTTCATGTTTTGCTTTATTTCAATTATTTTTTCTGAAAGAGCTACATTTTCAGCTAATTCAGAGAATGTCATATTCTCTAAATCATCTGGAGTATATGTAGATATAGTAGCGAGAACAAAGGCTTTCATTAAATTCTTAACTTCTGTAGCTTGATATCTTTTTTCTTCAAGAACGCTTTTAGCTAAGGATACGGTAAAGAAACCTGATATATCTAATATCTCTTGAGACAATGAAGAAACTGCCCCAGGAGGTATTGACATTAGGTCAAAATCTTCTGGATGGATAATAGCGTATGACAAGATTAAGTCTTCCATATCTGCGGAAGAAAAACCATCCAAACCTTGTAGGTATAATATTTTATTATATTCTTTAAAGGTTAGTTCTCTAAAAACTAAAGATTGACCTTTAACGTCAACGCTGTAGATATTTCCATATTTACTTTTTAAAGTAAATACTAACTCTGGATCTATCATATGTTACAGCTGTCTTACCTCTAGCGCCACGAAGCCTGAAGCCTCTAGTACCTCTTGAGCAATCAGGGATGGAAGGCCAGCCATAAATCCAACAGCGTTGTTCTTATCAAACTTTGGATAAAGCATACACAGTTCAGATATGGTCTCTTCATTCCAGAGATTAGCTTCTGCTGTGGTTAATTGTCCTGCCTGAACTAACTGTTCCATTTTTTTAACAATCTGCTTATATTCAGCGCGATTCAAAACTCTCCACACGATATGCTTATCGTAGGTAATGGAAGTGACATAGATATCGCCGTACTGCTTTTTCCAGTCTTTGACTGTGCCAGCTAATGGCCCACCATTCCAGATTGCTTCTTCGTCCGGAACATCTTCTATATCTTGATAATCAACATTTACTTCTGGATCTTCTGTGTCTTCTAAGCCGGTAGAATATCCCGATAAAAGGTCACTTGCCTTTGGGTCATCCGATAACTCTAAGTCTACAGTAGTAGTTTCAAAGTCTTCTCCAGATTCAATATCTAAATTTTTAATAACAACTTTTCTCTTGGAATCCATAATTACTCTCTTTCATTTCAATTAATTCATTATATCATATAATACTTATTTGAGCAAGCGCTTTAAGAGGTTAAAAACTGAGTCGTATTCCTTATTGACTCCTACCCTCTCTGTAAATTGCCCACTGTAGATGTCGTTGTTGCCGCAGCTGCAGCTGCTTCTGCTGTTGCAGAAAGGTTAGAGGCTACGCCAGACTTAATGAACGAAAGGTCACCTTCAGTGAAATAGTGATCTCTTGCCATGAATTGGTAGCTTTCGCCAATAGGTTGACCACCCGGCCCGTATGCTATTGACATATTTGTCAAATTTATTTCCTGTATCACTATTTTCATGGGATTGACAATTCCATCTGACTTGATAGTTCTTTGGTTGACGTCAGAAATCATCATTCTGTCTATATTGTCGGAAATATTAATATCTTCAGATTGATATAAATTTAATGGAGACAATGCTACTTCTTCCAACCCATATACTATAATTAAATTAAATGGTGGATGAGCGCTAAAAATATTTCTATTGGAATTTTCTATATTCTTAGCGAAGGGATCATCTGTTATTCTGTCAAGCTGACCTCTAGCCCAATACTTCTCTACTAACTTTTCTTCTTCTTCTGTTTCAAAACTAGATCTTAAATCAGATATCGTTCCATTAGTTGAACGGTTTTTTCTTTCTGTGCGAGCCCTAACAGCGGCTGCTTTTTCTAAAAGCTCTGTCATTCGTCTCGGATACTTAGAAAACATTGTCATTTCTCCGGTAATAATTCTAGTACCGTACATCATGGCATCATAGTTATAGGACCAGAATCCATATAGCGGCTGCTTTTCTTGTCTTACGTTAAAGGCAAAGCTGGCAATATCTAGTTCATCTTCAGGAGAGAATAATCCGTCTATATATATTCGGATATCTTCTCCGCTGAAATAATAATCATAATAATTACTAAAGCGTAGATCGTCCTTTTTACCACCGCTCCACAAGGAGTCTATTGTTTCATGGAGAGGATCGTACTCTCTCATGTTATTTGTGTTTCTAATTGTCATGCTGGAGGCTTCACCTGAGTTGTATTATTTTCGTTCTTTTTAGGATTATATTTCTTTTCATAGTATTCTTCTTCATTCAAGGAAGCTAGCTCTTCCACTATAAGATCGCCAAATATATTTGAACCAATATTTAAATCTCTTGATTTCATTGCCTGTGTATATGTCGGATCAGTGGGCACTAAACTATCATTCGGCATCTTGATAAGTGGCTGGATTCCTCTTGCCATATATGTATATGTCTGCTCTGTTATCAAGTCATCTATGGATAATGTTTGACCTTCGTCAACTATAGTAACTCCAAAAATTTTCATCTTAGCCCCAATTCCATATTCATTAAAAAATGTAATGACAATATCAAATGGTGGCAACATATCTGCAAGCGGAGCAAAAAAGCCTTGCTTCCTGGCTAGGTATTCTCTAAACTGCTTTATTCTGTAGAAAGCATACTCATTAAAAACGGTAAATATTAAACTTCCAGCAATAGTTCTTCCACCCTTAACAAAACCCCTGACATTTACATGGCCCAATGTTCTTATGGGGGAGTTCTCTCTGTGTATCGAGTATGAAATTGTTTGAAGTTCTCCAAGCGTTATTATGTCGCCCTGTGCTTCAACGTTGCCTGTTTTACCTATCACTGGAACTATCATAGTCGCTACTGCGTCTGCTCCAGAGAAGGACATATTTGACATGTATTTATCAAAGTCGAATAAGTCAGTACCAGCGTTTTCTTTATTCTCTTCTTTTTTTGTCAACTTAAAAGGGAATGTTTGCCCTCGTGTCATATGTTTCTCCTAAAAATAAAAAGGTGCATGGAAGAAGCCTCCCATGCACCTTTCACATAAAATTACACTCTATCAGGGTCTGATAATTGTGGTGTTCAATCCTTCAGGCGGAATGCCTACCAGATTAGTCGGATCGACAAGAGTATCATTTCTGATGACATACATGGGACCAAGCTCACGAGCTACATAGGTCATTGTTTCTTCAATAACGATATCGTCCATTGATGCGCCCGAACCTTCGTTCAAAAGTTCGCAACCATAGATTGATCTTACTGCAGCTTGACCGTATTCGTTAGCAAAAGTCACGGTAATGTCAAATGGCGGAATCTGATCAGCGTAGTAAGGAACTTTTCTTACGACGCCAGTCTTCTGCTCGTTGACATCAGCAATACCTCGTCTGTGACCATTGTCGCCAGGTAATGTATTGTGGCTTCTTGTGTAGAAGTCCATGGGTCTGTTTTGTGTATAGTTTTGTTCCAACATCTTATAAAGCGCGGGACGATCAAACACTGTAAAGATTAAAGAGCCAGCTATTCCTCTTTTGCCTCTTGAGAAAGAGCGAGGATTAGGTGAACCCATAGTATAGATTGGAGCCTTTTCTCTAGTGACAGAGAACGTAATGCCTGATAAGGCACCGATCTCTACTCCACCAAATGTGGCTACAATGTCCGCTCCTGAGAACGTGGTGTAAGTATTGAGATACTTATTAACTGATGTATATTCTTCTGCTGCCATTTAAGTTACCCTCCTAGTCGGTAAATTTATAGACTAATGGCCACTCTGACTTCGATCTCTTTGAGTTCGAAGGCAGGTGTTAAAATAAGGTCTACAACCGCCTTGTTTTCGTTCGGGATATAAGAGACCGTGAAGTCACTACCGAGCAAGGCTCCTACTATTTGCATACCTCTCAAGCCAGAAGTAATTGCTGTTTCCATCGAATTTCTTGTTTGAATATTTGATGGCTCACCAACGAATCTCTGGCAGGCTTGTCTAACAACTGAAGTAGCATCGTTGATGATTCTCTTGGTTGATAGTCGAGTGTAATCTGATGTGGACCATGCAAAGGTTAGTCCATCTCCGAATACTGGGATCTTGTTAAAGTTAATAACAACAGTGTTAATACCCTTAGCTGATAAAGCTGTTTGCTGTGTTCTCGTAGGCGAGTATCTTACTGATTCAACATTATAAACAGCCTTGTTAACGATTGAGCTGTACGAAGGCAATATGCTCATTGTAGCAGCGAGGTGTGCTGCGCCGTTTGCATAGCCAAAGTCAGTTGTTCCAGAAACGTAATTAACTGGCTTGATTTCTGCAGCAACGACGACTACATACGGTCCAGTCTCCTTCAACAGGTCGCTGGCGTCTCTGTCGGGAAGATTGGTAAGAGCCAAATGCGTGTTTGTGTTTCCTGGAGTCATCGTTTCCGAAGCTCCATTGTAAGACTTGACGCCCATAACTGCTATGCAAGGATTAATATTTTCCGAAATATCTTTAACTTTTACCGAAACCTTATATGCCCAGTTATAGTCTACAGTAGCAGAGTTATCTGCGTAGAAGGCACGGGTTGAGTCATCGGGTGAATCCGGCGTTGCTGCCCATTCGCTAGGGCGACCACCACGACCCCAAGGGACAATAATGTCTGGGATGCATGATTCTGCTGCAATAAAAATATCATTAAAAATGTCTACTCCGCCACTGGTGACGGCACCGGTAGCTGGGACAAATGTGGTATTGCTTGGCAACGGGACGATATAAATTCTTCCCGCTCCACCAATAATAAGCTCAAGAAACGCTCTGTGTGCATCTGAGCCATTACCAAAAGCTGTGATAACGTCTGCTTCATTGGAGGCCCGGACAACATCAAGATCTGATATTCCACCAGTTCCACTAGCTGTACTCCGCTTTGCTATTGCAACAATTCTAGGACCAGCTGGCGTGTCCTGACGTGAGACGCTATAAAAGCGATCTCTGATTAAAGTTCTTACTCCAGGTATAGCCATTTTATTTTTTATCCTCCAAATTTCAAAACTCTATTTGAATCTTTCTTTATAGTAACACATAACTTATAAAAACAACTACAAACTTAATTTTGGCAGAGATTAATATATACCATATTAGATATTGGGTGTTGCACCCTGGAAAAGGTCTATTATATTCACTTCTGTTCCAGCGTAGTTTGGTGTTGCTAGTTGATTCCTAATAAGATCTTTTTCATAGGCCATCCATGTTCTTGCGTCAACGACAATTTTTTCAATTCTATTATTAGCTATTGCAAACGTTTTTTCAGTAGTTAACATATATGTGACGGTTCTTTTGTGTATATCCTTGCCGTCTCTGTTTATTTCTGAATCTGATAATCTTCTAGAATATACTAATTCAGATGCGCCTGCGGCTTTAAAAATTGAAGTATATTCCAGCATAAAGTCTTCAAAAGCTTCCATGACCTGATCACATAAAACCGCTGCGTCAAGATCATCTCTGGTTGTCGTACTATTTGCCCCTTGGAAAGTTCCGACCTTACTCATGACCGTAAAACCTACGACGTTTTGGAATTTCTGACCATAGATTGTTACCGAATTAGAAAGTACATTTTGACGCATTCTTGGCTTTGGCTCTGTGGTGTGGGATTTTCTTAGCTCTAAATGATAACCAATTATTGCTGGAAAGTCATCTAGTCCAACACTCGTAGAAGACGGGGCTGATGAAAGATCTCTTGTGGAGTTTTCAATACCTCCAGAGTCACTATACGTGACGGATGATTCTCTATTTATACTTAATGGCAGTATTGGTATTGTTGGATAGCTTTCTTCCCATATTTTTTTAACTAAACTAACAAACTCTAGGTAATTTAGATTTCCAGTGTATACCTCTTCGATTCCATCGCTATCTAACCTGCGATAGCCAGGAGCCTGTAGAGCCGGTAAACCGTATCTTGCATTTTCAGAAAAGTGAGGAAAATCTCTATTTAAATAACTCATATTATGCTCCTGGTCCAGCTGCTAGTGAAAAGTCTATTCTTTTTAGCCCAAAGGATGAAAGCAATTCGACCTCAAAAATAAAAACACCTCTTTGTGTTTCTGATATCTGAACGTTAAATGAGAAGTCATTTATGACTGAATTTCTTTTAAGTAGCTGTAAAAATTCTCTAGTTTCAGAAACTATTTGATCAAAAGCCATAATATCGAAATGTGATAATGCTATTCCTTTTATTTCGCTAACGACTAAAGAGACTAATCTCATTTGCGCTAGTTTCGTAAAGGTTGAATACTGATTGGCCATCGTGTATTCGTTAGTCAAATACACCTCAAAAGGTACTGCTCTTCTCGTTTTCTTGCCACGATATAATGTATTAATTCCAATATTTTCTAATCTCTGGTATTCTGCCTGAGTAAGATCGTTACCAAATAAAGACATGGCGCCTGGAACTCGACTTCTAATCAAAGCCTTATTGAGCGGAGAATCTGATACCATTCCAGCTACCGCCGCTGCAGCGCCAGAGACATAGCTTAGCTTTATCTGAGGATGCTGGAAAACCATTTCTCCATAGACTGGCACTATGTATCTGCCTTTATCTGAGGATATTTGACCTGTAGCCTGATTGTATACAGTAAATTTATCAGTAAATATAGGATTCTGCTCAAGTATATCTATGTCTGATGACTTTATTCCATTAGTTTTAGATCCTATAATTCCTATCTGTACATTTCCTGTACTATTGTGGAAATCTGAACAATAATTTGCTAGCTGCGTAACAAAGTCTACTGAACCCGTTTCGATAATAGATGTTTCCAGTGGGACTATTATATCTACAAAATCCAAATCTATTATATCTTCATAGGTTTGTTCAAGTCTTTCATAATATTTTTCATAAAAAGTTTGAGAACTAGGAGTTGCTTGATCTCGATTAAATACTGTAGTAGATATGAATCTTCCCTCATAACTTTGAACATACTCTATCATTGGCGCAGATGCGCATATCATTATGTCTCTTGCCCCGCAGGAGTATGCGTCTAAAACTCCTCGCAAAAGTGGACTGTCAAGATCTGCTTGGAGCAAATCTACTGCCTGCTGTATGGAGTTAATTTTTACTGGATAGTTTAATTGCACACCATCAGCGTGCCCTATTAGTAGAATCGTGCTCGTATTATTTCTATTTAATTGCTGATATGTCGGCTTATAGTTTATAACGCTAGACTTAGGGGAGGTTATAGTTGCCGGAGATAATGTATTGGTAGATTGTTTTACCTGAAAAACTGAGCCTATATTAATGTCTCTTGCTGAACTGTTAGTTCTCGCTAAAACTGTGTAGTTATATTCATATAGGTTTTGAGGAACAGTATAATGGAATGTATATTCTCCATTGGAGATTTTTTCGATTCTATTGCCGGTAGCTTCTGGATCTTGATCTAAATAAAGATATGGACCATCAATTATTGGCCCCGCTCCGTTGTCGCCTCTAACGACATATACACTTATGTCTACTGGGGTAGCCAAACTCGTTGGATCATAAATTGTTCCATCAAAATCTGTAAACACAAATTTAAATTGGGCTGTCTGCCCCTTGGATAAAACTAACATTTTTACTTCTCTCTTGTGGCTCCGACAGTCCAATAGTTTATTTTGCCGAACCTACCTCTAACTGCAGTGACCGCAGCTATGCTGAACATCGTATAATTTTTACTTGATTTTAAAGAATAATTTTCATATATTCTATCCCCTTCTTTAGGGAAGATATTTTCTTCAAAATAGTATACTGCGTCGTAGTTGGTTAAAATTCCTTGTTGAGTTTCAGTAGAAGAATTTGCATTGGTTATACCAGACTGACCAACCTGACGTGTTGTTACTCTTTCAAAGTGATCAGAATGATTTCCATTTGATAGTATTCTTTGCACATAAACGTCGTGTCCCCATTGCCTAAGTATGCGATTAAAGGATTTCTTTGCATCAATCATAACTTCTGAGGCCTCTCTTCGGCATCGGGTCATCATTTATATTAGTTGTTCCATTTGGATCATACAATTCTCTGCCAGACGGATATACAATTTTATCACTTAATTTGCTGTCATACATAGACAGGCCTGGTAGATTTTTGGGCTGGAATCCTCTTGGGCCAACTTTTGCTGCTAGCATTTCTTTTCTTAGTGCGGCAGCTATCTGACACCATGTCGTGGCATTGTCTCTGGTTACTCTATTCCTTGGTATGGATTTATTGGTAATGCTTAAATCGCCAAGTGTTAAGGACATTTCGTCGTCACCACCTAGTCCATAGGTTCTCGAAAGCTCACAGGCTGTTGCAGCCTTTATGTATTCAAGAACTGTAAATGACAGATTCGATCCATCTTCTGCGTCTAAAAGATTATAAATAGCCTTTACTTCTGTTGAATAATTATAAATTATTTCACCTATCTCAAGAAGCGAGGCATCTGGGAAGTAAGCCAAAAGAGACTCAGGATCCAAATATAAAGGAGTAACATCTGGCGCAAAAGTTATGCTCTCGTCACTTTTTAATATAATGGTAGGCTGATATTCTTCTACTGTAGAACTAACATATAGTTTTTGTTCTACTACTACAGTATTAGAGTTAGCTAATAAGCCAGTAAATTTAACAGTATATGCGCCAGCTATAGTGGGAGTGTAATCGTAATAGAAAACTGAACTAGATACCTGGGTAGAGGTGCCTGAGTTTACGGTTACATTAGAGGAATCTTTTATTATTACTTGTGGATTTGATAAAGGGGATAATGCTACTTCGTTTCCATCTGCATCAATGTCTTTAAACTTTACAGTTATTCTAACTGTATCACTGACCACAACTCTATCTGTTGACATCTTTTACCTCTTAGTTTAAGCGTTAGACATAATAGTAACGTTAATTGTTCCAGCTGAGTTGTCCTCTAGAATAATACTTTCTGCACTGGAGATAGCATAGGCTTCATTCTTGTTTATCGACACTGCTATATATCCGGAGCTATGTATTTCTTCATTATTCAGAGTTGAAATAGCATAGGCGTCTGCATTTATCTTAGTTATCTCTGAGGATCCGTAACCATCAAACATTGCAAATGTCATGAAAGATGAGGTTTCTGTATTTTCTATTACTCCACTTGGAGTGATAATAGAATGACTATTGACAAAAACTAATGTGCTATTTACAGACGGTGGTGATATGACGATAACGCCTAATACTTTTAGGCCACCAAAATTAGTAGTTATTCCAAAGGACTCAGGAGAAACTACATATACGCCACTGTAATTGAAATGGGCTTGATTATAGGCTATATCTCCATTGTAGAGCATTTACATCCTTTTATTAGAATGTTCCACAATCAATGGAGAAACCACTTAATGTACTGCCATTTCCGTATAATGCGCCTGAGACTCCGATTCCACCAGTTACGACTAAAGTGCCAGTTGTGTAAGATGATGACGCGGTTGCTGCAGTAAATGTTGTAGCACCGTTTGAGGTTAAGGTAGTGAAAGCTCCTGTGCCTTTGGTTGTTGCGCCTATATTGGACGAATCAATTGTCTTATTTGTAAGACTTTCAGATCCAGCTAAAGTAGCAAGAGTTCCAGTTGTTGGAAGAGTTACGGACGTTGTTCCAGTTGAAGTGAAAGTTACCGCATTAGCACCCGACGTTGTTAGGTTACCGCCAAGGGTAATTGTCTTACCAGTGTTTGCAACACCAGTACCGCCGTATTGACCAGCGACAGCTGTACCATTCCAGGTACCAGCTGCAATAGTTCCTACAGTCGTAATGCTGTCATCACCAGAATAGGTTCCGCCAGCCACTGCAGCGAGCGTAGCATTGTACGCTTGAACATCAGAGCCAATAGCTAGGCCAAGAGCAGTTCTAGCTGCTCCAGCATCTGTAGCTCCAGTTCCACCATTGGCTATTGCTATAGCTGTACCATTCCAAACACCAGTTGCAATCGTTCCAACCGAAGTAAGGCTTGAGGCAGTGACTCCTGAGCCAAGAGTTGAGCCAGAAAGTACAGACGTTCCAGCAATTAACAATGACTTGCCCGTCAGAAGATTAAGATTTTCTGAAGACGTCCATGCGTCAGTTGCATCAACCCAGTTAAAAGTCTTGTCTGTATCACCCTTAAGAGTGATGCCACCACCATCGGCACCTGCGTCTGTCGGAGAAGCGCTTGAGCCAAGTTCAAGATTCTTATCGTCAACAGTTACGGTAGTTGAATTGATTGTAGTTGTTGTACCATTGACTGTTAAGTCGCCGGAAAGGACAAGGGAGGTACCGGTGGCAGCACCGATGTTTGGCGTTACAAGCGTTGGCGTGTTAGCAAATACAAGTGCTCCAGTACCAGTTTCATCCGATATAATTCCAGCAAGTTCTGCTGAGGAAGTTGCTGCAAAATCCGAAAGCTTATTATTAGTAAGTGCAACCGTACCTGTTGCATCTGGCAGAGTGATAGTGCGGTCTGCAGTTGGATCTGTGACTGCAAGAGTTGTTTCAAAGTCATTTGCAGTTGCACCTTCAAAAACCATGCTTCCACTATTGAGTGTAAGCCCTGCAAATGTTACACTTGCAGAGGTTGCTACATCTTGACCAATAGATAATGTGTGAGTTGTTCCCTCACCTGTTGTTGCTGCAGAAGAAGTAACGCCAGTTCCACCAGTTATTGTTGCCACATAACTTCCTGAGGTATTAGTTCCAAGCGCAATTTCTATAGTTGTAGAACTTGCTGCGGTTAAACGACCCTGGTCGTCAACTGTGAAGCTACCGACTGACGCAGCACCGCCGTATGAGCCAGCTGTTACTGCAGTGTTGTCAAGGTTTAAGGTAAGCGTGTCAGTTGCAGAGGCCACCGATGTTAGGCCTATGCCACCAACTATAGTGAAGGTATCCCCACCAGCAATTGTTAAATTGTCACCGTTGTCTGCATCTACTGTAAATGAAGTAGAAATAGAAGCTGTCCCTGCTGCAGTCAAACGGCCTTGAGGGTCAACTGTGAAAGTTGGGATTGCACTAGCTGAACCATATGAACCAGCAGTAACTGTTGTATTGTCAAGATTTAGGGTTATGGTATTTGTAGATGATGCTAATGATGAAAGCCCAATTCCACCAGATATAGTTACGGTTTCTGCGTCATCGATTGTTTGTGATGTTCCAGAATCGCCTGCTAAAGTAAAGTTATATGTAGCAGCAGTTACGGCAGAATCTACATAACCGGTTGTTGCGACTTTTGTGCTATTATCTCCTGCTGTTTGTGTTGTTGCAGTTGCAGAAGATCCTAAGGCTACTGTTCCAGAAAATGTTTTATTTCCAGAAATAGTTTGAGTACTAGTTAATGTAGTAAATGCGCCAGGGCCAGCAATAGCTATGGGAGTACCTGTTCCTCCAGCTCCTGAGGTTCCTTTTCCATAATAGAGTACGTCGTCTACTTCTGTAAAAGCTAATTCTGCGTTTTCTAAAGATCCTGGAGCTCCAGATATTCCTCCAACCGCTCTTCTTTTAATTCTGATTGTATTAGCCATGATTAAAAATTTCCTCCATCGGTAAGATTTTCTTCGGGGTGGTTCACCCAAGCTGAACCGTTGTAACGCAAAATATTACCTGAGTTCACTGTGGTAATAGTAACGTCAGTCAATCCATTTAAAACTGATTGAGTAGTAATTGCAGTTTCTGCAGATATTATTCTATCTTTTACTGTTAAATGACTGCCTGCTGGATTTAATCCAATAACCGTTTGTATGGCTTCAATGGCGTCATTTGCGTTAGCGTGTTGTTGATGGTGGGGTACTGTTGCTGAATTGAGTGGGTCAGACGATGTCGGATTGATCAACACGTCCAACGCTGCGGGATACTGGGTGCTCATTATTTTCCTTTACAATGAAAAAATTTTATATTGGTCGTTACTCCAATTAATCGTTACTGAAATAGGATCAGTGGTAGCTGATATTGGAAGCCCAGTAGCTGTATCTATATAGGCTAAAAGTCTTGACGTAGCTCTAACTCCAGTATCCTTGTATAAAACCAGGTAGGCAAAACCGCTATTTCCATAATTTTCCACTGTAATATTATCAGCGTCAAAAATACCAGAAGCTGTTGTTTTTCCGCTTAACAAACTAGTAGTTGCTGCGACTGAATCTTCACTAATGCTTGACAAGAATTCATGTGTACTTAAATTTACTGTATAAGTATTTTTTACTAATGCAATTTTTAAATTGTTGTCAGTTAGATCGAATACACCCTCCAATAAGCCTTCTTTACCCTTTGTGTATAGTGCATTTGCCATTACAGGCCCACCTCAGCCGATACGATTACTCTGTATTTATAGCCTGATTCAAAGTAATTTTTTCCATCAACATAGTAAACCGGAGTAGCATCGTCTGACGGGAAGTCAATGTATACATCTGGCTTCCATGAGTGCATGGAGACTTCTGATGATACATTTTCCCATCTTGAGGGAGTCTTTTGGATTTTCTTACGTTGAGCTTTAAAGTACTTTAATGTCAAAAAGTTTGATGCTGGACGAGAACTAAATACAACTGTTACTCTTCCATTGTTCTCATCATTATTTAAATAAAAGTCACCATTAGAAGGATTGGTTGATTCTATATAGAAATTAGGATTCTTTGCTAGTATCTGATATCCAGTTTCTATATCAGCTCTTACTGATTTATCCTCTATAAGCACTTCGTTGAGTACTGTTGCTTGGCTCTCTTGCAGAATTGAAGGAGTTGCCGAATTGGTTTGGCTGGTAAAGCTAACTTTTTCCTCAGCCACCGTTAGCCCAGATGAGTCAACTAAGTTAGTGACCCTAACAATATAGTCGGTATTAGAGCTTAATACTACATCCCAATATAAAGTTAAAGTTCTACTAATCTGATTATAATCAGTAATTGTATTTATTGTTCTAAATGGAGAAATTGTCTGAACAGGTGTAGCTGAATCTGTTTGTACAATAAAATTAGCATTTATTAATGATGCTATCTTGATTGTCCTGCCAAATTTAATATTTACTGTATTAACAGTAACTGTAGCACTATCTATCAAATATAAAGCCACTCAACACACTCCATAATTATAATCCTGAACTAATAGTAATAAATTAATTCAATAAAAAGCAAAGGGGCAGTAGATTTCTCTACCGCCCCCAGCTTTAGGGTAATTTGTAACTATAACGACCCTAAGGTTTTTTATCAGCTTAAGGCTACGTCGTTTGTAACTTGAACTTCGTAGTTACGGCTGAGTCTGACGTTCTTAGCAACTGTAATGCCCTCACCGTCGCCCAGCATTACGATGTCGTAACGCTCCTTCATCTTGAGTGCACGAAGATCGCGACTCGGATCGTCGAACTGATCAGTGCTCATATCGTCCTTGACGAGAAGAGTACCGACTTCATTACGGTCGATGAGGAAAAGGTCTGACTTAGCTGCTGTTCCGCCACTCTTAGCTGTGAAGCTAACAAAAGGCGAAACAAGAACATTCAAGCCCATCGGAGCCGTCGAGTTCAGTGCGCCTTCTGGCGACTGAGGACGATATCCCCAACTTGTACCTACAGAAGATGCTGCGCCACCAGCGTGGAAGATGGAATCCTTGAGGAAGACCGACCACATTAATGGGTGCAGAATGAAATCTGTTGGGATATGATTTTCAGCCATAAGGATAGCGGCCATGTCCACAATGTCATCCCAGGTAATTGTCAAGTTGGCTGCGCCATCAATATTGCGACCTGTTGTGTCATCATAACTACCACTATCGTTATCGAATGCAATTGTAGCTGCATCCTTGAAACGGCTAAGAGCAATCTGCTCTTTCAAACGAGCCATAGCACGGCCGGCTGCGCGAACATGTAAACCAACAATGTCCCAAAGTGAATCAGCGATGACTTCCTCCGTAAAGGATAGCTTAACGCCCTTCTTTGAAACTTTGCCTTCTACCTGCTTTGCGAAAGCGAGTGCTTGCTCTGGATACTCTTGTCCTTCTGGGATCTCTGCTGCTTGAATAGCGTTGACTGCGGGGAACTCCAAAGAGCGTCCCTTACCGAGACGAACAGTGGAAAGCAATGGAGTCACAAGTAGTTGTGGCTCTGCTGCTTCTTTAAGCGTACGCGAAAGAACTTTGGGGAAAAGTGCTGCTGCGTCTGGTGACGCAAAAGCTTCCTTAATTGTTACTCTGTTGTCTGCATCTATGTACCCGTCCTCAGTCAATACTGCTTCCCAAGCTGGGAGACCCGAGAGGAGCTCTTGGATTGTCTTACTCATCGTAGGATTATTCCTCCTGTGTTAATGTTTCTTTTGTATTAATATTAATATTAGAGTGTCAGATTGACGCGGAAAGCACCAATGACATTGTGTACGTCCAGGTTGGCCCGGATACCTAACTTACCACTGTAGGTGCCTGCACGAGTAAGCTCGTAAACAGTCTTTAATGCACCCGGATCAGAGGGAAGTTGCATATAGCTGAGTAAGCCATCATCGAAGTTGGTAGCGAACTGCTCAACCTCAACAACTTTACCCACTTGCAACCATGGATAAGCACCAGCAGCAGTTGTTGATGCTGCAAATGCCACCGGACGACCCATGTGATCGGCTCGGATTAATGAACCAACTGTTACGTCGGCATTGACGCCTGTAACCATTGGGTACTCTACGTAACCATGTGTAATGAAGCCAGCGCCTTGCGAGGTGCCTTTGTCAAATGGTCTGTAAAGATCATATTGTGCGCAGCCAATCGGAACTGAATGGGCGCCCACAGAAACTGTATCAACTGAACCAGTAGTCGAGCTGGGGGTAGCGCCATCAAGCGGATCCCAACTGGGCATAACGTCGCCCCATGATTGGCTTGCAGCGGTTCCGTTAGCGGGAACGATGCGAGCATCGCCGTTTGCATCTGCTACTACTGAAAGAATGGTACCCTTGGTGACAACGATCTCAAAACGATCATCTTCACTATCATTGTACCATGTCGGAAGACCGGGATGGGGCAGTAAATAGGCTGCGGGAGCGATACCCTCAGAAACTACAAACCGGCCTGCACCAGTCTTACTATGAACCTTGCGGAACTTTGCTAAACTCATTTTTTATCTCCTTAAATATTAAAGTTTACGTCTACCCATAAGGGCATCTACTAGTACTTGTTCAAAAGATTCGTTAGGATCCGTAGAAGTCTTTGTATTTTCCTCTTTATCAAGAGTCAATACATTCTCTTCAGAACTAACTTCAGCTTCAGATGTTACTTGCGGCATTGTCATATAATCAGAAATGCGCTTGTTAGCCTTTGCTGGAGCCTTAGCCAGATCTCTCAAAGAGTCTGCTAATGAGGCAGCTGTGCGTGAAGCATGCTCGCCTATCAGGTTTTCTCTTTCATCTGCGGATTCGAAACCAAGACCAATCTTGGTGTCGACAACTCTTTCTACTAGAGTTCTATGCAATGCGCTTTTGAGCTTTGCATTTTCTTCTTCAAGAGACTTGATAGATGCCTTCAAGAGGTCAATATCTTGCTCAACGCCCTCTTTGTTGTCGCTGAGATTATTTTCCTCTTCAGCGGTCTCTTGATCCTCATTGTCCTTAGACAATGACTCTTCCGGCTTTTCAGCATTTTCGGAATCAGCGTCTTGCACATCCGCCTTTTCTGAATCGTCAGATGAGTTCTTTTCTTCTTCTGAATCTGCGTCTGCATCTCCTTCGGAAACTTCTTTTTGCTCTTCTTCTGCAGAAGTGCTTTCTTCAGTCTTCTCTTCTTCTGAAGTCACTTTGACTTCTTCTGAAGCTTCGCCTATGGCGGAAGCTGATATATTGGAAAGATCTTCGCTTAAGCCTTCAGCTACAGCTAAAATGTCTTCACTCTTGTTAACATCTGTCATGTTACGAGTCTCCTCAGAATTATTGTTTTCAGAATCTTCATTAGATAGTAATGATTCTGTTTTATTTATATAACTTTCGCTTTCTTGAAAAGCTAAAGCTGTTAAAAAAGCGCCTTTTAGATGTAAATAAATTGGCTTAGATTCTTTTTTCTTCATATTTGAAAGAATAGATCTATTTTCTTCAATGGAAATAATATCTTCATTATCCATGTTAAGAACAAATGCTGCGCTTCTAGCTATCCAACCTTCTGAATCGGACAGTTCGGCTTTACCGTCAGTAGTCTTAAGTGATCTGACTCCAGACTTTTGATCTGCTGGCTGATTCACGAAAGAATATTCTTTAAAGCCTATATCTTGCATGTCTATGAATGCTAGCTTGCCCTTATAGACTTGGCCTCTTTTATACTTCGGGGCCTTGGGCCTTCCAGATGCATCTTCTACAGCGAGGTCGTCTCCTGTAATGCTACAGATTGCTTTTCCAGCTCTACCGCCGACTGAACCTGTTAGGTATCTTTTATCTAATACTTTTTGTGCAGCGACTGGATCTGTTATTGCAATTTGCAGTCTGACGAATGATGAGCCGTCGGCTTCTTTATCCATTCTAGCCGCCATAACTCTACCTATTGGCTCAGTATTTAAATCGTGATTTAAGATAATGGGCTTAGGGTAAGGGTCTACCCAAGATTGAAGGGCTTGTTCTAAAGCTTCAGCAGAATAATTATTGTAATTAGCCGTAAGGCCTTCATGAATAGCTGCGACTTCAATAATGAGTCCATGCCTTGAATTAAATGATTCTGAAAAATCTAGATCTGACTTAGAAAGGTCAGGAAGTTCTAGAGTAAAATTTTCAACAAAGTCAAATGACATTTGAATCCCCTGTTAGATAGTTATTTCTGTTTTATATAGTAAGTTTATTTTTATAACATTGAACAATTTTATATAAATATATCACACTTTAGCATAGCTGCTCATTAAGAGCTCTTGCCTATTGTCTCCATTAGCTAAGAATGATTGATACATTACTTCGGACATTATATGTGGTGCATATATATACGAGGCACTGTATAGTTTGAATCCAGCTTTTTTACATTCCAAAGACCAGCCGACATCTTCACCCTGTTCATGCAGTGTGTAATTAATATTATTATATACATCCTTAGACATCATCTTTGCAGCCATGATTACATCTGACTGAAAGTAATGTCCTAATTCGTACTTTTCTTTTCTGAATGCTTTAGCTGGAACATCTAATCTCCAGTCCATAACACTTGGATACATTGTTCCAAATGGAGTCATAAACATCAGAGGATTAACTGCGTCAGCTCCAGATTTAATGTGCGCTATTAATAATTCTATGGTATTTGTATTCGTCAGCAAGATGTCAGAATCAAGACTAAAATAATATTCTGGCTGTATTTTTCTAACGGATTCCAACAATGAATTTCGCAGAGATACCATATTTACATACTTTGACATACTCCATTGTCTGCCATTATTTTCGTGCTCAAAATGCGGAATATCTTCTCTAATCTTAATCTCAAAATAAGGTATTCTTTTATCGAATTTTTTCCAAGATTCAAGAGCCTGAATGGTCGCCGTATCATCTGGAGATACCTCAAATATAAAGCCTATATCATTAACCGGAATTGATTGCGATATTATGCTCTTAATCCAATGATGGAGAATCCAACTTCTCTTATACATTGGGCATCCTATAATGAGTTTCATTCGGAAATTACTTCTTCTTTTCTTCGATCATCGAAGAGTTTGCAGGCGCTTCATCTGGAGCGGTGCTTGTTGTTTTGCTTTTTTGAATAGAATCTTTTTGCTCTATAACAATCTCTTCCTGAGCGGAAGGAATGTCTTCTTCTGCGGAATCTTCTTCAATAAAACTTTCTAAGAAAGAAACTCTATCAACTAGTTGTTCGATAACTTCTACTAAAACCTGAAGTGCTAAACGAGTTTGCCCGTTATCTACGGCCTTAGTGAAACCTATTAGGCCATCATCAGTATTTAGATAGGTAGAAATTGTATCATTCTTTATTATTATCTTCTCTGACATCATCTATGCCTTTCTCATCATTAGTGTAAACGATAGTATACTCTGATTCTAGAGCATTTTCAACTAATGTGAGCCATGAATTATCAGATCTTCTAATATTTGGTGAAGTTTTTCTTCCTTGTTGATTTGCTGGTCGGATAGTATTGCCAGATCCTCTTTTGGTATTGGGAAGATTTCTTTGCCCTTTTGTGGCGGGCGTTTGCTTATCTCCATCCCGCTGAACATCTACGGCTTTTGTACCTGAGGTAATTTCAGCTTGATTCTTAGCCATTTCCATTTGGATCTTAGCTTGAATTGATGCGTAAAGATCTTCTTCGTCGTATTCTGGATCAAGGCCAAGTTCCAATCTAGCTTCCTTAAGGCCAATTATATTATTGGCATACTTTTGGATAACATGAGTTTCTTTCTTAACCTGAGTGTCTACGTCTATTTCGTTAAACTTGAAATAGCAACGATCTGATATACCAGACTCTATAGGATTAGATATGGGATCAAATCCGCCCTCCATTAAAATTTCGTTAAAGATATGAACTCTGACCATATCAGAAAACAGCTTTTGATATTGCTTTACCTTATCGTACAGGGCAGTATCTAAGCGATCTGTCACTGATCTATTTCCGCCATTCATCATCATTCCCAAATGGTGCGGAGCGACTCCTAGTCCAACTGCTACTCTTTCTTTGAAGTGTTGCAGATATGCCGTTGCGTCCAGTGCTGCGTTGTTTGCCCCGATGACATCTATTGAATGACGATAAGGAAGTATTAAGCCACCCTCTGCTCTAAGGTTTTCGATTTCTATGGCAGCCTTGTCTATTTCATCGGGCTCTGCTGGTTGGTCTGCGGTTCCTATTGTATATCTATACAGAGGGAATAGTTCTCTGTGAACTAAGTTTTGAATATCCTCTTCCATCTGTCTAAGTGCAACAACATCGTCAAGCACGGTCCCCATGAAGGGTGTCCCAAAAGCTCTACCAGTCTTCTTATCGGTGTGCATATGGATAACGCGGTCAGCTGACCAAACCGGATCACGCTCTGTTGGAGCGTACGTCAGAGGGTCCGAAGCCTGCTGATATGACCTAGGTCTATTGAACTTATCTCTCAATATTCTTACTTGTTCAGTGGGAATTAAATAGTATCCTACGACCGGAAGCTCCGCATTGACCCCTGATATTTCAGTGGGAAAGTACTCCGAAATATCTCCTCTAGCCTTGACTATGAAAACATTTCCATACTTGAAAAGGTGATCAGTAACCTCTATCAGGAAGTCTAGAAATGGGCGCTTCATTGCCATTTCCATAAAATCTATTCTTTGATAAAGATAAGAAACTGCTTCTGGATTTTCGCCAACAATGTTCCAGCTTTCTTTCCAGAAGAGTTCCTTATGCTTATTCAACGCCTGCTTGACGTAAGAGTCAGTATCTGCCGCCTGCATAATCCGATCAAAGTCATACGGAGAAGGCTCAAATGTAGCCCTATTGTTATAATAAAATGTATTACCCTGAAAGCCGAGTGCCAAGGCAGCGACTTTCATAGCTCTGCCTACTGATTTAATTTCATCAGGTTGCAATGCCTTAGCAATAACATTATTTTGTGATTTATCTCTTTGCCTAAAGGGCAAAAAATCAAAAGCTGCCATCTTCTTCTCCACTTTAAAAACTACTAGTAATAGTAGTTATAATGACTTTTTTATATCAGTTACTCAGATGGAGTCTGATTAACCTTATCAAAGGCGTTTTTTAAGATTAATGTCTTAACTGATTCCATCCAAAAGACTGTTTCAGCTTCATTAAAATCGCTCTTGTATTGAAGGTTTGCGTTTGAAATTTTGATTTCAATAACAAATTCTTTATTTTCTACGGGTTGACTTGCTTCACTTATTTCAATTATTTCTTCTGACATTTTATTTACCTCACTCAAAATCATCTGTTTTTGTTTTTGTTGTTTTTACTGTTTTTTGCTGTGCTGTCAATTGTTCAATCTGAGCGGTCAGCTGTTTAATTGTAGCTTCTTTGATTATAATTTCTGTCATCATTTGAGCCATTCTTTCATTAAAAGTTTGAACTAATATATTTACATCAATATCATTATTCATTTTTTTCTCCTTATGCGCACTTGCATTATATCATAATATCTAATTATATCATAACATCTGATTATTTTTCATTATCTTCAATATATCTTTGATTGCAGCAACACATACTGCAATCATAGCTGATTCTGACCAGTAGCTTGGAATCCATGATTCTAAATCTTTCATCTGTGCAATTTTATCCTCTTCAGTCATAGCGTCCGATGACACTGGTTCCCATACTGCTAGCTGAGCATCTACTTCAGCTACCTCTTCTGCGATAAATCCGTAATCAGTAACGAATTCTCGCAGACTAGCTTTCAAATCGTCATCATCAGGCATTCTATTCCATTTAAATGTAGATGGTTTTAATTTATCAATTATTGATAATGAGTTAGATATTTCATTAATATTATTTTTATATTTTCTTTTAGATGATGGATAGCCTAACCATGTATATCCGCTGTAATGAAGAAAAGATCTAACCGTTGTTGAATTACTGGTGAGCGGAGTCCTGGCTATCACGTATGGATCAGAGGTGAAAAAGATTGGAACCTCTCCCCCTGCTGCGACTCCAAATTGGTTGGCATCTACTTGATAAAATCCCGTATCATCATCACCCGCAAAGCCAATAGCGGGCGATGCCTGACTGCCACCATTTACCCTTATGGTTGAACCAACCATTATAATGTTATTGGAATTTAAAGCTGTGCCAGCTTTAAAGCCACTGGAATCTACCTCCCAATATATCACTCCATCATTGCCTCTAATCTTTCCGCTGTTTACCTGGATAATTGCGCTAGCAGATCCAAACGTTAAAGTTGAGTTTAACGTTGTTGCCCCACTGACGGTTAAGCCACCGCTAATTGTTGTTGTACTTCCAACGTTTAATGTACCAGCAATTGTAGTTGTGCTAGATGCTCCGCCTATGCCAATAGTTGTACCATTTACTGTTAAATTTCCAGAAACTGTTGTTGAGCTTGAAACGCTTAATGTACCAGTTACATAGGTTGTTCCAGCTAACACAGTTGTACCATTTACCCTAAGAAGCTCACTATGGGGAGCGAGACCAGCGTTAGTTCCGGAACCAATTGTAGTATTACCTGTTACACTTAATGCACCAGAAATAGTTCCCGTACCTGTTGCTGTAAAGTTACCTGTATTTGTAATTTTAAATTTTGCGCTTGCAAAAGCTCTATTTCCGATCCAGAAATTACCATCGGTATCAACCTGCAGAGAATCGTTATCTGTACCATCTCCACCACCTATGTCCAATGCCCCCTTGAAAGTTCCAGCCGTCGCTTCTACTGTTCCTCTTACAGTTATGTTATTAAATTCTGCTTGACCATCACCTCTAATCAACCAGCCAGTTGAACCAGATTGATAATTAGAAGTTCTTATTACTGCCATATTAGCTGGAGGAGTATAAGAATATGCTGTTCCTGGTTGAGTTAATATTATTTCATGTGCGCCAATTGTTCCAGCAGTTATTTTTGCTGCCGTCAAAGAACCAATAAAATCTTCATCAATCAGTGGAGTATCGCCAGATGCAACTATAGATGTCCATCCGCTAATATTGCCAGCTGTATCAATTGTCCTTACTCTTCCATAATACTTAACGGGATTAGTTGTGGAAGAGGTACTTGTTGTTGTGCTGTTATCATCTACTGAAACGACAAAAACATTTGTTTGAACATATCCAGTTCTATGAGGTGTTTCACCAGAAATAACCTGGTATTGTGCACTAATTAATTGTACTTGATCTTCTTTATATAATTCATATTCATATTTTGCCGTATCTTCATCAATGCTGTCTGTGTATTGAAATAACACATTAAGGAAAGATGCTGCGAGTACAAGTCCTGTTGGAGCTTCTGGAATTGTTGAATCTGTTGGAGTTCTAAATCTTACTGAATCTGTGTAGCCTGACAAAACATTAATGTCATTATTTTTTGCGCGAACAGTAACAATATACTCTTTATTTGGTTTTAAGTTTTCTATATTTTTAGATATAATACTCATTATCTTATGCCACCTATCAGCGTAAATGTATTATTAGATTGATTAACTAGTTCATTTCCAATTTGTAAATATAGATTATAACTAAATGAGTAAGAAGTTATTTTAATATTATTTCCATTAGATAAAACATTTTTATCATATAATGTTTCTATTTCGACAAAATAATCTCTTTCTTCAAAATCTGTCTTTGCAAAAAGCTGTTGATTATCAGAGTAAGTTCTAGCAAATGAATCAATTGTTTGCCAATCTAAAGCTAAAGAATTATTCGTATTTACATTATCGGAAAGTGCCGTAAATTTAATTCTAAATTTTCCATAATTAGGACCCTTACCTCCGTATAATGTAAACTTTGGGCCAGTAAAATTCATATATAGCTTAGATGCTGGTTTTGTAGATAACCCATTATTCCAATCTGTCATTGGATTAATAAATGAAAAATTATATGATGAATCTGAATTTAGATCAACTAAATATTGATCAGTATTTACATTGGAATAAAATTCATAATATGGATTGGTATATAATATTGTCATAAGAATCCCTTAATCAAATCCTAAGATTCAGTTTCTTCTTCTTCAACTATGTCCCATTGACATGTTGTTTCGTTCAAAACCCATTCGTGTTCTTCGGGCTTAGGTGGGATGAAGGCATCCCGAGTTTCGTCGTAAGTGTATCCAATACCAGCGTAGTTAAATCTTACTGGTTCTTTACCTTGCGAGTGTTCTCCAGCAAAAGTATTGACAGATGTCTTAATCCAACGCCCACCAAGGTTGTCAATTAACCATTGATAGCCTTCGTCGGGTTCGTCATTATTACCTACTGTAATATTGATAACAATATTGTTTTCGTCTATTTGTGCCCAATGACTCATGTTAACCACCTTAAGAAAACTACTCCAGCCCTACCCTCAGATGCTGTGGCCCCACCGCTTCCGGTTCCTCCTCCACCAGAGCCTAAATTAGTGGATGTAGTTCCGGCCGTAGAGGCGCCTCCGCTTCCGCCTTGACCGACAGTAAATGTTGAGGCTATGGTTGGATTTAATGCTACTCCGCCCGCGCCACGAGTATTTAATGATGCGGCTTCACCACTGCCGCCAATTCCTGCACCTCCGCCACCAGCCCTAAAGATGCCACTGCCTGAAGCGCTGGCTCCAGCACCTCCCAAATAATGATTATTAGAAGAACCATTACCGCCACTAGCGCCCCAGGCCCCGGCCCCTCCTGGGGACCCACCACTAGGCCCTGAACTGCTGACTATGGTGGAACCTGAATAAACTATTGAAGTGGTACCACCACTACTGCCGCCGGTGCCAGCATAGGTAAAACCAGTATTACTACCAGAAACATATGTACCACGGCTTCCACCGCCACCAATAGTAATTACGTAATCACCCGTGCTGCTACTTGTTCGTGTTCCAGATGTGTAGTTTCCACCCGCTCCTCCTCCACCGCCACCACGGTTAGCGAGACCAGTGTTATTACCTGCGCCTCCACCTCCTGAACCACCACTCAAAGCAAAATATTCAATATCTTTAGCGCCAGTTGAAATTGTAAAAGTACCGTTAGCAGTAAAGTACACACCTGTATATCCAGCACCAGCATCATATGAAGTGCCACCTGAGGTCGTAAAAGGAATCGCTATTGACCAAGTAAATTCTTTAGTGACATTACCCGCGGTATTTTCTGCCCTAACAGTAAATGTATAGGAAAAAGAAGAGCCATTAACAGGTGTTGTATACGTCCCAGTAATTGCTCCAGTAGAAGAATTAATACTGAATCCACTAGGTAGTGATCCCGCACTAATGCTATACGTTACTGCAGAATAAGAGGCATTGCTTGATACTCCATCGGAATAAGCGGTGTTGTATGTTGGAGTTGCTAATGTTTCGTCATTCCATGTTGGAGGAGTATTTACGTTAAGGCTAAAACTTTTACTTATACTACCAACCGTATTAGTTGCCGTTATAGTGAAAGTGCTGGCATCAGCCGATAGTGGGGTTCCGGTTACTGCTCCAGTAGAAGAATTCAGAGAAAGTCCGCTTGGCAAAGATCCAGACGTAATAGAAAACGTTACACTAGGGTATCCTATAGCCGTTACTCCATCGGAATATATTAAAGATAAATTTGCATCCGCTAAAGTTTCATCAACCCATGTTGGAGCCCTATTAATTGCGCCAGAAAATGATTGTGTGACAGATCCAGTTTCATTAGCTGCCTGAATAGTGAAGGAGTATGCTCCATAATATGTTGGAGTGCCAGTAACCGCTACAGCACTTGCAGTAAAAGCCCTCACAGGACGCACGGAGTTCGTGCTCGGCTTGCTGTCCGGGTTCGGATTGGGTTCGTTGAAATGCTGGTACCATGCGGCTGCAGTCGAGCGCTCAGTAGAACTCCAATAGAGAACAACCGTCGAAAAACCTGCGTTCAAAGCAACTCTGTTGACATACATTTGGGTTAGTTCGTCTTTTGATGGCAAAAACCAGTCAGAATAACCACCATAAGTTAACTCACTACAATACACGGCAGCCGATGTTGCTGCCACATTTCCTGATTGAGCAACAATATCAATAGTGTTTTGCGCACCCGTACCTATTGCAGTACCATCAGCGCCAGAAACTAATGCTGACTGGTTCGCCCCAGTAGACCAAGTTCTTTGAACTTCAACGGCGACAGGTGCTACCTCAAAATATTTACCTGTGGAGTTCCCCACTGTAGAGGGAGTAATAAATATTTTTCCTCCACCAGGACCAGTATCACCAATACTAAATGTCGGACTTAAAGAAGTCGGACTTAAAGAAAGCCCCGTTGGTAAAGTTCCAGAACTAATTGTATATGTTGGACTTCCCGTAGCGACTACTTCATCCGAATAAGCTGTATTGTAAGTGAATGTTGCCAGTGTATTATCCGTCCATGCAGGCGTTACATATAGGTCATCGGTGAATAGCTGAGTAACATTCCCGGCTGCATTTTCAGCCTTGACAGTAAAGGAATATGATCCAGCTGTTGTTGAAGTTCCAGTAATTGCACCAGTCGAAGAATTTAGAGTTATTCCAGATGGAAGTGCTCCGGCAGAAATAGAATATGTCACTGCGGGATAACCTGAAGCTGCAACTGCGTCACTATAAGCCTGCCCGTAAATCATATTTGCAATTGCTGAATCAGTCCACGCTGGAGCTGTGTATATCGTTCCGCTAAAAGCTTTTTCAATATAGCCCCAAGAGTTTGTTGCGCGAATTATAAAACTATAAGATCCGGTAGAACCAGTATTTCCAGTTATAGCACCAGTTGACGAGTTGAGCGATAAGCCAGTTGGAAGAGAGCCAGAATAGATAGAGTAAACTATGGTTGCTGTACCTGCCGCTGAAACGCCATCACTATATGCTACGCCTTGGGTAATGGCGCCGAGTGCTTGATCAGACCAAGATGGCGGAGATTGTACTGTGCCGGTAAATGATTGAGTTATTGAACTAGATAAATTTTGTGCTTTAATCGTAAATGAATATGATCCACTAGATGTTGTCAAGCCGCTAAGTAGCCCAGTTGTTGCGTTCAATGTTATTCCACCTGGTAAGGCTCCAGAAGAAATAGAATAAGTTGGACTAGGAACTCCGTATGCCAAAATAGAATCTGAGTAAGATGAGTTATAATTTATATTTGCTAACGTATTATCAATCCATGATGTTATTTCATTTATTACTCCAGAAAAGCTGGCTTCATTATAATATTTTCCATCATCGGTTGTTGCTCGAATCGAGAAAGAATAGTTACCAGTTTCACTGACCGTACCAGTTATCCGTCCAGTAGATGAATTAATCGAAAGCCCTGCTGGTAAAGCTCCAGAAGAAACAGAATATATAGTTCCAACTGCGGAAATTAAATCATCATAAGTTCGGCCATATACAAATAAATCTAATTCGATTGATTTCCAAACCGGAGCTAGATTAACTTGATAATCATCTATTCCAGCATTATCTACTTCGTTTAATTTTCTTAAATTTGGCGTATTATAATAGACGGCGTATTGTCCAACTATTTCTTCTGCTGCCGTATGCAATTCATATGTTTTAAAATAAATATAGTCGCCTTCTATTACAGTTTGAACTGGATATGCATTGTCGCCCTTTTCATAAGTCACAATATATGATGCTTCATCTGTTTGATCTTCTAGAGAGGTATCTTTATATGTATTAATGTTGACATCTGATATATTAGCAAATATCCAAGTTCCAGAATTTATTGTATCCCTTGGCGTAAATCTACCTATAAACCTCTTGCAATAGGGGTATGAGTAGACAGTGTTGGGTGTAGCCAAGTTTAAATTTTCAGTAGATTTAAAATATTTAAACCAAGCCATGTCATGTTACTTCCGTATATATTATTTCATATTCATGATTATCTAAAATGTTATCATTAATTTCTATATTAACCACTGCATCGCATCTAGGTACACTATTTACGATATCAACATTAAATTGTGCAATAGATATTGATATAGGGGCGGTTACAGCTTCTTTCATTATATCAGAATTTCTTGCTGTTTCATAGTCTATATCAAGGGAAGAAATTTTAATAGATCCATCCGTGCCAGTATGCTTATGCTGATTAAGATCTACTCCATCTATAGTAACACCTTCAGCCACAAGAATATCCCCTATTATTCTCCCGCCATCCTTTAATAAGTACTGAGGATGGTGATCTTCCTCTAGATCTTGCAGTAGGCTATGGCTGGACTTTAAATCATCTTTTCTAGTGGGACTTATTACTATCTGCCTAAATAAAGAGGATGCCCAATCATCAGATACTGGTAGCAGAACATTTGGTTTTTGCACACCCTTAAAAGACATCTGCGCAATAAAGTTTGCATACTTTCTTTTTTCATGAATTAATCTCAATAGTGCATCCGTCTTACCTATTACGATATTGTGTCTATCAATAATATCGGCAACTACTGAAGTAAAATTACCCTTCATCAACACTGACGCTATCAGCAGTTCTTCAGCTAGAAATGGAATACTTTTTCCTACTGATGTAGTTTGATAATCTAATTCTAAGGGGTTTGAAATCTCCGAAGAAAATTTTAAAGCTGGATTAATATATCTTGTATAAAATATTTCAGAGTTATCATGTAGGTCCCTCTTGAGGGAGCTAAGGATATCTTCAATCTCAGAGTTTACAGCGTTTAGTTTAATCGCAAAAAAAGCTTGAAATTTAGAGGCTTGTTCTTTTGAGATTTGATCCAATTCGGTTCCGGGAATTTCTCCCGGCTTTGATATGATCGTCTTTGCAATCCTGCTCGTATAGTGCAGGGCCGTTTTCCCCCACGAGTCATAATGGACTGCGATTTTTTGCTGTAACTCATTTTCATAGGCGTCTCCAAAGTCTGTGCGTAGTGATATTTGTATTGATTTAACTTCATTTAATAAATAGTTTAAAACTTTTCTAAATTGAAAAAAATAAGAAAATGTTGAGTGAGCTATTGACTGTTCATATTCCTGTAAAAATTTACGGGAAATTGTTGAATTCATTCTTTCTGCAAAAGAAACTTCGTCGTAACAAATATAAAATGGAATAGATATTTTAATGTTTGATGGCTTACTAGACTCTGGAGGATAGGGTTGGATCGTCATAAATTCGTCGTCTTCAGATGATGGATCATCATTAATAATTTTTGGAAAGTCCTCTAGATAAGGGTCCTCTTTGGGATCGATTAAACCAAAGCTAATGTCTATGTTTTTATCTTCCTCTTTTGAGACCGTAGAATAAGAACTATTATTTATCTTTTTATTAAAAAATTCAATAGTTTCTGGAGATTCTATTCTTAAAGTTTTGTTTAATTCATTCCATAAATTTTGATGAGAAATTAATAAATCTGTACTTAAACTTGGATTTATAAAAACTTTTTTCATTAGATCTTCAATATCTTTTATCGTATCCATTATTACTTTTTCAGCCAAAGATATCTGTCTTCTTATGAAATCAAGTGGAATTGAATATGTTTCCATTACAGAACTATTGGAATTCTTTCCAATATTATTCATCATTTCTCTTGCATAAGCTTGATTGTCTGAAGTATTTACAAAAGATGAATCAGAAAATTTATAATCTCCATGAATTTCATTATTAACTTCTGTATACTGATTGCTATTATTTACCGACATTTTTTCCTAAAACATTTTTCTAGTTTTTTTGGAGCTAGTTGATCTTTTAAAGCTTCCAGTTGAATTCAAACCATTTGTTCTCCCAGTGATTACAAATTTTGGCTTTTCATCTTCCGAATCTGAATTATTTTGTTTGGGCATAAAAAACTCATTGGAAAAACTTTCTGTTCTGGTAGCGTAGTTACCCTGTGAAAATTCTCCATAGTTTTGCGTTATTGCCAATAGTGCCAACATCAATGCATCGTGTGCGTGATCCATTGCGGAACCAGCAGCTTCGAATACTGGCCGACCAGTTTGAGTTGTTCTAATAACAACATATGAAATTAGCTGCATATAGATTTCTTCATCTGACTCTGGAATAAGTATTCTTTCTTTTTCCAAGAACTGCCTAAGATTGTCAACCATAAAAGGTTTCATTTCTTTCTTAATCATTAACTTGGTATATGGATCTCTAACATCAATGCTTTCACCAAAGCTAATGCCCTTAACTTTATCCCTAAGACCAGAATATGGATTTTCTACTCCATGCTTCTTCAGTAGCTCCACTTGCACTTCTCCATATCCTCTGTCAACATAAATGTGCTTAGGATTAAATGCCCGATTTAATTCAATAATTCTATCTACAGCTTTTGTTAAGGTATATTCTGATCTGGGTATTTCTTCTCTATAACAGATTCTACTCTTGCCTCTAAATCTAGTATCTTCATAATTCTCTGCACATGTTTCTACTATGACTATATTTGTTCCCGCACCATACTTATCCCAGTCAACTCCAATTGTATGGAAAGATCTAGCTGAAGTAATTTCAGGAGTGTAATCCCATGATGGCGAAATGAAAGCTCTGTCAACAAACTTTCTGGGATAAACACCTTCAGAGTCTTCACCCCAGTCAGCTTCTATTTCATGACGATATCCACTTGGGGAATATTGTTCTCTAAATTCTTCTTCTTGTTCTTTAGAAAAATATGGATTGCAATAGCTGGGAAACCAAAACTCTGTAAATCTAGGAGATCTACACCATTCCCAAAAACGTTCTCTACGACCAGTAGGAGTAGAGGCGCCAATCATGACTTTATCAGGCTGATCTTCTGCCGTCTTCTGAAGCATGGCGTACAGTGCATCAAGGTCGTCTGCATGCATGTAATCCATTTCGTCAAGGACAATCAAGTGCGCTTCCTGACCACGAGCAACGTCGCTCTTTCCGCCTGACTTCATTCCTGAAGTAAAGAACCTGATTGTTGATCCATTAGAAAACTGAATCATAAACTGCGGACTTGTGACTTTTCTAGTAATTGAATTTGTGACTACTTCGTTCTTAGAAGCTATTCGTAATATTTCCTGATAGATAAGTTCTACTTGAGTTTTCATTGGCGCAATAACCAATGATCTTCCATCCTTATGCGTATAGCTATAGTGTAACAACATTATTGCTAAACTAAATGTTTTACCTAAGCGACGACCAGCTCTAAGAACTTTTCTTAATCCTGGATCTCTTAATATTAGTATTTGATATACTCTAAGTTCAGCTCCAAGGAATTGCTTAGCCCATACTACTGGATCTTTTGAAATATGCAATTGCCTTTGATGTTCGGTGCTAACGCCTGCTGCCAATAAATCAAGATCCATTTCGAATGGCTCATCAACAAGTAAAGCTAATTCTTTATTAGTTAACTTTCTTTCAATTACCGGAGTTCCGTCGCTCCATGAAATATGATTTAGCTTGTTTTCAAAAACCCATTCAATTCTATTTATTTGCTTTATGAGTTCGGGATCTTGATCTTTTATTATCTCAAATAAATCTTCTCTTGAAAGACCTTCTAGTGCTTCTCTGAATTTTTGCGTTTTATTAAAAATACCCATAATCACCCATAGTGCGCTGCCATCATTGCACCCTCTGTTCCAAGGGCGCTTCTTGCGTTAAGTCTGGAATTTTGAATTGCCTGGACTCCTCTAGCTCTAGAAGTTGCTGCCGCTTCTGTGTCCTTATATCCCATTCCAAAAGTAGGTTTAGCTATTGAACCTTGAAGAGACTTGTTTGCGTCTTTGGCTAAGTTTATACCACTTTTCACTACTTCGCCAGCCATTTGACCAATATCATATATAAAGGATGCTGCCGCTACTAGTTGAACGCCCGGAAGGAGCATGGCTGCACCTCTCATTGCTAACATTTTTCCAGCGCCAGCAGCTGCTAATTTCTTTGTAGCAACGGATCCGAGTGGCCTAAAAAACTGCTTGCCCTTGCCTCCAGTGCTTCTTAGGAAGTCTATAGCTCCGTCACTGCCCTTTATTAACTTGCCTCCAATTTCCAAACCATCATCACCAAATGCTTTTGCAAATGCATCCCCGAAAGCTTTTTCTGCGCTCCGAGCACCTTCCAATGCCCTGCCCCTTAACGCGCCTTTTCCAGTCAAACCACCAAAGCCTAACGAACCTCTGGCATACCCTGCCATATATCCGACACCAGCTGAGCCCATTGCCGAAGCATACATGTTTCCTCTCACTCCGACTTGTCCTGCCATAGCTCCGGGCGTTCCAGATACTGCACCAGAAAGTGCGGATTGAAATCCTGCTTGCGTAAAGCCAACTGCTCTAGCTTGTGCAAGTCTCTGCTGAGCAGTTAACATATGAGGGCCAGCGTATCGAGCATTCTGTCTTGCCATTTGAACTGCGTTAAAATTTGTATTATTCATTTTAGCTAACATACCTAGGGCATCATCTGCTTTAGCCAATTTTTTAGCTGCTCTTCTACTACCCTTAAGGGCTCTACTCTCTAAAAGGTCAACTCTTCTGCCTGCACTAATTCCTGATACCATTCCTGGACCAAAAGCTGTCTCTCCTTCTTTAAGTGTTATACCCATTCCTTCTAATGCTTTTTGGCCAAGTTTAGTTTTACCCAAAAAACCAGAAGCTCCAAATGGTGTGTATGCGTTCTCGGAAGGGTTTGCAAAAACGCTGAGAGAATGAAACCCAGTGAGATTTCTTGGCCTTAAGCTAACATTGTTTAATCTGGATGATCTAAGGAACGGAGTTTTTCTTGCGCTTCCCGTAGCAGCTCCAAGAGTTTGGTTTCTTTGTGCTCCACCAAGAAATTGTTTCGTAGCAGAACCATAACTATTTAGTGTGCCACCCTGTAGGGTTCTGAATTTAGCTGCTCTGCTGGCATCTATTTTTTGCCCTAGTCCTCTATACCCCGGAATTCTCTTGCCTAATTTGCCGGTACCTCGTTTTGATGCACTGTCCATGTATCCGCCACGCAATAGCGTGTTGGAGCCCCTCGTGGTACTAAGGCCTATTGACGCAGCTATTCCCGGAAATGTTTCCAATATGCGAGCATATAGCGGTGCCTCCATTTGATCTATAGGCATATCCCCCTCGAGCATATTATTAATATCCTCTTCTAGAGTTGTGCATTCCGAGAACAATATCTCCAGATGCGCTTAATTGACTTGCTGTTGAAGATGACGATGTATAGGGGGACTGTCTATAGAATTCTTGATTTCTATTAATATGCCCTCCTATGGTAGCTGCTGCAGGTAGGGCTACTCCCATTGAACCACCAATAGCACCACCAATGCCGGCACCAGCGATAGCGCCCATTGCACCCATTCCCATTGCCGCTATTCCTTTTCCAATATAGCCACCCTTTGGAATCTTACCAGCTAAACCTACCCCAGCCTTTGCCCCTAATGGACCTCCAAATATTCCTGCGCCGATACCTGCTCCGATGACTCCACCAGCCATAGCTTCCCCCGCGCCCATAGTTACCAAACCCGGATTTGCAGCCAATGCATCACCTGGAGCAGTTGCTCTCATCAATCCCCCAGCGAGTCCGCCAGTCATACTTCCTAGCAAAAATCTAGAATCTAAATCTCTTCCAGTAAAGTATTGGTCGGCATTTTCGTCCCCGAAAGCTGCTCCTAGTGCTGCGTCTTTGGTTGCCGGACCAACTCTTGACCCAAAGCCAAGAGCAAGAGCACCAACGCCTATGGCGCCCATTGCTGCCTTACTAGACATGATTGAAGCTGGAGCTCTGCCCAGTCTTTCCGCAGCACCTACTCCTACTCTTTTTCCAAAATTTAATATCCCCATTGTCACCCTCCGTATAGGTGATTGTATTTATTATTGCCCATTTGCGTATGGCCTATTTTTCTATTGTCAAGATTTCCTACTACTCCAGCTGTCACTAAAGGATCTCTTCTAACAGAGTTTAAAGATGTCACTGGAGAGTTAAAGCTATTAGGTCTATTCTGGCGAAAAGATTCAGTTGGCTGTTGATCTAGCGTCTCATCATATAAGTTTGTTTCTTGTTTTCTCTTACCTATATAGTAACCTCCAGCGAGTGCTGTTAAACCTAATGCTGCTATTCCTACTGGGCCCTTAAATTTATTATAATTTTCTACTGCTGTGGATAATCCTGTTTTCTTTCTTGAGGAACCTAAATTTGTTACAGCCCTTCTTAAAAGGTTTGGATCATTAGATAAGTCTGCTCCAACTTTTGAGGCGTCTGCAAGTGCTGATTCATTAGCACTTGCCAGCCTAGCACTAGCATTCGGCCCACCCGCATCAATTACCTTCTTATCGTATACGTGACCAAGAGTAACATTATCTCCTGCTGCGTCATCAATAATAGTTGCCTGCATAGTAGAGGCATGGGCAGCGTTATCGTTGGCGATGTCCATTCCATTCCTACTTAAACCTTCTATTATGTTATCAACGGCCATCTGTGATTCTTTTGTCTTGTCTCCAAAGCTAGCAATGCCCACCCCACGCTCTTCTATGGATGTTGTTATTTCTGCAATTGCCCTTTCCTTGTTTTCTGCTACTGTCAATCCCTTTTTGGGCTTATAGGCTTCATCAAATGCTGCCTTTTGAATTTCCATATCCCTAAGTGCTTCCTGAGAATGCACTTGCCCCATGCCGCTACTTAACTTATTTTTATAATTATCTGTTTCTATAAAGTCTTCATACAGATTTTCTGCAATGGTTCTAGCAGTTAGCTTCGATTCATCTCGGCCAGCTCTCCAGAAGACATTTATTGTCTTATACATTTCCCCATCATCGATTCTTTCTGCAACGCTGAAGGCGGTAGATACCTTACCCTGAGCAATCTGATCTCCAACCGTTAAAGGTGAAGTTTTGTCAATCGTTAAGCTTTTGAAATAATCATAATTTAGAAGAATTTTCTTAGCTTGTCCGCCATCTTGTCCAGTTAATCTAAATGTAGACTGCTTTGTATAAGTATGGATTCCAAATTGGGAAGTTACATCAGCTATTGCATCACTCGAGGCAAAGGCAAACTTTTTAGATATATCTTGACTCAAGTCGCCAAAGCCACCAATCATTGCTTTGTCATGTATTCCTCGAGATAATGAAGATGTGCCACTAGATAGTATGTTGCTAATGACAGTCTCTTTAACTCCTAGGAATCCATATTTATTTCCAGCAGCAAGTGATGACTGTGCGTGCGATACAAGTTGTGCTTCAACCTCAAGGGCACCACGTCTACCCATATTTAATCCTGAACTGAAGTTCTGTTTAGCTTCAAAAGATCCATTATTTCTCATGATATCTCTTATGTGCATTTTGTCTGGGGAGTCTGAAAAGTTCTTATATAAATTTCCAACATTTTCTACATATTTTTCAGAATCTATATCTGCCGCTGCGGTTTTCATCGCTCTGCTCATGATTTCCATTGCAGAGCTTTGCTCAAAACTAACACCAAGAGACATTATTAGTTTTTCCGCTGGATTATACGAAAGAGTTTTTCCACCAAAGTTAATTGATTCCGAATTAGATTCATCTAAAGCGCCCTTTATTAGTCCCCTTAGATGCTCTTTTGCATTTTGCTGTTGTAATATTATTCCTTCTTTTTCTGCTCCTGTAAATAATTTAAATGAACCTTTATCAAATTTTATGAATGCTTGTTCACTAAGTTGATTGGGAGTTAGGGTATTAATTAAGCCCTTATCAACAGCCTCTTGCCCCGTTATGATAGCCTTGACGCCCTTTAGTCCTTCATCTTCCTGAACAAAATTCAAAGCTGTATTTGTTAGGTGTCGTGGATCTGCAATATTTGTTACCGCAGTTGTAGCAGCAGATTTGAAAACTGTTCTTCTTGCCAGTTCCAGCAATTTAGCAGGTGCTTGAGCGGATGCGTTATTTGCATCACGAAAGTCTAATTTGCCTGTGTGCATATACTTTAAGATATGCTCCTGAAGCATTGTGTCAGTTTCGGCAATGTGTGATCCTCGGAATATATTTTCAAATATTTTAGGGGCGTGTTGCTCATCTGCCATTAAATCCAATAGGTTAGTATTCATGACAAAGTTTTCTACACCGGCGTATGTCGATTTGCCACCAGTTGCAACATCAGCCAAAGATTCTGTTGAAAAGAATTTTTTGATATATTCTTCTCCACGAACAACTGAATCTGTGTTTCCGGATATAACGTCTTGAGCTTTTCCAGTTATGTATGCTCTACCTAATTCTAGGGTATCCATTACAAACATGTTATTATTTTTTTTCTTGTCTATAAATTGACCCACTAAGCCTTGCAGTTCTTCGTCTGCTTGATAACCTTTCATTCCACTCATAGTTCTTAACATCTGTGTTATGTCGAAGTTAACATTGTGTCCTGTTACCTGATCAGCCTCAACTAGATCTTTAAGAACCCCTTTCATATTTTTAAGAAAACCTGCTTCATCGGTAACTATGTTGGAAAGTTTTTCTCCCTTAGATATAAAACCGCTTAATGTATCACTAAGGCCAGGACCGACTAATATTCCGCCTAATCTTGGGGAATCGTAACCGAAGGATGTACTGAGGGTTTTACCCATTTCATCTAAGCTAGTTTTGCTAGATAAGGATACGGATCTTACCTGCGAACCAGAACCAAGTCCAGTCGTTTCAACGTCAAAAGTTATTACCTTTTTTGCACTTCCGTCTGCGTTAGGAGTAAAATCTAATAACTTACTACCATTGGGATCTCTCATTTTTTGTATCTGGAAAAGATTTCTTTCAAGATCATCTGCGGACGCAATATTTGTTGATCCGAATCTAACGTCGGCAATGCTGCTGGACGTTGGGTCAATGTTAAATATCATCTTATTTAACATAACTTGAGCCGGATGCTCTAGTCCTTGATCGACTTCAAACATTGTAGGTATTCTGTATGGACTGGCTGATGGTAGCTGCTTTGTGGGCATTCCTGCGTTTGAGAATAAATCTTCTATTTTAAGAACTGAACCAGCAAATACGCTCTCAAGCTTTTTCCTTGAGTCTAAATTCAAAATACTTAAATCTATTGACCCGACTTTGCGCATCAAGTCAACATCTAATCCTTTGGCAAATGATTTTCTGACGTTTTTTATATCAGATAATTCTTCATAATATAGTTTTTCAAATTCCCTATATTTTGTCATAAAGGGTGATTTTTTCCAAGTGCCCTGCGCGTCCCTACCGCCGTACAGTTGCTCAGCAAACGTACTGTCAATTATTCTTTCGCCAATTCCCACATCTTTCGGTCTACCTGCGGCTAAATGAGTTGATCCAAATACATTCTTTCTAATACTTTCGATTAAATTAGAAAAATTTTTAAATGCGGGATTGACACTTTCGGGATCTATTGCCATTATTCTTTAATTTCTGAACTCGGTATTTCTATATAATCATCTTTGTCATAAATTCCAAGTTTTTGCTTTAAGAGCTTTTCTCTTTGATTCTCTAGTGATTGAACCTTGAACAATATGTCAGATATGGCTTGTGCGCTGTCGAGTTGAGTTTGGCCAACCTTGGCTTTAGCTTCTCTAGTTGCAAGTAATTGATTTCTTAAATCTTTTCTGCGTCGATGAAGTCTATCTTCAAGTTCTACAGCTAAGTGAAGTTCTTTTTTTAGAATTGGCATTCCGTCATTGTCAACGCCAATAATGTTCTCTTGAATGAAATGCTCTTTAGCTAGAAGTTTGGTCTTGCGAATATACTGAACTTCTTGATCTACTAGATCTCTAATCATAGAAACCTCTACAAGATTATCTGGGTGGACGTCTAGTTGTTCCATATACTCTGCTGTAAATTGTGAAACGATTGACATTTCTATTGGGCATGGCTTTCCCCGAGGAGCTAGGTTTTCCTTTAGCAGTGGGCAAGTATCAGCAAACGTACATTTAGATGCTTCGCAGTTCATGGGGATTGAAGAAAACATTGATGTCCTAGTTTTCTGTGGCCGGACTAAATCAACAGCCTTTTCTCTTTGTTCATCAGTCCATGTTTCAGGGAAAAATAAATCTGGTCTCAAAGACTCAAAATTATTTAAAAATTTACTTTTATCATTTTTTTCAATATTACCCATTTAAATCTATCCATTCAGTACTGTAAGAGCTATCGGAATAAAACTTTTGTATAGTTGCACTTTTACAATAGCTGCAATATCTATCTCTAATTAGGCAGTCGTTGCTAAAGTCAAAATACTCGCTAATTACTTCAGTTTTCTTGTCACATCTCGGACAGTTCATCTAAGGCTTTCATTAAGCTCTTTTGAATCTTCCCTGCTAGATCCGCATTTTGTGCAGCGTTGAAAAATATGCCAACTTCTCTAATTTCATCCGAAGTTAAGTATGAAGATAACTTGTATCTTGACCCCTTGCAAACCTCGCAATAAAAGTCTCTCTCTTCGGTGAAGCACATACATTTTTCAATAATATCAAAAAACTCTAATGAGTCTGCAAGTTCGAACCATTTGTTTTTAAAAAGCTTTTTTATTTGTTCTTTATATGCTCTTAGTTTTTGCTGATCATTGGATAAGAGTGTTCCCATATCTAGCGATTGCTTCATTAAATCATTTATACTTTTATACAGAAAATTTGCTAGCTGAAAATCTCCATTAACATCTGTAAATTTCTTCCAATCATTCATCATTCATCCTAACTCGTATCTTATTTAATATCTAGCGTTTGATTGCCTTCCGGGAGAAACTCCTTCTCCCCTTCTATTCATAGCGACACCTGCTGCGACACCAAGCCCAAGGCCGATTCCTATTTTCTTTCGTGGAGTCATGTTACCAAACATTGACATTAAGGGTTTTTTACCTTTTGGAAAGCTGTCTTCGGTAAGGTTTCCAGCAAAACGACTTAAGTCTATTCCGCTTCCGCTTCTTGGAACATTAGAAACAGCCCTGGCTGCGCCACCTGTGCGCCCCATGCCTACGCCAACAGTTCCTGGCCTTCCGCTTCTTACAGCTAGTCCTCTTCCCGTACTTGGCCCTGGCCCAAGGGCTCCTCTGACTGGCAATCTTGCTGGAGCTTTAGCGCCACTTCCTATTGCTCCTCTTATCGGACTGCTTCGCATGGTAGATTGCCTTGCAAGCATGGCTGCTGCGGTCTGTGATTCTGGGCCACTACCCATATTTGCCATATTTTGTAGAGCTGCGTAACGTCTTGGTGACATCGCCATATTTATACTCCCTATTCTATATTGATCTTTTTCTTTATTGGTTTTTGAAAATCAAAAGTAAAGTTATCATTGAGATAATCTATATAGAATATAGTACCTTTTGGAATATTGCTATTAACAATTGTTTTAGCAAGTGGCGTTTCTATGACGTCTCTTCTAACTTGAGAGATGCCTCTTGCGCCCTTTATGGTATCTACACCCTTCTCTATCAGGGCATTTATAACATTGTCAGTATATGCCATTGATAGCCCTCTTTTGGAAAGTTTTTCTGCTATAACTGACATTTCTATTTCTGCGATCTTTTCACAATCTCCTTGATTGAGGTGGTTGAATACAACTATTTTATCTAATCTATTGATAAATTCCGGCTTAAAGTACTTATTGATAGCTTCGTGAGTATTTTTCTCAACCATCGATCTCAGTGGTGTTTCTTTTGTGTCTCGCTTAAAAGTAATATTTTTAGTAAAACCTGTACCGGTAGCAATCATATGATCAACTGTTTTGTCATTTCCTAGGTTAGTTGTTAAAATTACTATTGTATTTCTAAAACTAATATGATCCCCTTTTGAGTCGGTAACTATGCCATCGTCAAATATTCTTAGAAAGGTGTTCCAAATGTCCTGATGAGCTTTTTCCACTTCATCGATTAGAACTACCGTATATGGATTCTTTTTTACCTGATTAGTTAGTTGCCCACCCTCGTCATGGCCAACGTATCCTGGAGGAGATCCTAACAGCTTGGCATTTTCGTGTTTATGTTGAAACTCTCCGCAGTCGATTCTAACCATCGGAGAGTCATCGCCAAAGAGGTATGTATGAAGTGTGTTTGCTAGGTGGGTTTTGCCAACACCAGAACTTCCGGCAAAAAGAAAAACACCTAAAGGACGGTTTGGATCATTTAGATCGGCTTGTGATCTAAAGAGTGCAGCATTTATTTCTTCAATTGCTTCATCCTGTCCAATAATATTATTTTTTAAATGATCTTCTAGTCCAAGAAATTTTTGTTTAGTAAGTTTTTTACTCTTTGGTAAGGGCTTTGTCTGTTTTGTTTGGGCTTGCTTTAAAAATTCTTTAACTCTTTTAATATCATTATCTACCTCAGAGTTGAAATCATTCTTAGTAGGATTCGTTGAATAGGCGATATTCAACCAGTAGTCTATATCCAAGCCAGGGTTGAGCATCACACAGCCCGCGTATACGGCCTCCAGGGCTCGCTCAGCGCCCTCTCTTGACATGGATGACAGCGCAGCCGCAACATCGGTATTTAGGTTGTAAACGACGTACTGAAGAATTCTCTTACGAAGGTCCTTCGCAGACTTATTCTTCTTGAGAAATTCTTCCACATCGGAAACCGCAAGAACTTTAAATTTAACACTAGTGCCGAGCTCAGGTACAAAGATTTGATATATATTCATAAAATGCCTTTCTGACGACACGTTCCCTTATATAGAATATTATAAGTATACGTTGCTATATAAGTATACAGGATATAGTTGCTATATAAGTATATAGTAAAGGGGGGAAGGGGGGAAGGGGGGATCATGGCTAGCTTATCACAGCGTGTCAACTTTTGTCAACGCGATTTTGGATTATAATCCTCGATGCTAGGATGTGGTTCGATGCAAGGGCCGGAAAATGCCCAATACTTAAGTAAGTCCATGGGTGTTTGAAATCTATTGCTTAATAGGTATAATGCTAAATGAAGTTCTTCATTTTTAGTTACTCGCTTGCTCATTAATACTCCTAGGTGTTATAATACTCTTAAAATATATAAACAATATTATATCACCCCTGGAAGGGATACGTAATGCTGCAGAAGTCCGACCTTATTGGCATTGTTGATCAGAATTTACAACTGCAACATCAAAAAATTCTAACTGCTTTAAATCGAGCAGAGTGCTCATCATCTCAATACGAAATCTTAAAAAAGAATCTCTTACTAGAGATGCGTCGTTTTGAGGCAGAAGCTGATATAATAATAAGTGACGCTGAGTGCAGAAGCACAGATGAACACACACAAGGAAAGCTTTTTGATGACTGAGGATTTAGAGCCCGCTGTAAAAAATGTTGAATTTGATAAATCAACTGGAGAAATACTTCCTTCCGCAAAGAAAGTTCTTAAGGAAGAGTCTAAGACACTTGAGATAGCAATAGCTCAACTTCAGAAGCAGTATGGTGCTGGCTCAGTTGTGCGACTTGGATCCACTAATATTAAACCATGGGACTCAATTTCAACTGGAGCACTCACGCTAGATAATGCTCTTGGAATTGGTGGTTTCCCGCGCGGGCGCGTAGTTGAAATCTACGGACCTGAATCATCAGGTAAGTCCACCATAGCTTTGGCCACAGTAGCCAAGGCTCAGCAAATGGGCATCACGTGCGCTTACATCGACGCAGAGCACGCACTTGATCCAGTATACATGCAGGCTGTAGGCATTGACCTAGACAATCTCTTGTTGGCACAGCCAGATTATGGCGAGCAAGGTTTTGATATTGCAGATAGACTTTTGCGCACTGGAGAAGTCGGATTAATTATTATTGACTCAGTTGCAGCACTTGTTCCTAAGGCAGAGCTTGATGGCGAAATGGAACAGGCTCACATGGGCTTGCAAGCACGCATGATGGCAAAAGCTATGCGTAAGATTACTGGACTCGCTGCTCAGCACAATACTCTTATTATATTCATTAACCAATTGCGAAACAAAATTGGAGTTATGTTTGGTAATCCTGAAACCACTCCTGGTGGATTTGCTCTCAAGTTTGCAGCGTCTGTTCGTATCGACGTCCGCAAGAAGGAAGACTTGAAGGATAAGATGGGCAATCCAATCGGAGTAAAGATTAAAGCTAAGGTTATCAAGAATAAGATGGCACCCCCAATGAAAATTGTAGAGTTTGATATTATCTATGCTCAGGGCATTGATGAGTTTGGTTGTATCTTTGATCTAGGGATAGACAAGGGTGTTCTCGCACAAAAGGGCGCATGGGTTTATTATAACAATGAAAACTTTGCGCAGGGCAGAGATAACGCTATTGAAAAGCTTAAGTCAAATCCTGAGATTGTCGCTGCAATCAAGAAGTAGTTATGGACTTCAATCCAACAATATGTGACGATTGTCAATATCCACCAAATTTCATCATCACACCTTTGCCTCGAAAAAATAACCGACAATTTTTTTCTGTGAAGTGCAGAGATTGTGGTGACTCATGGAACGAATCCCCTGATAGCGACATCAATAACTTTGATGAAGAAATATAACTTATATCTTAAATAACAAGTACTATTTCCATATGTGCTACTCAGGGTGGGTTTATGGATTTTGTTCGACGGATATTGAATCTTTTTAAAAAAGAGCAGATGGCTGGAACTAGTCAATTTACTTCCTTCATTCATGTTTCTGATGTTACTAGTTCTGAATTTGTCGTCACGGTTCACACAGATGAAACTGGGTATTTAATATTCTCTATCTTTAGCCCCGATGAGTGGGCCATGATTGTAGATGTCTGTGAATTGACTTCCCGCGATATTGAAGAGGTTGTCCGTGAGATTTCGGATGATGAAAACATTACCAGCGTAGCCATTGATCCCAGGGATATAGATTAATGGAGATGAACATTCCAGGTCACGATCAAGTGACCGATCCAATCATACTGGATAGAATCCGCGCACGGAGACAGGCCGACTTGGATCTTGCATTTAATTCAACGAATCCTGATTATCCTAATCGCAAAACAGCAAGTATGGGTTTAGATGAACTCAGAGCAGCAATTGTTCAGGCCAATGGTGGCGTTGTGCCCGATTCAGAAAGTAGTAGACCTCTAACTGCTGCGCAATCCTCATTCCTGGAGACAGGACGGCAAGAAAAACTTGCTAGAGATGCGCTAGCTCGAGCTGCAACCTCAGAGACAATGAAGAGTGTTGAAGAACACGGATACCTATATCACTATGCCCCAAGAGATGCCAGAGAAAGTATCCTAAAAGAAGGTATGCGCCCCTCTCAAGCAAGGACCGCCATAGGTGATATAAAGGGGCCAATGGCTCACCATGCAACTCATGTTCCAGAAAATTCTTTATACTTCTTTACTGATCCTAATTATGCGCCATCTGCTGAGATGCTTTTTGATGGTGATACACCAGACATGTATAGGATAAAAATTGAACCCGGAATGCTAGATAATATGGCTGTAGATCCTAGGGTGCCTATTGTAGGCGGTCGCGGTTCTGCAGTAATACTTCCCATAAAAGGTGATTCAATACTTGCTGAATTGTTTGCAGTGGATGTGGAGTTTGACTATGGTGCCGAGTCCGGAACAATTAAAGGTCGTACTTTTCTTTCAGATTCTCAAAGAGCAAGAGTTCAACCTGTCGTAAAAGCAGCTACCCATGGTGAAGCAGTAGACCCAAGATCAGTTGCTCCAGTTCAAAAAGCAAAGCCCCAAGCTGTATTGCCGGTGACTCAACAGGGTAAACCGGTAATGAACATTCCAGGTCACGGCCAAGTTATTGATCCGAAGACTGTTTCTTCTTCTGGTGCTGCAAAAACTCAGAGTACTTTAAAGGCTGGTAAACAAAAAACAAGATGGAAGCCCGTTTATGAAAACGGTAAGTTAATTGGCCATCAGCAAACTATAGATGGAGTCAAAAAAGCTTATCTTCCTTTTGACGCAGATGTGGCCTCTATGCCAAGATCCCCATCTTATGACGCAGCGTTTAACGTTGAATCAACTCCTGGAAAGTCAAAACTCAATATACACTTTCAGAATGTTGAAGGGCCTAATCAATTTAGGGTTAAAGCTGGTAGGACTGTAGAGTTTGGCGGAAAAACATATAAGGGTGGACAGTTTGTTCCAACTCAAGCAGGATTAGTGGATAGCATCATTGGAAGGGCCTCACAGGGAGCGAAACTATTTCCTTCAGAAAAATCTTTTCTTGAAGAAAACTACCCAGAAAACTTTTTGGATAACGAATTAAGAAAGCGAATGCCATCAGCTCCAAAAGGCGCTAAGCCTAGTGTGACTTTTCAAATTGGACAATCAATCAAACAAGATCAAGAAGAAGCTCGCAAAGCTGCTAGATTAGCTAAGGGAGAACAAAGGATTGCTGATCGTGCAAGAAACAGAGAAAGTGCTCAAGCTGTTGAATCAGCCGAGAATCTAGCTAAAGCAGAACGAAAAACAGCTGAAAGAGTTCAGGCTGTCATTAGTAGAGGTAGTTCTGAAGTGGGCGAAACAATTATTCCTTCTCGACTCGCACCTGCTGCTGAACAGGCTGAGGAAGTTGTTCGTAAGGCTCCTATCTCTAAAAGAACAATGGAAAAGATGATGTCTTCTAACATGCTTGCAGCAGGAGTTGCTGCGGGTGGTTTGGGGCTTCTTTATGCTTCAAACAAGATGAGAGGCGAAAGAGAAGTTGGGCGTTAATACTTAACGACATTTTTTTTTCAAACTCGCCCGTATAAAAACAAAAGAGACGCTTCCTGCCTGATGAGCAGAGAGCGTCTCTTTTTTCGTTTGGTTAACGATCAGTAGTCGTAACCCGATTCCCAACCTATTTCATCATAGGATTCATTTGAAGATGAAAAGGACATTTCGAACTCCGTTCCTTCGAGACTGGTATAGGCCATGCCACCGAAGGGGTTAACCCACTGGAAGCAGTCTGGACATCTCATGTTGGAACCAAGAAGTTCCTCAGCAACGATAAATTCTGATGCACAGTGTGGACACTCTATAAATGAATTCATTTTTTATCCTTTGATGTGTTAAGCATTAGCTGGTATGGGTTGATGTGACCCTTGGGGATCACGTCATTGACTATATCCATTGCGGGCGGGTTGATGCAACTCGTAGGTAGTTATTTTAGAAAAAAAATTTCTTACGGGCGATTCTGTATAGGAAAAAATTTTGGACTGAAATGGATGAAAGGTGTTGCGAGTTTTTCTAAATTCGAGGGGCAAACGTTTCTAATCTCGAGGGGGTATAAACGTATATAGAATCTATATAAGAGAAAATATAGAAAAAAATTATAGGGAAAATATATAACCTTATATAGGTTTAATATATGGTAAAAATTAAGGAAAATTTATGAGGGGGAGATAGTGAGTATATGTGTACTCTTTAGACTTTTAACATGCCCACCCGGGTATGGGGTCTATTCCTTTGAAAGGGGAACTATTATGTTGAAGAAAATTATCCGTTGGAGTCCTATTGTAACTGTTGTACTTGGCATCATGATGTGGTTAGGTTTGCACCTAGCTACTGATGGCAGTGGTGACATTGACAACTACTCATTTGTTAGCAATAGTTCTGCCTTTGCTATGAGTGACATACTGTCTATGTTTGGTCACTCAAGTAATGACCACTTATTTACTAACCTATTGGTATTGATACTCTATTGTACAATAGGGGAATTGCTATTAGGTAGTAAGAAGTTCCTGCTAGGGATAGTAGCTATTATGACTGCACAGGTAGTCATTCAGGAAGTCATCGGTGACTTCTATGGCATAGGTGCATCAGGGTGGCTAGCTGCTACTCCAGGACTCATGCTCTTGGGTGCAATACTCAAGGTGCGTCAGACAGGTGAGGGCGTTGGTTGTATGGGCTTCCCATACATGATCTACGTTCCCATGCTAGCTATGGTTGTATGGGATATCCAGCACCTGAACAGTGGTGATGGAACCGGCCATGATTCCCACTTGATAGGTCACGCAGTAGGAGGTGTCTTTGCAGTAGTTGCGGTAGTACTTAGTGTTATTACTGCAATTGCAGAAGTCAAGGAGTGGCTACGTCAAAGAGCTCACCGTAAGGCGTGGGCTGCGAGGCGTGCACTTATATCAGTATGACAAAGTTAGTTTCCCCTGGGGTCTTCGGATCCTGGGGGAAACTTCTTTTTTGAGGATAGGCCGCCGGTCTAACTCATTCTCTGAAAGGGGATTGTTATGTCAAACATGACATTTATTTTAGTTGGTAATGCCGTATTTGCTGTTTTGTGCACAATGGCTATATTGCCGTTGTTCTTCTATAACAAGAAGAAGTAAGTAGATAAAGGGTAGTGTCTTACCTTGCGCACTAGCAAAGACACACTATAGAAGAAGTTGTTTCCCCTGGGGCATTTGCCTTGGGGGAAACTTCTTTTTTGAGGATAGGTCATTGTCCTTTAGTAAGGTTCGCCATGGGCCAACGGATTCACTCGCGTTAAAGAGTAGACATGGAAGATGGTTTTACCATTCGTAATAATCACGTTCAGTACGTTAAGTTGAACAAAGGCATGTTTCTTGGAGGAAATCATGTTGCAATTCATTAAGAACAATAAGTACTTCGCACTAGTTCTCTTGTTGGTATTCACGCCAACGAGTAAATTAGTGTTCGGGCTATTCGGCATTGCTGCTGGATTCATCAACTGGGGTCTTTTGATCCTGGTTGGCATCGTTGTGTTGGGTGTTAAGCTCAACAACAAGTTTGACTTTAGTGGGTTTAACCCATTTAAGTCAGACGAAGAGGATGACGACCTCTAGTTAATTAGGTAGGATGATGACCCATCCTGCCTGAAAGAAGTTGTTTCCCCTGGGGCATTTGCCTTGGGGGAAACTTCTTTTTTGAGGATAGACCATTGTCCTTACTGGTAGCCAGAATGCAGGCATAAAACCAGTCCGGGTGACGCCGGTTCATCAGTCAACGTAATAATCACGTTCAGTACGTTAAGCTGAACAAAGGCATGTTTCTTGGAGGAATCATGTTGTCATTCATTAATAAGAAGGTCATCTTTGCGGTGGCAGTAGCAGTAGCAGTGTTGTTGGTATTGGAGCCAACAACCGATATCACAATGGCGGTATTGCGCTTGCCAAGTAAGGCTGCTTGGATGATCTTGGGCTTTGTGTTCAGTATCATCAACTGGCCAGTGCTTATTATGATGGTCATTGGTTTTGCCGTGGCTTTTGTAGTAAAGACCAGGTCAGTTGACTGGTCAGAGGTAAAGTCCTTCTTTAATAAAGAAGAGGCTTAATCAAGAGGGGTGATGGTCCACCTCTTTAATAGAGAAGAAGTTGTTTCCCCTGGGGTCTTCGGATCCTGGGGGAAACTTCTTTTTTGAGGATAGACCCATGGTCTTTCTCTAGGCTTAAGCCACAGCCTAGCCATCCCGGCGAAGTGGCAAAGGGGGTCGAGATGAAGCTCGACATCCAATGGTGGGCAACCACTCAAGACGCCATCGTGGGGTTAATTCCCCTCGACGGCAAAACCCTCGTGATCAAAAGCGATCATGATGGCAACTTCATTGGCTACAAGGCCGATGAAGTTACCCTTGAACACCTCGCAATTGCGGGCGAGACATTTCGCCTGTATGCGGTGTGCAGGAGGGGCAGAAGGGTTGAGGAGATTCGTCTCCTTAATCCTGTCCTTATGGACTTGTTGGGGATTGACCCTAACGAGATCATGAGGTCCACTACCTTTAGTTGAGGTGGTGGAGCAAAAAGGTTGTTTCCCCTGGGGTCTTCGGACTCTGGGGGAAACACCTTTTTTGATTATAGACCCCCGAACAACTGAAGGGGTTGGAAAGGTAATCATGAGCGAGCCATACGAGTGTTTAGACGGAGTGTGCCGGGACGTAGTGTCATGGACACCCATGGGTGTGCTTGCAGCCGTCGTCATAACGGCTATATCGGTACTTGCCATTGTTCGCGTCATTGAGCAAATCCGACGCAAGTAATTGGTAATTATTAGTAATTGAGTTGTTCCCCGGGGATTGGCAGAAATGCTGGTCCTCGGGGAAACTTCTTTTTTGAGTATAGGCCGTTGGTCTACTCTAATCCTGAAAGGGGATTGTTATGAGTATGTTTGCAAAATATTGTACCCTCTGTGTCAAGAGGGGACGCAAGAATCCACCTGCTCCAGTACATCGGAGTAAGGTCTGGGCATATTGCCATGACTGCTATGTAGAGCAGTTTCCAGCAATGGCCATCAAGCGGGGTTATATCGAAGCTCCGCCTAAGGCACCCCAACAGCCCAAGGAAAGGGTTATGGAAGTGTTTGTTCAGACTTCTCTCTTCGAGAAGGAGGAGAAGTTTAATATCCGCAAATTCGGTTGTGGATGTCAGGGTCTTCTGCCATAACGGTGGGAGATGCAAAGAGGCCTCAGATCCAGGGTAGCACCTGGGTCTGGGGTCTTTTTTATTATCAAAGTTTCTTTTTTGAGTATAGACCTCCGAACAACCGAAGAGGTCAGAAAGGTAATCATGAAAGTTTCAACCACCACCAATAACAGTCCAAAGGAGGACGCCATGAAGCAAGCAAGAACTACTGGCAAGATCTACGCGGGTTCAGGCTCACGTAGCCTAAAGCTAGATGCGGAAATGTTCACTCGGGTGTTTAATCGCCTAATTGAAATGATTCGCGAAACCAAGCCAGCCATGCTTATCACAGGTATGGCTGAAGGTTTTGACGAAGCTCTGGCATTGGCAGCCATGGCTACCCAAACGCCATTGAAGGCCATGATCCCCTATAAGGGCTATGGCAATCACTATTGGGGTAAGGCATCCATTACTGGTCAGAGCCGTTTAACTGAGTACAGGGACATCCTTACCTATGCCCAGTCTACGGGAGGAGTGGAGTACATCTGCTCAGATAAGAAAGGCCCTGACGGTCGTTGGGCTATGACTCATCGCAATGAAGCCATGGCTAATGCTTGCCATAAGGCTTGGGTCTACAACCCTACTACGGCCGGGACAAAGCAGTTCCATGACTATTGCGTGGCCAACCAAATTCCGCACTACATCATCAAATTCAACGATGGGGAAGGCCCTGGGGATACACCTCAGACGCCAACCCCAGAAGGTCCAAAGGAGGACAAAGCAATGAAGAAATACCTAGTTAAGTACACAGACGGCACTGAAGAGGTGATCGTCACGGACAAGGGAATCCTTGGATTAACCCAAGACCTCAAAGATGCAGGAAAGGGTTGTTCTATCAAAACCTATAAGGAGGAAGTTATGGAAATGACTCAGATCAAAACTGAGAAGCAAGTTACACCAGAGGCAGCTCTTATCAAGCGAGAACTGCTTAGCCCTGAAACTCAGGAGTGGTTACTCTCCGTCTTGGAGAACGAGATTGCTCCAATGCTGGTCAAGGACATCAGTTCTTATGCGCCTGGTCGTATGCGGACCTGGATGCCGTACGAAGCTCCCCTTGATACGTCCGCTAGCAAGAACAAGCCATTCGTGCCCGGAGTCCTGCACGATGAGCTCTGGCAGTTCATCGTTGACCTATGCCACAAGCATGGGATGAAAGCGCAAACCTGTCTCATCTCAAAGGGTGGGAACATCAAACCTCACCGAGACACCACTTATGCTGATGCCTGGGCCATGGGCATAAATCTGGGTGTCTGCAACTGGCACATCAGCTCTACCCGAGATGGAGCCAAGCCGGACTTCACCATGAACCTTAAAGGAGGGGAAGTGTTTGCATTTAATAGTAAGCACGTACATGCAGTGACAGACGCTGCATCAGACCGATGGGCAATCAATGTGTGGGCAATTGCTGACACAAAGGCAGCTCAGACCGCTCAAATTCATGAGCGAATCACTCAGATGCTTGAGGACAATCCTCGGGTAGCTGAATTCATCGACCATCACCAACCAGGTGCTGGCAAAACAGAAAGGGAGGAAGTCGTGGAGACACCTCAGATCAAGGCCGTAGACGCATCCATTCAAGAAGTCATTGAACCAAATAAGGAGCAGAAAGTTATGGACACACCTCAGATCAAAGGAGATATGAATATGTACAGCTGGATTGAACAGCCAGATATGACTACCCATACCGGTTGGGATAAGGACCGCAAACAGGTCGACGCAATGTTCGGAGAGCAAATCCGGACAGTGTTGACCAACAATCCAACGCCTAAGCAGCGTCAGGACATGGCAAACGCCACACTGGGCACTGGTGCAACGATCATTGATGCAGTCAAGGGACTGTGGATGATGCCTGTCAAGATGGGCGAATACATCTTCCCAATGCTTGAGCGTCTGGGCAATGCGGGAGTTAGGTTCACCCTAGAGGTGCACCCGCTCAAGTACGCAGCCCTCTGGTACGATGCCAGAACCGGATTCGAGACTCGCTTTGGGGACATCTGGTCCAACGGTGCAAACCTCAAATGGGTTGACGCAGCCCACCTCTACACCATTCGACTGGAGGGCATTCCGGTTGGAACTGAGTTCGACTGGACTCAAGTAGGTCTAGAAGTAAAGGATGCAAAGAAGATGGGTAAGCGCCTTGCAGAGCTCACTCGTCTTGTGCATAAAGATGCATGGACATGGTTTCAGCACAAGGCTGTAATCATCAAGCCCGAGGTTGGGGCACTGGATCCTGCGTTCGAGATCATCAAGCACGATGGCCTCAATGCCGTAAAGCGTTCTGCCCTACCTAAGGGTGTTCGCAAGTATGACCGAATCATGGGTCGTGTATTTTGCTCCATCGTTGTGGACGGAAAGACTGTCCCCGTACTCGTCAAGGGTGACTACTTGGTGGTCAATGATGACATGTGGATCCATGGACATGCTCATTTGGCTATCCACATGGAGAACGCTAAGACCGAGGTCACACTTGCTGCTGGCCAGAAAGATCTTGCTACCTGGTGGAATCATGAGCCTTTGCACGTGACCACATGGGATCAGCAAACTCTCATCAACTACCCCAACATTCTGACCGTTGAGGATATGGAAGCTGACTACCTCCATGAGATGAATGGAATTGACGAGGCACTTAAGCAGGGACGTCTCCCAGGTCAGACAGAAGTTGAGGACATAGAAGTCCATACCGATGCATTCGAGGTCGCACCTAAGGCTGACGAAATCGAAAAGCGTGAGTCTTTGGCAAAGTACGCCAAGGATGCAGGTTTCGATCCTCGGATGTTTGAGAACCTCATCGGTATGTCACTGATGGGCTTCGTAGATAGCAAGTCACGTGAACTCCGCTTTGATGGAAACATGAAAGGCTTCCATGGTAAGCACATGGTGACCATGCGTAACTCATTCCGTGCAGGGTGCGTTACTCGCGAATTCCTAGAAGCTTTTGTTGGTGACGGAGCTTTTGCAGGAGTTTCCACGCCTACCTCACACGCTTATTATGATGAGCGTTGGGGCATGGTTTGGAATGGTGATCACTTCGCACGTTCCTTTGAACTGCACGGCACTCATGATGGTGACGATGTTCACTTCGTGTTGCCGATCAAGGTTTGGTCGAAAGATCCGACTACGATTGCTGCGCTTAAGGCTGCGGGAGTTCTTCTTCCGGGAGTATCTATCCCTAGCGTAGAGGCAAAGGCCAAAATGCTTCTCATTGTCTTCCGCATCCCCAATGGTGCTGGAGAGTACTCCTTAATGGAGTTTGACTTTGCCACATGGCCTCAGACCATTGATTTCGACGAGTCTCTTGTCAAGACTCATGAGTTGAGCTTCCTCAGCGGTTGGGTCAAGCCTCAGTCAATGCTGATCCCGATCAATATGCCAGGACTTACCACTAGTCGTGTGTACAGCAAGACTGCTTATACCAAGGCAGATTTTGCCATGGACTTCAATGCACAGGTAGTCAATCCTGGCTTTGGTCAGTTGTGCAATGCTTTGGCTGCGTACAGTCACTTGACTCATGGGGATATCCCAACCTGCATGCCTGATAGCCTGGGCAACTGTG